CCTTAATCCGCTAAAAATTTATGCGAAACACTATATTATCTTTCTGCATTTGATCTAAAAAAAGCTTTTGATGATGAAGATTTTAACGAATCAATAAAACAAAACACTCATCCTGAAGGAAAGAACATTGTTGACCATAAACAACATATGAAAGATTTTCCTGCGCATGCTAATTACGTTAATTTTATTAAGCACCCAGAAAAACAAAATTCAAAATATTTTGATGAAGGCATTAGCCCTAAATTGGTACATACGCATACAGTACAATATCTTTCAAATAAAAAAACTAAAAAACTCTCTAGTCCAGAAACTTATATGGCAAAACCATATCATCCAGTTAATGACGAAACAGACATGACAGACTTTCCTTTGCATGGTTGGGCAACAATCGCAACTAAAAGTCTTTTTAATGCTGCCGGTATCGGTCATCTTTGTGAAGATGTCTCTGTCCATGAGCATGAAAATCATCCTTTTACTGTTCATAAATTTAAAAACAATGCTGACCCTATATTTGAAAGACAATATGAAATAGGTGAACATAATATTAATCCTTTACATATTCATCAAATTGGAGTTATGGATTATTTGACAAATAATTTAGATCGGCATTTAGGCAACCTTCTAATTTATAAAGAAAAAGGCAATACCGTACCTTTGGCAATTGATCATGAAAGAAGTTTTGCGTACAAAGATTCTTTGGAAGATGTGGACTATGATGAACCGGAAACTCCTTTTGGCTATTTAAAATCGCATGGGCTTAATGCTCTTTCTAATATTAGCCAAAATCAAATATCTTCACATAAGCCTTTAGTTGATTGGTGGAAAAAAAACGGAATGAAAATTCAAAAACAATTAGCTAATCAAGTATCTCATATTAAAGATCCGGCAATACGAAAACACGTTTATAATAATTTTATATCTAGATGGGAAAGAATGGATGAATGGGCAAATTTTATCGATAAAAACTATCTTTATAACGACGAATTTGCTCATGAACATTTTAATCCTGCTTTAATAAAACAATTTAAACAGCCAATTAATAAAGAAATTTTTTCATCATTACCTAAAAACCCAAGAGATGCGGTTTCTGCTGTTTTTGATGTAGCCAATCGAAAAGCTATGCTCTCTCCTAGAGAAAAAAAATATTTAACAAATCTTTTTGATGGATTAATAGATAAAATGTCTCCAAAAGAAATGGCAGATGTTTATAAAGCCGGAATGTCAAACCCAAATTGGGACCATCCAGGATTAACTTCTATTAACAACATGATATTTGATCATTTGGTTAAGCCAAAAGAATACAATAAAAATAAAAAAGCATATAAGCTAAATCATATAAAATCAATTGTTGATACTATTGATGAATCGCAAGGTGATCACACTGTTCATAAGCTTATAGGCAAAAAATTAGAAAAATTAATGGGAAAAGCTACTAGAAAGGCGGGATAATGTTTTTGTATATTGAAACGCATAATTTTAATAGGAAACAATTTAAAATCAACTCTTATGAGGATTTAGCTCCTTTATTTGCAATGTTTCCTAGAACAGAAAGAATTGCTTTAAGATCTAAAAACTTAAAAGATGCAGCTATTAAAATTTCTAAATATCTTTCTACAGGACATTCTCATTCTTGGGTAGAGTTTAATGACCTAGAAAAAGGACTTAAAGAAAAAGCTGCAGCAGTAGGATTTTCTTTAGCTACCATGCTAAGTCCAACTTTAACTCAAATTAACAAACCTGAATATACTCCATCAATTCCTACGCCTAAAGTAGAAACTAAAACTGCTTCTACAGATTTTGGGTCTCATCCTATGGATTCTTTTTTATGGACGACCATGCAAATCGAAAGTTCAGGCGGAAAAAATGTTAAACATAAGCCTGCTCCAGGCGGTGGGGCAAACAAAGGTCAAATTGCAATAGGAAAATGGGGATTAATGAAAAATACTATTGATGAAGTTGTCAATAGAATGAAAATTGCTGGAAAAATTACACCAGAATATGAAAAACTAAAAGCCATGAATAGAGATCAGGCAGAATCTTTTTTAAAAGAAAAGCCTCAAATGGAATTAGATTTGGCAAGACATTTAGCTGACCATATTGTTAGGCGGCAAAAAGGAGATTATCATAGGGCTGCATACGCATGGTTATATGGGCATAATCTTTACCCCAGCGATATCCCTGAAAATAAATTACATAATGAACCTTATGTAATTAAATATAAAAAATATAGCAAAAATAGCCCATTTAACATTCAATCAGGTAGAATGCCAGCTAGCGTAAAAAAGAATCAAGATTCTACAGAATTTAATTTTTCAACTAATTTTCAAAGTTGGTATAAAAAAAGAATTGATGAAAAAACAAAAGAGCCTATGAGAGATAGAAATTTTGTGCCTGATACAGGCAGAAAAAGAGATGAAGATTTAGATAAAATTAAATCAAATTCTCAAAAAACTTCCGAGGAGAAGCTTAAAGATAATATTAAAGTTGTCAATAAGCAGAAGTAAAAATGAAAATAGACAAAGATCAAATAGCAGAAACTTTTATTGCCGGTAAAACTAAAGACGGTAAAAATATTGTTTATGTAGCAACTCATGGTGGGCTACATGCCTTTTTTTGTAAAGATGAAAATGGCGATATTTCTGCTATAGGAGCTGCTCCACATAAATCTATTGCTAAATTTTTAGCAGAAAAAAAAGAATCTGGAATTAAATGGAATGAAGAGCTTGATAAATCAGAAGAACTAGGCAAAATGTCTAGGCCCCAGATTACGTTCCCATTTTTTCCTAAAACTTCTACAAGACCAGATCAAGAAGTTCAGCCTATTGAAACTAAAAGGCAAAAAGATTTATATGGAAAAAGAGTGGCTAACGCTCAATTGAAAGATTTAGATCAAAAACAAGTTTTTAGATTAAGCGGAAGTGCGACAAAACATACAAAACAATCTGGGTTAGACGCTGCAGCAAAAACTATATCTAATAAATTTGATCGAAATACTTTAGGCTTAAATGCTCCTACTCCACATGGTCCAAAATCTGCAGCTTTAGTAGGGAAATTAAGATCTAAATTTGAAGAAGGCGATGACGATTATCAACAAAAACTTACAGAACATGCCCAAAAAAAGAAAGAGATAATAAAAGATTATAACTTACGCTATAATGATTGGTACAAAAAAATGTATGCAGCATCTTTAGGAGATAACAAAGAAGAACATGAAAGGCTTTTACGAGAAAAACCTAAAAAACCAAGAATGCCAAGAAAGCCTTCAAAAGAAAAAAAAGAAACTACTGAATTAACCCCTGAAAAACAAAAAGAAAGAGGGCGAGCGGTAGATTCTACTATTTATCATGAAGGTTTTCATAATATCATGAGTCAATTAGAGCGTCATTATGGAAAAGAGCAAGCTAAAAAAATCCATTCTGGACTGCTTTCAAATTTTTCTCGTGATGCTTTGGTTTCAGTTGGCAGCTTTATTACTGATGTATATGGATACAATCCTAAAAGCCCTAAATTTACTGAAGAAATTTTAGCTCACGCTAGAGATATTCTAGTTAATCCTGTTAAAAGAAAAAAATACAAAGAATACGCAAAAGAAAATGCTGAAAAAAATATTAAAGAAATCAAACAAGGGCACCAAAAAGCTTATGAATGGGCAAAAAAAATAAAACCTGAAGATACAAATAAATCAGAAGAAGAACAGTTTGAAATTCTTCGTAAGTTTATTTTTTCAAATACAAAAAAAGCAGAAAATAAAAAATCTTCTGACATTTATGTTGTATATAACGCAGACTTAAATGAAATTTCTTTCATGAAAAAAAGCGAAATAATTGAAGGATTAGAAAATAAAACTTTAAGCCCATATGCATTGGCAAAAGAAATAAATGGAACTGAAGATGCCATATGCTTATTAGATCTTAAAAAGGATTAAAAATGAATGTAGGAACTCCAAAACGAAAAGGCGGGCCAAGACAAAAAAGACTGAAATCACCAACTGGTGGTCAGCAGGTTTTTAAATTAGATCAATGGCAACAGTCGTTTGACGTTCAAGCTTTTAATCGCCTAATTGAAGGACAAGGCGTTTATGTAACTCATTACAGGGCTATTCCAGATCCTACTGGTATGGCTTCTATTGGAGATGTACATGCCGTTCAATCCGACAAAAGATCTTCTGATGGCTTTATTTACAAAGAAATCGGCAAACTTTACCTTTCCTTTAGCAATAATACATCAGATTGGAACATAGAAGTAGAAGGTATGGTTAAGCATGATGTTTCTATTTGCACTCCACAAATGCAATATGAAAATTGCGATAAGCCAGTGCTTTTAGCACCTTACGATAGATTCTACCTAGAAGATATTGAAATGCGAGTTGTTGCTATGCAATATGTTGAAGCAAATACTATAGGAATAGATAAGCTACAATATCCTGCAACTTGCGTAGAACATTTGATTGATGCAGATGGGAAAGAATATCAGGAGAATGTAGATTTTTCAATAACAGCAGAAGGCTTTATTAAATGGCTTACTCAAAACCGACCTGGATATAACCCAAAAACTATGAAAGGCACAGTATATTCAATTAGATACAGATATACTCCATATTTTATTGTAGCAAGACTTTTACACGAGGTTAGGGTTTCTCAAGTAACAAATCCCAATACCTTTCAAAGGACTTTAGAAAGAATGCCATATCAATGTATGGTAATAAGAGAACATGTGCTAAGTGATTTAAATAATGACCCTAACCAAGATATTATGGATATTAGATATCAAAATGCTTCTACTGGCGGATTTATAGGTTCTGACAATAACGGTTCTGAAGGTGGCAAGCTGTAAAGCCTAATCTTAAGTAAAAATAGGAGTTTATCATGAACGGAGCAAGATCAAAAGCATCAAATAATAGATACAGTGGACACGACGCTACAGATTACAGCTTTAACCAATATGCAGGCGGTTTAAAAGTAGTAGGTCCAATTTTAGGGCACGTTCAAGTTTTAGGTGCTGCAAACACTCTTTTAAGAGTTGAAGCAGGAAGCCTAATTGCTCTTTACAACAGCACAGGCACAACAGCTTTTGCCAAAATCGGAGACCCAGCCACATTGACTGCTCCGACTGGAGGCGCTGATGGAGTTTGCCTTAAGCCAAACGATTATACTATTATTTCAGTTGGCCCAAATCAAGGGATAATTGCAAACGTCAATACAGTATTTGCCTATTTGATTGTTGACGATTTAAAATATAGTTCACAAGCTGGCATTTTATAACGAGCCAACATGAATACTAGCGAAAAACTCCTTAAATCTATAATTGGAGACCAAGGCTATGAAGTCTTGGAAAAAGCTATTTTTAAAAGAGGAACTTCTTCGGTAGTCGATCCTCTTGAGTTTTATTTACCCTTAATTGTAGTTCCTCGAACAATATTATCTTGGTTAATTCAGACAATTAAACCAATGAAACGAGGAGAATCTAAGGTTGTTAAATTCCCTGGTAAAGACGATATTGTTATTCAATTTGATAAACAAGATATAGATCAATATCGAGCTGAATTCGTTCAAAACGGAAAAGTTATACATTCGTTTGAAAAACAAAGTTTGCCTGCTGTTTCTGGTCATATGATGACAGTCGGCGAAACCTATGATTTTTTTGAAGAAAAAATAGATGAAGTCAAAAGTAAAATATCTTCAGATTCAACTACACCTGATTTAAGTGTAATAAAAGAAATAATTAATTTAAATGAAATCAAACCTTCTTTAGATAGTGAAAGCGTTAAATGGCAAATGTCTCATGCCAATATTAAAGAATTGACTTCAGTTATTGGTAAACTTGTTGATGCTTTAATGACAAAAGAAATGGGACGAAAAAAAATAGAAGAAGATTTAGATAAAATTTCAGAAAAAGAAGTTGCTGACGTTGAAAACAAACTAGAAACAAGCATAACCCCAGAAGAAAAATTTAAAAAAGAACTTAAAGCAAAACAAACTGATTCTAATATTACAGAAGAATCTATTTCTTATAAAGAACTTGCTGAAATTAAAAACAAACCTACTGATGAACAAAAAGTTCCGAAAGAAAAAGTAATTGATACAAAACAAGGTGAAATTAAAAAACAAGTTTTACCAGAAGCTCAAGTAGAAGCTCCAATGACTTCTCTTGAAGGAGTTTCTCCTTCCCATACAGCTCCGGCTCCAAAAACCCCTATGACAAAAGCTGATTCTTATTTTAAGAAAAAAGCAGAGCTATTAATGAAACCTTATGCTTCTGAAGCACAACGTCGCTGGGCGCACACTAAAACTGGCACTAAAGCTTTAGGCGGAAAAGAAAAAGTTAAAGAATGGGATAGAGAATCAAAAGGCAAGGATTTGCCAGAAAAAGTATCTAAAGCTGAAATGCCAAAAGGCGCTGGCCAACCTGTAAAACCATCTATGCCGAAAGAACCTAAGCCTCCGGTTCCTGCTAGCAATAATCCGGCAGCATCAGCAGCAAAGCAAGCGCAGTCTTCTGCTAAAGGCAATTATACCCCACCAAAAACACCAGGGGCTAAAATGCCTAAAAATCCAACAGCAAAACCAAAAGCTACTGCTGCACCAAAACCTGCAGGTTCTGTTATTAAATCAGATTATTTTAAATCAAAATTAAATAAATCTGAAAAATATACGACTACAGAAGAAGAGCTTTATAAATCTCACTGCCCACACTGCTTAGTTCCTGAATTTAAAAAAGATAAAGATGGTAATCCAGCATTTAATCCTTGCGCATGTTTTTCTGTAATGAAAAAAGATGAAGAAGGAAATCCTTATAAATTTGTTGAAGTTATTAAAAAAACAGAAAACGGAGTTTGGGATTTAAAATTTCATCCAAACGCAGATGAAGATGCAGTAAAAGTATTTTTGTTAACACTAAAAGCACATCTTCTTGTTAAACGTAAATTTGATATTTAATATGGGGAGTTTAAAATATGGCATCTACAGAAAACAAAGTTTATATCCTCATATCGCTAGAAGATGTTTCCGACAAAATTAATTCTTTAATTGATGCTGGCTATTTTGAAGATGCAAAAAGCTTAGATTATCAAATTTGGTCTTTAATTGACAAAGTTAAATCTATAGTAATAGAAAGAGGAGGCGAAGTTCTTCTTTCTACTTACGAAAGACAAGTATTACTTCTTCCTATTTCAATAGCAGAAAATCTTCCATTTTTAATAGATGGGTACAAATCTTTATTTGGCCAAAAAATGAAAGTTGGAATTGGTTTAACTTTAATCGAAGCCAAAAAAGCTTCAGATCTTTCAGGTTACACTGGAAATATTGAAATGTATGATCCAGAACAACAAGAATATCAAGAAATGCAAAAGGACGAGCTTACTCTTGAAAATGATTTATTTAATTTAAATTTACCGCCAAATCTTTACGATAGACATCAACCAAAATCTCCAGAACCTGTAGCTGAAGCTGCTAAAATTGGTAAATTTGTAGCAGGCCCAGATGCAAAGCAGGCATTAGAATTAGAATCTCAATTTATTCAAGCAACAGTTCAACAAATAAATGCTCCGGCTCAACAATCACAACAACAAATGCAACAACAAATGCAACAGCAGGCTCAACAATTTCAACCAAATAATTTAATGGAAGCTTTAAGCGGCCAACAATCTAACCCACAAGCTCAACAACAGCTTGAATCTGAACGATCTGAACCCAAAGAAAAGATGGGAGCTTCTGCAGTAGAAGAAGCTAAGCAAAGCGATAAAGAAGATGAAGATCATGCTAAGCAAGCAAACAAAATTGCTAATCTTCTTGAAATGGTAAATGAAAAAATTCCAAAACTTACTGATTTAGCTGATAAAAATCCAGAAGCTTTTAAAAAAGTAATTGGATTAGTACATAAAATTGTAGATATGGCTAAAGATAAAAAGAAAGAAGTAGCTAAATCAGAAGTTGATGACCTTACCGAAAATTTAAATAAAGCTATAAAACTTTTTTATCCAGTTGGAACTGTTAAAAAAGGAAGAAAAAAAGTTATTAAAAATGGTAGAGCAGTTTGGAGATCTGTAAGGTCGGGAATGGTTAAAGATAACGAAGGAAACGCTATTTCCGTTGCATCACATAATGCTCAAGCCGACGAAGGCAATATTGGTGCAAAATGAACAGTTATTTTAGATTAAAAGTAGACGCATCAGAAATTGCGGCCAAAATATCGCAGACAAAAGAAGTTGTAGAAACAAAACTTAAGCCTGCAATAGAAAATCTTTCAATTGCAACTCATGCTTTTATTGTTAATAAAGCAAACGAAACTTTTAAGGATTCAAAATTTAAAAGAGAATATTATCTTGGTTTAAATTTGCCTAGAAATGAAGCTCAAAAAGAATCTACTCATGACGAAAGAATTGATAATACTGCAAAACATGTTAGATGGATTAAGCTTTCAAATAATATTTGGATGGTAGAATTAGATGAAAAAGCTACATGGCTAGAAGAAGGACGTGAGCCTACTTTTATGGGAGAATGGCTTTTAAAACCAGGAAGTTCTGGAGTTAAAACAGCTAAAGATGGTTCTTCTTACAGGGTAATTCCCTTTAAACAAACACAAGGCAATAAGCAAGCAGAAGGAGCAAAACCTTTATTTGCTGAATTAGTTAAAAAACAAGCCAAAAGACAAGGAATTAGCTTAAGGAATATTGAAAGAGACGAAAGTGGTGCTCCTAAGCTTGGAACTTTACATAAATTAAGAATGATACCAACTTCAACTCAAGAAAAAGCTCCAAGCCTTTTTAGTAGACCAAGAACTGAAGAACAAGCTGCGGAAACAGGTCTTAAGCCTCATGGAGGAATTTACAAACTTGAAGGAGCGGTAGTTGTTCAAAGAAAAAATAAAAAAGGAAAAGTTAAAAGAGAAACTGTGGTATTTAGAGTAATTTCTTCAAAACATAAAGCCGAAAACAGATGGATGTATCCTAAAGTTACTGCTGCCAATATTTTCCCGCAAGCTTATGATTGGGCTTTAAAAGAATTAGAAAAAATAGTAAAATCTATAGAAGAAGAGGTTTCTAGGTAATGGGAATTTTATCTTCCGATGTATTATTAAAAACAATGATCGAAGCTGCTTTTGCTGACTTACGCAAAAATTCTTGGATATTAGATGATGTATATGCTGAATTGGCAACAGATTCTTTAGCAAAAGATCACTATGGATACAAAGAAGTTTCTGCAGCAAAACAATGGTTTTTAAACAACAACATTGATGTGTATTTAGTTAACCGAGTTGATACACCACGATTCCCCTGCGTTACTATTGTACAAACAGATTCAAGGGAAATGACGGAAAGAACTTCCCTTTCGGATGAAGGGTTTATAAACGAAATAGAACCTTATGCTATCACAAAAAGAGTTCAAAAAGTTTATGATAATTTTACGCCATTAGCTTTTAATTCAACGGACGGTATAGTTACTGTTCCAGAACATATGAATACTAATTATATAATTAAAGGTCAATTTTTGGTTTCATCAAAAACACAAAAAGCTTATGTGATACAAGATGTTATAGATAGTAAAAAATTTCAAGTTGCTGCAAATATAAAAGAAAATTTTACAGATTGCTACATTGCTCCTCCAACATCTATTTGGAATTTACATAAAGAACTTACTTTTATGTTAGAAAGTTTTATTATTGGATTACACACTCAATCTGACTTAAATCAAGCAATTTGGCTTAGACAGCTAATGCAATATATTTTTTTAAGATATAAAGAAGCTTATCTTGATAGAAGGGGATTTGAGCTATCTACCTTTAGCGTAGGTGCAATTGGAGAAAACCCAGAATTTAAAGGAGTAGAGCTTATTTGGACTTGCCCAATGAATGTCAATGGGCAAACTCAAGCTAATTTTATAAAATTTGCAGCTCCAAAAATACAAGCAGTAACTGGACAAATAAAAATTATGGATGGTCCAAAAACTCCTGATAGCATGGAATCGTATGCAAAAAATCAAGGATGGGGAATGAACGAAGATTTTCCTGAAAATACCAACTCTAATCTTACGCCGACAGAATACAAGGAAGAAGAATAATGGTAAAGGTTTCTGTTGTAGCCATAAAACATCCGACTGAGCCAAACTTATTTTTACATGGTCTTAGAAAAGACAATGGAAAATGGGCTTTGGCTGGTGGGCATGCTGAAAACGGCGAAACAGATTATGAAGCTGCTTGCAGAGAATTAGAAGAAGAAACGGGCTTAAGTGGCGTTAAATTGAATAAATTAGCTAATCAAAGATTTGGCAATAATGATGTTCATTTATATTGCTGTGATTGCCCAGCGGATTTTATTCCTGACGCAAGCAATGATCCAGATAGTGAATTTACTTTATTTAAATGGCTTGACCCTACAGCGCATAACAATTTACATGTACCAGCAAATAGAAACATTTTAATACTTTGGCTTAATAAAAAACCTCTTAAAAAATCTTTAAGTGAAGGTCCTAAATATTTAGTTCATTACAGTTCTCAAAAAGGGTTAAAGCAAATTGACCCAGAAAAAATGGGTACAGGCGTTAAAGGTTTACAAACAAAAAGAGGTATTCCAGAAAATAAAACATCTTTTTTTTACACCGAAGATTCAGAACCAGAAAGTTTAGTTTCCGATAGGGCTAGCTTTAAGTATAAGATTAAAATGCCAGAAAATATTTATGATTTAAGCAAAGATCCGCAAAAAATCATACAAGAAGTCAAAGCTAAAAATCCTGGCGGTCCTGGTGCTTGGAACGAAGATCTTTTCCATAGCCTTTTAAAGCAAAAAGGATTTAATGGAGTTAAATGGTCGATTAGTCCAAAAACTCATGTAGTACAATTATATCATCCACAAGCTGTTCATGAAGAGCAAGCTTTAAAATCACAGCAAAATAAATTTGAAGATCTTGAAAAAGGTAAAAAAGACATTTTACAAATGCTAGGCGCAGATTCTGCAAAACCTGAACATGTAGAATTCGTCAATTGGGCTTCACAGCTACCTAATTCAAATTGGCAAACTTGGGCTACAAAAAATTATAGACAAAATCCAAAACAATTCACACCTGAGATAAAACAAAAAATATCAGATTTTTCTAGCTCACAGCATATTCCAAATATAGCTGATGTAAGATTTGATAAAGAACATGATTTAAATTCAGGTATTAAACTACTTGACCAAGCGAAACAAAGTTATATTAACAAGCTATCTCAAAACCGTGAACTAGTTATACCTACCGAAAAAACAAAAAAAATAATTAATGGAATTAAATTTAATAGAGATTGGTTTAATTTAAATGTTCCATCATGTGAAGCAGAAGGTAAAGCTTTAGGACATTGCGGAAACGAAGACTATCATCCAGATGATAGAATATTAAGCCTACGCACATCTCGTAGTTTTGACAATAAAACTTTTCATGAGCCTCATTTAAGTTTTATTTTAAATAATGGATTTTTAGGAGAAATGAAGGGTCAAAGCAATCTTAAGCCTACCAAAGAATATCATAAAGATATTGTTGAATTACTTAAAAATCCTGAAATTAAAGGTATTTTTGGTGGAGGATTTGATGATTATGAACTTAAAAATAACTTTGAATTTTCAGATTTATCTCCAGAACATCAAGCGGAAGTTTTAAGACATAACCCTAATTTAATTACTGATACAAAATCATTAAAAAATATTAAAAAAATTCAAAATCTACAAATACCTGAAAAACATATAAATATTATTTCTGAAATAGCAGAAAATCCTAAAACTGATCAAGATACTTTACAGCACATATACAATACATCTAAATCTTGGCAAAAAAAACTGGTAGCGCAAAATCCAAATACGCATCCAGATTTTTTATATGACATATACAATAAAACTGATCAAGATGACATAAAACAATCAGTAGCAAAAAATCCAAATATTCATAAAGATTTTATGCGCCATATATATACTACAACTAATGACCATAACATAAAACAATCGGTAGCATCAAATACTGGCGCTGACCCATTTTTTTTATATGATGTCTATAACAAGACTAATAATGATAATATAAAACAAACAATAGCTGAAAATCCCGCACTTGGCGAAAATTTTATACATAACATAGCTGACATAGCTATTAAAAATAATGATATTAATATGCAAAAAAAGATCGCCGGTAATACCGGTGCTTCTAAAAATACTTTAAATTATTTGACTAGAGCGACTGATGATTTTGATATACAATTGAGATTATCTCAAAATTCTAAAACTGATTCAAATGATTTAGATTATTTAGCTAAAAGTAAAAATGGTAGAAATAACAATATTCAATGGGCAATAGCTCAAAATAAAAATACCAATTCTCATACTTTAGAATATATATATAATACAACTAACGATACTAGAATAAAGCAAAAAGTTACAGAAAATCCAAATTATATAAAACGAAAAAAAGAAAAGCTTGCTGCTTCTGAAAAAAATATAGAACTTAATCTTAAAAAAGCTTCTTATTATTTTAAAAATTTATTGCAAAAACCAGAAAATTTAAATAAAGGTGCTGCTCGCAGACTTTATGGCCCATTTAAACCTCATTCAGAACTAACTACAGATGCAGCAAAAAACGTAGAGCGTTGGACAGGTGGAACATCTGGCGAAACATTTGCAGGGTATGACCCTCGCGCTAAAATCCCTGATCCGTCTAAACATGCAAAATTAAGAATGACAAATAAATTAGCTGGCAGAACTGAATCAAGAATAAACCCAAATACAAAACAAAGAGAATTTTTATTACATAGACAGTTATCTCAATCGGAAATGGATAAATACCATAAAAATGGTAAATTTTTTAACCAACAAACACATTCTTCTTGGACTCCATTTTTAACAAATATTACAGAATCTTCAGGCATTTACCCTAAAAGCAGTTTTGATCCAGAAGATTCACAAAGCTATAATCATATAGTTTCAGCTTGGATTCCAGAAGATAAAATTAAATCATTCTTACCTCAATATGGCCAATTTATAGAAAAACAAAAAGTTGGACCTTTAAGCTCTAGAGCGGCAAAAGAACAGGAAGTTATTGTTAGACCTGGAATTGATGCTGAAATTCATCAAATTCATAAAGATACAAGACGGCATTCTGATCAATGGGAATGGCAAAAAATATTTGGTAAATCAGAAGATCTACAAAAAAATACTACCAATATAAAAAATATAGCTGATAGTTATGCCAAGTTAAATAACATCAAACTAAGCCATAATTATAAAGTTAATCTTAACCCAGAGCATGGAAAAACAATAGCTCAAGCATATGAGTCAATGCAGCATCAACCTGAGCATCATGAGACTAAAGCTGCCTATAATGCATTAATTGGTGAAACCGGAAAACAATTTAAACATTTAATTAATAGTGGTCTTAAAATTTCTAGAATGCAGCCTGGGCAAGAAAATCCATATAAATCTTCTAAGGATATGCTTCATGATCTACATGTTAACAATCATTTATGGTATTATCCTACAGAGCAAGGGTTTGGTTCAGAAGGGCAATCTCAAAATCATCCAATGTTAACGCAAACAGAATTTAAACACGATGGCACTCCACTTTTAGCTAATGATGTGTTTAGAATTGTACATGATGCTTTTGGCCATGGATTAACTAACAGTCAATTTGGCCCTAAAGGTGAGCATATGAGCTACTTAGCCCATAAAGAAATGTTTAGCCCATTAGCGCAGAAGGCTTTAGCTTCAGAGACTATGGGCCAAAATAATTGGGTTAATTGGTCCGAAAAAGCTGGAGAACATAATCGTAAAAATCCTTCTAAAACAATTTATGCAGAGCAAAAAGCTGGATTACTTCCTGAAAACATATTAGAAACAGAGTGGCACAAATGATAATATATATATTAACAAATTTAATTAATAATAAAATTTATGTTGGCCAAACCGTTAGGTCTTTGGAAAAAAGGATAAACCAGCATTTAAAACGAAGTGATTGCATTGCTATATCTTCCGCTATTAAAAAATACGGAATAGAATCTTTCAAAATAGAGCAGATAGATTCGGCGGAAACAATTGAAGAGCTTAATAAAAAAGAAAATGAATGGATTTTAAAATTAAATACAGTGTATCCAAATGGCTATAATTTAAATACAGGCGGTTTAAATAAAAGATGGTCTGAATTTTCAAAAATTAAAATGTCTAACTCCCATAAAGGTAAAAAACTTTCTCAAGAACATAAAATTAATATTTCAAACTCGGTAAAAAGTGTCTTTAGGAAAAATCCTGAAAAGTTAATTTTACCAATTATAGCACTTAAAAACTGGAATAAGGCTCAAATAGAAAAAGGATTCCATCCAAAACGCGGCAAAAAACTATCTGAAGAATCTAAAAAAAATATATCAAACTCCAAACTTGGTGAAAAAAATCCAATGTTTGGAAAAAAATTAAATAAAAAACAATTGCAAAATATTAAAACAGCTCAACAAAAAAGAATTGACAACCTACCTTCAATTCTTTGTCATCAAAATGGAAAAGTTTATAGATTAGTTACAGATGCAGCAAAAGATCTTAATGTATCAAGATCTTCAGTTTCAAATGTTTTAATAGGACATAGAAAATCGTGCAAAGGTTATACATTTGAATATGTAAGGAAAAATTCAAATGAATAAGTTTAAAAGACTAACACAAGAATACCAACAAGAATTACAGCAAACTTTTCCTGAAAAAAAAGTTAATAAAAAACCTCGGACTAAAATTACGGTAGAGCCTTTTACTGTTGATGCAAAATATTTTGACCCTAAAAAACATGACTTTACTGTAAAAGCAACAAAAGATGGCGAACAGCTTGGTTTTATTGCTGTAACTCACAAAAAACAAGGAATAATGCCTTTCCAATTTGAAGTAGAAAAAGAATATCGAAGAAAAAAAATAGGCACAAAACTTGCCGAACATGCAGAGCAAATATCTAAAAAAAATATAATCCCATCTCCAGATATGACCGAAGATGCTAAAAAATGGCACGACACTTGGTTAAAGGCAAAATCTGTTAAAATTAAAAAAGAAGAAATTAAACTTTTTTTACAAGATTTAATTAAATCCGAATCTTATGCTAAAAAAGCCTCAACTGGAGTAATACTTTTACATCCAATAAGTCTTTCAGGTAAAACTCACAGAAGCGATGGCGTACCCATGCATATGACTGTTAAATTTTTTGGCGATAACAGCAAAATAAATCCTCAAGAAATACAAAAACATCTTGAAAAATTTTCAATACCAAATTCAATTAATGAAAATAAATTGTTGTTTATGCCCCATAAATTACCAGCAGCAGATGGAGGAGTTCATCATGTGCTTTTAGCTTATGGCGCTCCGCCTCATATAGATCATATAAGAGAAGGTTCAGCTAAATATGGGCCTTATTTAAAAAATTTCCTTCCCCATATTTCAATAGATAAAGAAGATTGGGAAAAATTTAGTAAAATGGGACCTGTTTTAACCGCCGATAAAATTGGACTAAAAATACATTCTGCTCAATTAAAATCTGGCAATGAAATAGTTAAAGAATACTAACCCTAATCTTAGATAAGTTATGGCAAAGAAAAGACTTTCTAAAGATTATGGACTTTCTACAATGCCTGGTTTGGCATTGCGAGAAAAATATTTGACTAAAAAACAAAAAGCTTTAAAAAAAGCTGAACATAATCCTTTTCAAACCGAACAAGATGTAGATAAATACTTAAAAGAAGGCAAATTTGCTCTTTTAACTGGGCACAAAAAAGACAAACTGTCTCCTGAAGAATCAGAACAAAAACATAATGATCTAATTGCTGATCTTGAAGCTGCCGGACATCGTTGGCAACATGTTGGCGGTAAATGGCTTGGCGGTGAAGCTGAACCTACAGTTATGGTTCATGATATTTCTCCAGAAGAAGCTTCTAATTTTGCTAAAAAATATAATCAACAAGCTCACATACAATCTAATACAGGATTTCATAAAGAACATTCTCATGATCCTAAACATAATCCGCCAGAAGGCGGCAGCGGCCACATAATTGGAGATCATATTGAAGATAATTATTCAGAAATTACTTTACCAAATGGTAAAAAGGTTCGTTTTCAATTAAATGTTGGATATCCTATGTCGAAGTCCATTAAATCTCCTTCTAAACATATTGGATGGAAAAGGCTTCAACAAATAAAACAAGACAATTATATTGGCGAAGGCGGCCAAGAATACGACGAAGGTGAACTAGATCAGTCTTTAATAGAAAGGAAAATGGCTGAAGCTGAAAGAATGGTACAGCAAGCAGACCGAATGCAAAGAGTTGACCCAACGCAAGGCCAAGGAACTCCTGCTCCAAGCTTAACTCCATCTAAGTATTTTAAAAAAATGCTTAAAAAGAAAGAAAATAATTTTGATGTAAGTTTTTTACAAAAAGCAGACCCAGAAGATGAGTCTGTTGACGTATCTTTAGGATTAAATAGGCATAGAGCTTTAAGAGAGCTGTTAGAATCTCATCCTGAAGGAAAATTACATAAAAGAAAATTAGAAAGCTTAGGACATGATTTAAAATCATTAGGATTAAGCAAATATTTAGATGGTCAAGGTAATCTACATCATTCTCGCGTCAGTGAATTTATTAATAACTCACCAAAAATGAAATTTGGCATTTCTCATACAACTTATGGCGAACCATTAGAAGCTATGGACTCTGAGTCAGAAGAAGAACAGCAATTAGATGAACATATGGATGCTTTTGACCCAGCAGATTACGGCGTATATAGAAGTAATTATCCTAGCGTTAATCAATATAGAGATGATATAGAAAATGCAAAAGAAGAACATCGTAATAATTTTAAATACACTCCTAAAAAAAGTACAGCTTATGAAGATGCTTATGACGAACAAAGGCATTCCGTGGAACCGTCTCAAGTTTTTCAATTAAACTATACTCCTGAGCATGAAAAACAATTAAAACAGGCTGGCGTTTTTAATACATTTCAAGAAATGTTAAATGCTTCTAAAAACAGTGGACATCCTGTTTCAGATAAAACTCTTGGATGGGCAAGATATACTAAAGGTAAAGATGGAAATGTTCATATAGATGAAATTCAATCTGATTTTGGCCAATCTTTCGTAAAGCAAGGTGCTGCCCAAATTAAGCAAGCAATGTCTCCGGAAGGATTTAATGCTAACGGACAGATAATTAGAATGTCTCCTCAAGAAGGGCAAAATTATCTTAAAAAATTAAAAGAAAAATATCCCGATGAGCATTTTAATACAATATCTAAAATACTTTTTAATCAAAATAACCCAAATGAAGTTATTCATGAATCTCTTTTGCAGCATTTAAGGAATAAAGGCCACGTAGGGAAGCAAGTTCATATTTGGGACGCAGAATCAAAAGCAGGAATTTCTGGTATGGACTTAAACAAACCAATACCTGCTCATATGCAACAAACCTATAAACAGTCTTTACCTAAGCTTGGATATAAATCAGGCGGAAGGTATGGAGACATAGAAACTCAAACTAGCCCAATTCTAGCTTTAAAAAATACGCATACTCAAAAATTAACTAAAAAACAAAAGTTAATAGGAAGTTTTATGAAAAAAAGTGCAAATTATTTTAAAACCTTGTTAGCCAAATTTGAAAGTTTGGAAAAAGCTTCTAAAAACGTCAGAGAACAAAGACAAAAACTTTTTGGCATACAAGGAAATCCTTCTTCTAAATCTCCATTTGGGCAAAAACAAATAGAACAACATAAAAAATTTGGCCTAAAAAGATATGGCAAAGAAATTGTTACATCAAAAGGAAAAATTAATCAAAAAACTGGAGAAAGGAAAAAGGGCGCAATAGAAGGAGTTAGTAAACCAGACTGGAGAAGTAAGGAATTGGAAGTTCAATGGAATCCAGGCGCAATTACTCATGAATTTGCACATTTAGAGCAAATGCCTGAAGGTAGAACTCCATCGCAACATCAAACTATTATGGATAAAGAAGTAGGAGAGGCTTCCAAACTTAAAGGTTCTCCTTTTAGACACCGAAGCGAAGTTCAAGCAAGAGCCGCTGAAAATAAATTAAGAGCAAGAATGGGCCTTCCTAAATTAACTACTCACGTTAAAATTAAAGAAGGAGCACGAGAAAGAAAAGTTTTAGTAACCGGAGAACCTGCGGCAGTTAGATATAAAGATAAAAAAGGACAGTTAGTTGATCAATTAAAAGCCGGAAAACTTCTTTCCCCAGAAATGAAAGAAAGAACAGAAATGATTGATACTGGTGAACTTAAATATAGTCCTGAAAAAGATACTTGGGTTCCAGGGACTTCAATTGATGCTAAAATTAATAGAAGGGCAAGATTAGCTGCAAAAAATGGCCCAAACAGCTATTTTAAATCTTTATTGCAAAAACCAGAAAAACTAGCTGCTTCTGAAAAAGAAATGAAAAAAGAAGAATTAGTAGGCGGAAAAGGCGATAAAAAAGATATAAAATCTTTTGATGAAAAAGAAGTTAAAATGGGCCTACAAGTTGAAATGGAACATACAAATGATAAAAAAACAGCAGAAGAAATTGTAGCCGATCATTTGAGTGAAGATGCAAAATATTATTCTAAATTAAAACAAGCAAACTTAGCTGATGAGCTTAAAAAAGAAAAAGATTTAAATAAAGCACGAGTTGATGAAAAAGTAAAATCAGCGATTCGCTCTGCTGGCGGCAGTCAAGAAGACTATGAACGGGCCATCAAAGATATTAGGACCGAACGAAAGCCTGCTATAGCAGAAGGCGTACATGAAGATAAAGAAACTTTTTTACAAAACAAAGATGCTAAAAAAGAAGCAAAAAGAGTTCTAGGTGAGTCTAAAAAAATTAAACCAAATCTTCCTAAATCAGAAGAAGATATGGAGAAAAAAGATAAACCTTTTCATGGATATAATCCTAAAAAACATGCTAAAACTGGCGGATTAAACGATAAAGAACGTGAAAGAATTAACCGTGAAGAAGGTAGAGATTTAAAGCGCCCTCAACCTGAAGGTGGTTCTAGAAAAAAAAGTTTTTGCGCTAGAATGTCTGGAGTAAAAGGTCCAACTTCAAAAGAAGGAAAGCTTACTCCTAAAGGTGCAGCATTAAAACGCTGGAAATGTTCTAAAGAAGAACAAGATATAGAAAAAAGATGTTGGGAAGGGTATAAACCAGTTCCTGGCAAAAAACCTTATTCAAAAGGCTCTTGTGCTCCAATTAAAAAGAGCGATGAACCCCCAGCTTTTAAACCAGTTAACGTAGCTGGAGTAGATTTGCCATTAGAATTACATGATCACTATCATTCAGGGCAAGTAGTTCCTTATGATCATAAAAATAGGGAAACTGCCGTTAAATTTGTAACAGATGTATGGAGAAGAAACAGGGTCGAAGGCGAAAGAATGTCATCTAAACTACTTGGTATAGGCCCAAAATTAAAAGAATAATTGTAATTTTTATAACAATTAAAATAGGTTAAAAAAAGTTTTAAATACCTAATCTTTGAGGATATATGGAAAAAACAAAAATTTTACAAGACATTTTAGTTTTATTAAAAGCAGCAAAAACTGCACCAGAGCAATTTGCTCTTTTGCTTAAAGATGATCAACCTCATCCAGCTAATTCTCCTGAAGATAAAGCTCATGATGTAAAAGAAGAAAACGAAAGCTTAAAACAAGCTTTATCTTTATTGGATACTCCAGAAAAAAGAAGTAAAATGCTAGAACATCTCAGATCTCTTCAAGAAGAAGCTGATTTGCGTTCACCTGAAAACCAAGAAGTTGGGCAAGAGCATATGGAAAAACAGTCCAATCCTCTTTTTGCTAAAGAAAATGAAAAAGGCGTACATAAACCTCATTTTGGAGCAGGAAAAAAAACCGGAACTTCAGATGTCGGGGCCAGACTTATGTCTGGGGTAAAACCTTCGGGAACAACAAAAGATTATATTGAAAAAGAGCATAAAAGAGTTTTATCTGAACTTAAAGATATGAAAAAACCAAATCTTCCTAAATCAGAAAAAAATACGGAAAAAGGAGATAAAGATATGAACAAATCAGAAAAAACAGCTTTAGAATTAGCTAAAGAGCTGCTTAAAGCGGCTCAAGAAAACCCTGAACAATTTGAAGAGCTTTCAAAAGCTATATCTCCTGCTGCAGCTCCTGCTCCTAAAATGGGAATGCCTAAGCCTAAAATGTCTGTACCAAAACCACCTAAAATGCAAGCTCCTCCTATGATGAAAGAGGAAAAAGAAGAATCTGAAGAAGATGAAAAAGAAGAAGATATGGAAAAAGCTCGCATTGACGAAGGAAAAACTCCTAGACAAAAAATGCATGCAAGAGAAGCAAGGGCGGCAAGTTCTATGGCTGGCCAAAAAACTAACCCTTTATCTCCACACTTGGAATACGGTCGAGCAATTAAAGATATTCAAAATAAACTTCCTTATCATGATAAAGTTGGAAGCGCTGGCGCTACCTTACGAGGAGCGGCGGCGTCTGCGCGAGTTTCAGCAAAAGAAGCTCAAAGACAAAATATTTCACAAGAACGCAAAATTAAGCCAAACCTTCCTAAAATTAAAAAAGATATGGAAAAAGCCGATAAAGATATGGAAAAATGTGGTTCTATGAAAATGTCAAAAAAAGAAATTAAAGAAGATCTTAAAAAAGAGTGGAAACCTAAATATAAAAAAGGATGATTTATGAGTCAAAAACGTAAAGAGATTAAAAAAGATTTTCTTGTAGTTGGAGAACAAGCTCCAGTTGCACAAAACCAAGTTCAAGAACAACAAGATTTGCACATACCTATTTCTTTTGACGCTTGGTGGTTGCAAACTCAAAGTAAATATAAATTTAAACCCGAACTTAAAGAAGCTATTAAAAAACATTTTATGGCTCGCGGATTTATTAACGATAGCTCAAAGTTCGAACAAGGTCTAAAAGACTTTGGATATAATATACCTAATCTTAAATAAGATTTTGGAGGAATAAAAATGGCTCAATCTTTTACAACACAAGACGGTATTACATTAATTAATCCAGGAACTTACGTAAGCGTAAGTGTTAAACCTGGACAAGGAAATATTGCTACGGCAGGAGTAGTTACTCTTATTGGAGAAGCCGAAGAAGGTCCTGGGTTTTTAGATGAAGCCGATCTTTCTGAAGTTGCATATTCTCCATCTCAATATATTCAAGTATTGCAAAAATACGGTTCAGGTCGTCTTGTTGATGCTTTCAACTCAGTAATTTCTGCAGCTAATGACCCTAATATTGTTGGTGCAGCAACTTTGATTCGAGTTATTAAAACTAATCAATCTCAAAAAGGCTCTGCTTTACTAAAAGGCGTTTCTGGCGATTTTGCTAGCTTTCAAGCAATTAAAGCAGGTGTAAACAGTAATTTAATTAAATTTAAATCTGATATCTCACAAATAGAAACAGCTCCTACAACAGGACTATTTACATATACTCCTTCTTCTAGCTCTGTTTCATTTGGAATTCGCGTAAATGGACAAGCTTTAAAATCAGTATCTGTTCCAGCTAAAACAGATACTATTCAACCTTTAGTAGAAGACGTTGCTGCTGGTATTATGTGTAAAGGCGGAACAGTAAAAGAAGTTTTACCTGTAGGACAGGTACTTTCCGCTGCTTCTTTAACTACAGATTTATTGTTGGTTAGTTTACCTTCAGGCCAACTTTGGGCAAACTCTCCTGCAGTAGGAGATACAGCTATTATTCCAAACGCAAATGAATATTCTATTGGAGCTACTGCTTCAGTAATTGCAGGTTCAGGTGAAGTAAATGCTGGCGTTTACATTGTTCAAGGAGTAACTAATACTTCAACTTCAGCTACTCTTACGCTTAAGAAAATTTCAACTGTAGGAGCTTTAACTTCTGCTTCATCTGCTTCAACTACTCAAAAAGATTTAATTTTAGTTTCTCAAATGGAAATTAAAAATATGTCTGGAGACAGAAAGCTTTCTACAGTTGGAGTTGGAGGCCAGTATCAATCTGTTATTACTGGTTCAGAAGTAACAATTACAGCTCAGGCAGCTTGGGCAAATCAGCCTTCAATCAATGACATCGTTAAAGTAGAGGCAACTTTTGCTGGAATTGAAGCCGGATTTTATCAAATTACAGCTTCAACTTCTCAAACATTAAAAATGGTAAGACTTTCAAATGGAAGCGCAGGTTCAAGTTCTTCTGCTACAATTTCTGCTCCAACAGAAGCCTCTGAACCGTTTAAGGTAATATCTCCTGTAGTTCAAGGGCTTGGCAAAACTCTTTGCATTGAAGAACAAGTTTCTGGAACTATGGCTGTTATAGCAAAAACTTCTGCTGGATTAAGCGCAGGTCTTGCAAATCTACAGATTGTTTCCGCAAGCGAACTTAAAAATCAAATGACATATTCTAAAGATAACTCAGCAGAAACTTTTGTATCTGGTGGAGACGTTATTCTTGCAGTTGGATGTTCTGAAGAAAACGCAACTATGGTTATAGGTTCAGATAAAATTGATTTTAAAGTTGGATCAACAGTCAGATTTTCAGCTACGTTTAAACAATTTAAAACACTAAATGATCTTGCAGCCTATATTTCTTCTCAAACAAACTTTTCAGCATCGTTAGTATCTCCAAGATTTTCAAACGTAGCTCCTTCATCTTTAGATCAAGGGACATTTGGCATATCAGGTTTAGCAACTCATAAAAATGGCCGTTTGAAAAAAGACTCTGCAGATTGGTTAGCTCAAAACTCACAATCTGCTTTAATTAAACCTCAGTTAAGCGTTAAATCAGGGCTGCCAGCTACTACAGAAACTTATCAGTTTTTGTCTGGCGGATCAAAAGGTGGAACTACTTCTGCTTTAATAGCTGCAGCAATTGATGCAGCAGAAAAATTAACTACCAACTTCATAGTACCTCTTTTCTCCGTCGATGCAGATGAAGATATTGCAAATGGAGAAACAGAAAGCTCTTCTACTTATACAATTGATGCAATTAATGCTTACACTCAAGCTCATATATTAAAGATGTCATCTGTAAAAATGCGTAAAAATCGAATTGCTGTTGTTTCTAAAAAAACTAGTTATTCAGATGCAAAAGATGCAGCAGGAGAATTAAATTCTTTCCGTACTTACATGTGCTTTGAGTCAGTAAAATCAGTAGATGCTTCAGGTAATATAGTTCTATTCCAACCTTGGATGGGAGCTGTAGTAGCAGCTGGAATGCAAGCCGCTGCAGGATACAAGGGGATTGTCAAAAAATTTGCTAATGTTTCTGGCACTGTAATGGAAAGCGGAGATTTTGATTCAGGCAATCCAGGTAGTACCGAAGATGCTTTAAAATCAGGTCTTTTGTTCATGGAAAGAGTACCTACAGGTGGATTCCGTTGGGTCTCAGACCAATCTACTTACACTATAGATAATAACTTTGTTTATAACAGTATGCAGGCCGTTTATCTATCAGATCTTATGGTTCTAACTCTCATAGAACGATTCGATACACTGGTAGTAGGAAAGTCTGTAGCTCAAGTTTCTGCAAACGCTGCACTTTCTATACTAGAAGCAGAAATGTTTAACTTTTTACGATTGCGTTGGATTGCTCCTTCTAGCGATGCTATTAAAGGATTTAAAAATGCGACAGCAAGAATTAATGGGCCTGTCCTTGAAATTAGCGTAGAAATTAAACTTGCAGGATTAATCTATTTTGTGCCAATTTCATTGAGCATCAGTGAAGTACAGCAAACAGCTTAATAGGAGAATATAAAAATGAGTACACCAAAAATTTTAACAGGTGCGAGGGCGAAAATTTACATTAATGGTAAGTTAGTTGGATTATTTAATAATTGCACTTGGCAAATCAGACAAGGAAAAGAACCTGCTTTTATTTTAGGCAGATTTAATCCAGCAGAAATTACTCCTACTACACAAGAAGCAGTAGCCCTTACTTTAAGTGGATACCGAGTAGTAAATAGTGGACCCTATGCAGTTGCAAATGCCACACTTTTGCAAAACCTTCTTACAGAAAATGATTTCTCTGTAGAAGTAACTGATAGAGCTACAAAAGATGATACTACCGGCAACGAATTAGTTATTTTTAAAGCTTTAGGATGCAGAGTTCAGGGCTGGTCTTCTGGTGTTGCTGCGCGAGGCGTTTCAGATATCAGATTAGATATAATTGGATTGCTTGGCGAAGATGAAAGTGATGAGCAAAATGATATCACTGCAGCCAACTTAGATGACGGTTCTTCTTCTACATAATTAACAATTAATAATTGTTGTTTTTTAAAAAAGGTAGCCTAAACAGCTACCTTTCCTTTTATCGCAGGATGCGAACTATAATTTACAACTGTAATATCATCTAAAGTAAAATTATCAATATCTTTGATCTTAGGATTAATAAACAGTTCAGGGCCTTCGATTGGAATACGGGTTAATTGCTCTTTAACTTGATCTAAATGATTTAAATAAATGTGTGCATCACCAATAGTGTGAATAAATTCGCCTACTTTTAATTGGCAAACTTGCGCAATCATATGGGTAAGTAAAGCATAAGAAGCAATGTTAAAAGGTATTCCTAAAAAAGCATCGCCCGATCTTTGATATAATTGACAAGAAAGCTTATCATTTTGTACATAGAATTGAAAAAAAGCGTGGCAGGGCGGAAGAGCCATTTTGTCAATTTCGCCAGGATTAAATGCAACGACTAAGAGTCGGCGTGAATCGGGATTGGTCTTAATTTGCTCAATGACTTGCGAGATCTGATCGATTGTTTTGCCATCTGGAGTCTGCCAAGAGCGCCATTGTTTACCGTAAACCGGCCCAAGTTCTCCGTTTTCATCCGCCCATTCGTCCCAAATGCCAACTCCATTATCTTTTAAATATTTAATGTTAGTAGAGCCAGAAAGAAACCATAGCAGCTCAGCTTTTACTCCTTTAAAAAACATTTTTTTAGTAGTTAAAAGAGGAAAGCTTTTCCTTAGATCAAAACGCATTTGATACCCAAAAACACTAATAGTTCCGGTTCCAGTTCGATCAGTTTTTTCTTTACCATTTTCTAAGATATGCTTTAAAAAACGCAAATATTCATATTCGTTATCAGTTTTTGTCATTTCTAACAAGCCTCATAATTTTTTGCAACTTGTATTTTTTAACAAGATCAATCGCATCAGAAGATTTAACTGTTTTTTTATGAATTGCCTGATCTATTTCAAATACTACTTTTTTAGCTTGATTAATTAAAAGCTTTTCAAAAGATATATTTCCATTTGATCTTTTTAGATTAAGTTGAAAATTGGCTAAAACTTTTATTTTAAATTGTAAATCAGCCAATGTCATCCAAGCCTCCAGCATCAAGGCGTTCTTTGTTAAGGTCTTCAATTTCAAAAGGAAGATTTAAATTCATTTGAGCGCAATATTGTTTTAATCCATTTAAAACCAAATAAATTTGCAATTCCCTAGAATTAAGAGGCAATTTTTTAGATTCTAAGAAAAAACTTTGCGCAAAATCGGCAATTTTAATAAAATCACGAGACTCAAAGGTTGGCTTATTATTAGAACTATCTTGCATTCAATATTCCTTTTTTTAGCTATTAAAATGTATCAAATCCATTTTCGACTGGCAACAAAGGCTGACAATCTTTGCAATAAAAATAACGCTTTTCAGGCACAGCATTTTTACATTTTTTACCGCTTTTAACCATCTTACATTGTCTTTTTTTAGATTTTGGCAAATTATCGCCCATAAGCTGATTACATTGTTTTTCGTATTTTGTATTTTTTGTTAAAAAAGGATTTTCGTGACTAGGGCGACGTTTCTTCATAAAAACCTCAAAAGGTGGGCAAGAGGGATTTAAACCCTGCCTTGTCTTACCAAGGACCAGCTTTCGCCAAGGTGTCACACCACCTCGCTTGCCCGTTTTTTATTTAGCTTTTACAGTTAGTTTTTTGTAACTAGATTGGCGAATAAGACCATTTTTTTCTACAGTCATCATACCCAATCTCTCTAGCAAAGTATTGGCGTCTACAACCCTAAAAAGATCAACATCTTTTACGTCAAAACAATACATATCAGTTTCAAAACTGCCTTCTTGAAGAAGCATTTTCTTAAGCTCTTCTTTTTTCTTTTCTAGGCGAGAGATTTCTGCTGAAATTTCCAGATACTGCATTCCGTATTGATTAGCCATATTTTGATTCATTTTTATTTCCTTTGTTATTCTTTAATTATAGCATTTTTGATATTTCAAAACAATGATTTTATCTTTAATGTCTTTTTTTGAGAATTTAATAAAAAATGTAAATTATACATATTTTTTAGGCATCATAGGTACTATAAGCCTAATCTTATTAAGCAAGAAAAGGTAAAATTAAAATAAAGATAAACTATTGTAAGAACAAGGAGAATTTTTAAAATGGCATTAATAAATGGGCTAAATTCGGTAGCCAAAGGACAAACTACTGCTCTAACTCTAGATAAAACTGCATTATTTGCCTTAACTCCAGTAGCCGCAGATGATTGGTTTTCAATTCAATCAAACGTAAGATTTGCAAAAATAATTTATAGGTCTTCAGTTGGGTCTCAAATTAAAACAGTTATTTTTGATCTTACGCTTGCTAATCCAGCGGCAAATATTAGCTTTTCTGCCAGAGCAAGAGATAATTTTGACTTATTAAAAGTAATTTTAATTGATTATGAAGACGATCAACTTTCCGTAGGAAGAGCAGATCTTCCTGCTGGATTAGATATTGATTTTACACCTTAATTTAAAATAACGAGGAGAATTTAAAAATGGCTTTATTAAATGGAATAACAGGATTACAAAAAGGTGTAGTAGCTACAGTAACTCTAGATAAAACAACTCTATTTGGCCTTTCTGGAGTTTTAGCAGATGACTGGTTTTCTAGTCAAACAAATGTAAAATCCGTAAGAATAATGTATAAATCAACTCAAGGAAATCAAAAAAAAGCCTTTACCTTTAATCTGGCAGAAGCAACTCCTTCTTGTCAAATACTTTTTTCAATAAAAGCAAGAAGTTCTTTTGAGGTAGAAAAGATTGTTTTAATTGATTACGAAAAAGATATTTTATCTTTAGAAGGCGCTCAAATTCCTTCAGGATTAAACATCACTTTTTAATCTGTAACATTAACATTATTATTAAAAATATAGGGAGAATTTTAAAATGGCATTAATAAACGGAACAGAGTCTGCAGCTAAAAACGTAGTGTTTTCTGTAACACTAGATAAAACTGCATTATTTGATTTAGCGTCAGTTGTTGCAGATAGTTATTTTTCAGATCCACAAAACGTTAAACTTGCAAAAGTAATCTATAAGTCCTCTGAAGGCGAACAGCTTAAAAATATTATCTTTGATTTGTCTCAAGCTACTCCTGAAACTTTTATACTTTTTTCGCAAAAAGCCAGAGCACAATTTAATGTTTTAAAAATTATCTTAGTGGATTTTGATGGTGGATCTTTTGCTGTTAGTAAGTCAGATATTCCTCCTGGGCTAACTATGCAGCTTGAAAGTTTAATTACTTTTACTCAAGCCATTGCGGGAAAATCTTTGATATCCAGTACCGTTCGGGCTGTTGCTACTGATTCAAATGGTAACGTTTATATCGGTGGAGGGTTTACAAACTACAATAATACAACTTTTAGAAACTATTTAATTAAAGTTAATAGCTCTGGTGTACTTGATACTACATTTATGACCAATGCAGTTGATGGAGCTAAATTTAATGGTCAAATTTATTCTATTGCTATTGATTCAAACGATAATGTTTACATTGGTGGACAATTTACTAACTACGGCGGAATTAACAGAAGTTGTTTAATTAAAGTTGACAGTTCTGGTGTGCTTGATTCTACATTCATGACTAATGCAGTTGATGGCGGAAAGTTTCCTGGAGCAGTTAACCGTTTGGTAGCTACTATAGCTATTGATTCAAACGATAACGTTTATATTGGTGGAGATTTTATTACTTATGGTGGTACAGCAGGTAGAAATAGTCTTATTAAAGTTAATAGCTCCGGTGTGCTTGATACTACATTTATGACTAATGCAGTTGATGGAAGTAAATTTAATTTTGGGGTTAACAAAGTCCTTATCCTTTCTGACAATGATGTTTATGTTGGTGGAGCTTTTACTTCTTACGGAGGAACTTCAGGTAGAGGTTATTTAATTAAAGTTAATAGCTCTGGTACTCTTGATTCTACATTCATGACTAATGTAGTTGATGGAGCTAAATTTGTTGGAGGAGCTGTTTTTGCCATATCTGTAGATTCAAATTCTAATATTTACATTGGAGGAAACTTTACTTCTTATGCTGGTACATCAGGAAGAAATCGTTTAATTAAAGTTAATAGCTCTGGGGTGCTTGATACTACATTTATGACTAATGCAGTTGATGGAAGCAAGATCAGTGCAGTAATTAATTCTATTACAATTGACTCAAACAACGACATTTACATTGGAGGAGATTTTATTAACTACGCCAGCACAACTAACAGAAATCGTTTAATTAAAGTTAATAGCTCTGGTGTACTTGATACTACATTTATGACCAACGCAGTTGATGGAGCTAAATTAAATAATACAGTTTTCACTGTTGTTAAAGATTTAAACGATAATATCTATATAGGCGGATTGTTTTTTAATTATTTAACTAAAGTTTCAACTAGCGGAGTATTATCTGAACCTTTTGTAACAAATGTTATTGGGATTTCTTTTGTTAATAACCAAATTTCTGCCATTGCTACAGATTCAAGCAATAACGTTTACATCGGTGGAAACTTTACTAATTATGGCAATACATCAGGAAGAAATCGTTTAATTAAAGTTAATAGTTCTGGTGTGCTTGATGCTACATTCATGGCTAATGCAGTTGATGGAAGTAAATTTAATAATCAAATTTATTCTATTGCTATTGATTCAAACAACAATGTTTACATTGGTGGAGATTTTATTACTTATGGTGGAACAAATTTTAGAAACTATTTAATTAAAGTTAATAGCTCTGGTGTGCTTGATTCTACATTCATGACTAATGCAGTTGATGGAAATAAATTTAGCAGCACTATTCGAGCAATAGCAATTGACTCAAATGACAATATTTACATTGGTGGAGCTTTTACTAATTATAACAATACATCAGGAAGAAATCGTTTAATTAAAGTTAATAGCTCCGGTGTGCTTGATACTACATTTATGACTAATGCAGTCGATGGCACAAAATTTAGTAGTACGGTTTTTGCAATTGCTAAAGATTTAAACAACAATGTTTACATTGGAGGAGCATTTACTTCTTATGCTGGTACATCAGGAAGAAATCGTTTAATTAAAGTTAATAGCTCTGGTGTACTTGATACTACATTTATGACCAATGCAGTTGATGGCACAAAGTTTAGCAATATCGTCTATGCGATTATTGCAGACTCAAACAACAACGTTTACATTGGAGGAGATTTTATTACTTATGGCGGTACAGTTGGAAGAAGTCGCTTAATTAAAGCTGATAGCTCTGGAAATCTTGACACTACGTTTATGACCAATGCAGTTGATGGAAGTAAGATTGTTAATGGAGCTGTTAACTCTATAGTTCTTGATTCAGATAATGTTATTTACGTTGGTGGAGGATTTACAGGATATCCAGGCGCAACTAATAGAAACTGTTTAATTAAAGTTAACAGTTCTGGTGTGCTTGATTCTACATTCATGACTGCTATAGTTGATGGCGGAAAAATTATCGGTATAGTTAATGCTGTGCTTGTAAAAAATGATGGAAAAGTTTGCATTGGTGGAACGTTCTCTATGTATAACACTATTTATCAAAGATTTATAGCAGTTAAAGATAATGCTATAGCATAATCAAGTTAAAAGGAGCGAGCAATGCAGTCAACTTTGTATTCTGTATTAGAAAGCAAGTGGCCAACTATATTGCTTGCTCCTATTTTTGTTTCTAATCATATTATAACTGTAACTTCTACAGTTGGGCTTAAAGTTAGGCAAATTGTTACTTTAAAGAAAACTGGAATTGTAGCAAAAAATTATGTAATTAAAAGAGTTTTATCGGACACTCAACTGCAAATTGGCTTAATAGACCCTCAATTTAATCGACTAGAAAACCCAACAGAATATGATGGCGGTTCTTTAGAAATGTACGAACAAGAACGCAATAAGATGGGTTCTGAACTTATAATTCGTGCAGTTTACGATGAAGAACCTACTGTTGCTTTAAGAAATGTTCTTGTAGATGAATTTGGAAGATATTATAATTCTAATAATTTTTTTCCAATAATTTCAAAACCATCAAATGACGATGCCTTTGGAAGAACTAGAATTTCAGAAGTATTTTCTCTTGGCGATTACAAACATATATACGACGATACAGATCATAATGTAAAAACCTTAAATGGCGGAACAGCAACAACAACTGCCAATAATGCTTCAGTAACTTTAACAACAAGCAGTAACCCTGCTTCCTCGGTTCAACATCAAACCAAAGCATATCATCCATATCAGCCTGGGAAATCTCAATTAATTTATTCTTCTATTTGTTTTGGATATGCTGAAAAAAATGTAACAAAAAGAACTGGATATTTTGATAATAATAATGGAATTTATTTTGAACAAGTTGGCTCAAACACTTCAAATAAAACCGATAACGGTCAACTTAATTTTGTCATTAGATCTAAGATAGGCGGCACTCCAAGCGAAGCTAACATAGGTTCTTATTTAAGAAGGGTTCCTCAACAAAATTGGAATATAGATAGATGTGATGGGACTGGCCCTAGTAAATTCAATATTAATACTAGCAAAACGCAACTTATTTATATTGACTTTCAATGGTTAGGAGTTGGTAGAGTTCGATGCGGTTTTGTTCACAATGGACAAGTAATTGTAGCTCATGAATATTATCATTCAAATGTTTTGGAAACTCCATATTTAAGCAATCCAAATCTACCTGTCAGATGTGAAATTTTTAATACAGGAGAAACTGCTGGCGGTAAAATGGAACAAATATGCTCTACGGTTATAAGTGAAGGTGGATATATCGAGGCAGGAAAAGACTTTTCTGCTTCAACTGGAATAAGAACTACATTAACTCCAGGCCGCACTTATTTGCCCGTTTTGGCCGTTAGACTTAGCAATACTTATAATGGGCTTCCAAACAGAATTGGAGTAAAAATTATTAATTCTTCTATTTATGCAGAAGTTACCAGCATAGAATATGTAATAGTTAAAATACCTAATGCAAGCTATCTTGCAACTACTGCCCCAGGTGGTCTCGTTTGGACTTCTACAGAGCCAAATGTAAGCGCTACCGAATACTGTTTAAATGCTACAAGCCTTCTTCCTGTTGTTTTAGATCCTCTATCTACTGGATTTATTACAGCAGGAACCAGTCAAAACTCTACAACATCAGCTTCTGCAACTTCGCTTTCTTCCGCTGTCAAAAATATCATATACCAAAACATGGATTCTACAGATTCAGAAGTTTATGTAGTTTTAGCTAGAACCCTTTCTTCGCAAGCAAATGCTACTGCTAACGTAGCTGTAAGCCTTCAATGGCGTGAAATAGTTTAATAATTCTAATATTTTAAGCACTTTTTGGTTTATATTATTGTTTTTTAAAAACATTTCCTAATCTTATATAACACGTCTTTGTTATCATTAAGGTTTTGGGGTTTTATGAGCAATTCAGAGCAAAACGGAAAAGTCGGTCGATCTTTAGATTTACTTCACGAAAAGCAAGATTCTCAAACGCTAGCTTTAACAGAAGTAAAAGAGGAATTAGCTACCCAAAAAGCAATTCTCAGTATTTATACAAAACAACAAGATCAAATTAATTTTGCGTTAACAGAAGTTAATGAGAGACTATCTGAATACAATCATCAATTAAAAGTTCATATTCAAGGCGTTCAAGAGCTTAAAACACAAAACCAACTAATAAGAGAAGAAAACGCGCTAAGAGAAAAAGAATGGTCTCAGCGTTTAGATATTGCAGAAAAACCAATCAAATGGATACAAACAACTGGTGTTTTTATTAAATGGATTGGAGCAATTTCGGCAGCAATACTAAGTGTCGCTGCCTTAGTTAAATTTTTTGGTATTATGTAATGAATTTTTTTTACAAAATTGCACAATGGATTGACGAAGCATGTGAGAAAGGATTAAAATTTCCTTTTGCTCATGACCCGGTAAACAAAAAACCTTCTGTAACCCTACTTACATATTATATTGCGCTTTATATAACAGTAGCTTCTGTGTTATGGCTTCATTATAAGCCGCAATCGGTAATACCAACTTCTTTTGCCATGCTATTTTGGGTTCTTTCTTATGTGTTTTATAGGATAAGAAAACTAGATAACGCAAAAATTTCTTTAGAAGACAAATCTATAGAACTTAATTCAAAAGATGAAGATTAATCTTTCTTCTTTTTTGTCTTTTTAGCCTGAGCTTCAGATCTTCTTTCTTCTTTTACTGTTTGAATTTTAGCGATTCCATCTGCATCAAAAATAGCCACTGCAGATCCATTTCCAACCTTAGACATTTCTTTAATTTGTCTAAAAGAAACTAATTGAGCTAGAGTAACTTCAACAATAGGCAATCCTTCTTCTAAAGAAATATCTGTATCTGTAAGATTCATAAAAACGGCATTTACTTTATCTTTAGTTTTTTCAGCAGAAAGCAAAGCAATTCCATTTTCAGCAAGAATGGGAGTAATGTTAAAAACAAGAGACCAATCTTCGCCTCCAGCTAAAACTTTTAAATCTAAAGGAATTTCAATTTTAGTTATATTTTTTGCATTAAAAATTAAATTAGGGCAAATATTTTTGCTAATTAAAAGAGAAAATTTTGTTCCAGCCATCTTATCAATAGTATTTGTTTCTTTAATCAAAATTTGCTTCATGATCTTACTCCTATTTCAATTCCACCTAGAATTTGTACTCCTGGTCCTAACATTGAAATTTCTAAATCTTTAAATTCAAGCTCTCTGAACATTTTACGTAATTTAGGCTCTATGGGACCCTGATATTCAACTTCGTTTAAATCTAAAGTTAAAGGAACTTCTGTGTTAATTTTAGCTAGCTTTTTAGCTTTAAAAACCTCGTCTTTAGATTGAAGAAGTTTTACCTGCATAGAAGTTTTAATAGAAGATAAGTTAACGTATATTCCTTCTAGTGTTTTAAACTGCTGCAAAAGCTTTAAAGCTCCTTTTGGTCCAATACCCTGAACTCCTTTAATATTATCAGAAGTATCTCCGACAATAGCCAAATAATCAACAAACTGTTCCGGCCAAATACCATATTTATTATGAATTTCTTTTACACCTAATGTTAAATTTTTTGCTAAATCAAAAATATTAGCTTTTTCATCTACTAATTGCGAAAAGTCTTTATCAGAAGATACAATTTCTACTTCAATATCAGGAAACTTTCTTCTTGCTTCAATAACTAAAGTACCAATTACATCGTCAGCTTCAAATCCAGGATAGCGATAAGACTTAAACCCTAAAGCTTCGATAAGGTCCGGAAGCAACTTAAGCTGTCCTTTTAATTCGTTAGGTAGTTCAGATCTATTTGCCTTATAAAGAGGCTCTATAGCTTTCCTAAAAGACGGGCCAGACCCTTCCATGGCTAAAGCTATGTAATCTGGAGCACGTTCTTTAATTAAAGAATTCATACCTCGAACAAATCCATGCAAAGCTTGAACTGGTATGCCTTTAGATGTAATCAATGGAGTTGATCCGTAAAAACATCTATAAAATAAATTACTTACATCAATTATTAAAAGTTTTTTCATTATTTTTCTCGTTTAACCAAATCTATTTCAGCTTTTGTGTATAGATATTGTGAGGATTGCAAAATTTTTTTAGATAAATCCATAAAGCAGAGCTTAACTTGCTGAGTTTTTTTAGGACCCATTAAGTTGTTCTTTTCATCAAATGCTCGTATTGCAATATTTAAAAGTTTCATTGTATCTGCTGTAATAAGCAAAAAAGTAGGCTTAGCCTTTCCTAAAGAATCTTCGCTAATTAACAAATCAATAATGTCGTTATATTTACAAAATAATTTATAAGTATAAGAAGCTTTATTTTGAGCATTTTCTTCAGTAGAATCAACCACTTCTCTAATGGTTTTATCTATCCAACCTGCAAAAGAATTAAAAAGAAGCGCCCTTAAAGCGACTTGTTCTCTGGAAGTTAAACCAAGAACATGATATGTTTGATTTTCTTGCATAATTTGCCTTTTATTAATGAGTTACGCTTTATTTTAGCATTATATTTTTTTAAAAACAAGCCTAATCTTGCTTGTAATCCAAAAAAAATAGTGTTAAAATAAGTATCAAAATGGTATTTTTGCCATTTTAATTTACTTTTAGGAGAATATAATGGAAACCACAGCTACTTTTACTATCAATACGGTTGGCGAAAATACAGGTCGAGTTTATACTGGAAAATTTTTGGTAAAAACAGTCATTTCTCGCAGAGATTATTTTACAGCAGATGAACGCCGCCGAATGATTCTCGGAGCAAACGCACAGGCAGCAACTCCCACCGTACAGGGGGAAGCTTATCTTTTTGGGCAGCTTTATGTAAGAATCTTGGAAGCTCCTAAATTTTGGACAGATTCTGATAACGGATTAGATCTTGAAGATACTAATGTAATCGCAGAAGTATTTGAATTAACTATGCAAAAAGAACAAGAAAGATCTCAGTCTTTAAAAGAAGAAGCTGACAAAGCCGTTAAAACGCTTGCTAAAAAAGTTTCAAAAAATGAGTAAACTATTTAATTTTGAAAACATTAGTAATATTAAAACTTTAAGCCTAAATGAAGCCGTTGAAAACGGCTTTAAATCTTGGTATTCAAATATTTGTAGATGGTATTCTCGTAATTTTTATACACCATTACTTCAAGTAGAAGAAATGCCACCTGAAGTAGTCTTAAAGACATATTATGATGATGTTTTTTATAAATTAATCAATTCTTCAGAAGAAAATGCTCAAAAGGCTATCCAAGAGGAAATAGAGTCTTTGGTTAGATTTAAAACCAATCCATTAGAAGCTGAAATGGAAAAATCTCAACGAGAAAAAGAAGATGATGAATGGTATGAAAAAGAAATAGAAAAGCTTAACAAGCAATTTGAAGAAAAAGAAAATAAAAACGCTAACTTAAAAAACAATCAAGAGCCTAATCTTAATAAAACAGATAATGCAAAAGATAAAGAATTTGTAGAGTTTGACGATCCGCCTCCGACTTTTGATGAGGATTAAAGATGAACAGTAAGTTAACTTTTGAAGCCAAGATAGAAGGAGGAGAAAAGCTCCTTGAAGTTCTATCTAAAATAGAGGCTAAAACAAAAGGACTTGGTGAATCTGGTGGAACAGCATTTGATGCGTTAAACCGCTCTTTAAAAGATTTTGAAACCTCCCTTCAATATTTAGCAAAACAGCAATCAGGTTTAGGCGGCGTATCTAAACTTTTTGACGATATTTCGACTAAAGCTTATAAGGCTACAAGCGAGACTAGAATGAAAATTCTAGACGCTTATAAAGATAAGTCTAAAGATTTAGAATCTTTTATTAAAACTAATGAAACTCAGATAGATCAGCTTCAAAAAAAATTAGGCGAATTTGAAAACAGAAGAAAAGATTCTTTAACAAAAGAAGACATTGCAAACCAAACCGTTTGGGCCAACAATCTTAATAAATTAAAATCTCAAAATATTGCAGCTACAGTTGATTTAGTAAAAGCTCAAAATCAAATTTGGCAACAATCACCTTTTTTTAACCAAAATGCTATTAATTTTCTAAGTAAATTTGGTGGTCCTGGTGCTCAATTAGGTGCTATGACAAATGTTGCAGGATTTGGCCTAGCTGGGGCTTTAATGGCTTCCACAGCTTCTGCTCTCAAAACAGGCATACAACTTCCTGGAGCTTATTATGGAATGGAATCTTACGAAAGATCTCTCCAGCCAGCCAATCAGTTATTGGCTCAAAGAGCTGTACAACAATATACTGCTGCAGCAATTCAAGGAGATTACACAAATGCAATTTTAAGAAGAGCTGGTTTGGGCGTAGAAGCAAGAGAGGCATCTTCTCCTTCTGGATTAATGGCAGATAGAGCAGAAAGCACATTGAGCAGTAGAGGATTTCAAGCAACAATAAGCGGTTTATTAGGTGGAGCAAGTGTAGCAGGAGTAGTAGGAACTGCCGCACTTCTTGCTAAACTAGGGGTAGCTGGATTAGCTACAGTAGCTACTGGCGGAGTAGCTTTACCTCTTATTGCGGCTGGTGTGGCTGTTGGAGGCACATATGGATATATGTCTGCTAAGCCCATCAGTCAACAAGAAGCTTATGCTAAAAGAATTTCACAATTAGCTGAAAAAGATAAACAACTTTATGATATTACTTTAGGTCAAGCTGGAAGAAATTTAGATCAAGAAAGTTCATTGCATGGTAATTTGCAAAGAATGTTTGGCATAGATCAGACTCACATTAATACTGCAAACTTAATGCAGCAAAAAGTTGCAGATATGTCAGATTTGGCTGATATGAGGAATAGGCTTGGGCAATATGGAATAAGAGAAATGCGAGACGCTACATTTGGGGTTTTTTCTGAAAGATACGGTATGTCTTCTGAAGCAGCTAAATCTCAATTAGCAAGAACTGCTGCCGCTTTGGGAGGCGGAAAAGCTGGTGAATATTTTGCAATAGAAAGTTATAAGGATTTAGCTGCAAGAGCAGGATTTTCTTCACAAGAATCAATGCCAGGAAGACAAATTTTAGCTGATTACGCTTCTCAATTAGCCTTACAACAAGGATTTGGTCAAACAAGCGTTTCTTATACCGGAGCTGGAGCAGCAAATATAGCATCTGCAATTGGAGCAAATCTTCCTTCACAAGTAGCAGCAACAACTGCCGTAGACCTTTCAAACGTATTTAGAGAAAGACAAACAAGATCTGGCGGTATAACTAATACTTTATTAAAAATGGCTTTATCAAAAATGGGTATAACTAGTCCTTTTGTTCAAACCGCATTAATTGAGCAAGGATTAAATAATAAAGATGTAAGAAACAGTATTAAAGAAATGGTAGCAGAAGGAGTTGATGTAGATGCTATTTTAGATGAAGCAACTCAAGCTGAAAATCAAGCAATCGGCGAAACTACAGGAATCAAAGAAGGATCAGAAGCTTGGGAGCAACTTAAAAAAGCTAAATTAGACCCAAAAACTTGGTTACTAACGAGAAATAAAAAATTGGCCGCAGATGTATTTCTTGGTAATATGACAGCAGATAAAGCTTATCAAGAGTTTATGAGTCAAAAAGAAACTAAAATAGATACCACGAAAGTTCAAGGTGGTATCTCGGTAGAAGATGAAAAATCTGGCCTTAGAGCGCAGATTTCGGCAGATATAGAAGCTGTCATGCAAAAATTAGCAAATGAACAAGGAGCTTCTGTTGCAAATATTATTAGGCAGGCAACTGTAGATGGATTTAGAAATATGAGCGACCAAATCGCTTCTGCAGGTGGCTTTTTATTTAATTCTAAAAAAAGCACAGGTCTTATTGAAGGCGTACAAAATGCTTTACAAAATACTTTTTTCCCCAATGTCTCTCCTACTACTGTTAGCCCTGTTCTTAACCCTCCACAAGATAATACGACAAATAATTCAACAGGCAAAAAACAATAAGGCATAAAATGAACGGACCAGAAATTAACATACCTTCAGAAAATTCAGATAGAGAGATTTCTGTTGTAAATCGTAATCCGCATTGGATTGTTTGTTTTGTAAGATTCGAAGAACCTTGCGCTATGTATTCTGGTAAAAGCAGTGAAGCTTTTAAAACAACTGAAAAACTTTTGGTCGTAGAAAACGATTGCATAAATCTTACAATAAGCAATAAAAAATCTTCTTTTGCGAAAACTTGTAATCTAACCATGAGAACTGGAGAGGTTTGGTATCAAAATGCTGTTTCTCCTGGCGATTGGGTTTTTGTTTGGATGGTTAATTCAAGGCAAGAATCGGTCGATATAATGAACATTGTTTATACTTTAGCCAAAAGTGTTAGAAATGATGAAAAGTTGTCTGCAAATCATTATAACTCTGGGTTAAAATTTGTTGGTAGAGTAATTGGATTAGGAAGTGCTATTTCTGTTCAATCAAATGGCGTTATAAGCATAACTCAAAACGTTTCTTGTCAAGCTTTCTTAGAAATGGCTAATTCCGTTTATTATACTTATATTGCACAAGAACTAATGACTGGAGGAAATCCGGATAATAAAGCTGAAGGCTCTCAAGCTTTAACCCAGCAAAATTTAAGATCTTTAGGAATTGACTCTAAGCAAGAAGGTAAAAATGGAATGGAAAAGGCTATGACTAATATAGCTGATAAATTTTTAGGTATAGCAAAAAGTTCTGGTGCAGTCGCTCCAGAAGAAATGATAGCTTTAATGTTTATTTTGATAATGGGAGTAGATAAAGAAGATTCTGTAGTGAATGTTATCCAAGGATTAAGCGGCAGCTTCAGCGATGCAATAGGAGTTCCAAAAGAAGTAGCTAAAATATTAAAAAGACCAAATAAAACCAAGCTGTGGCAAATGTACAATGTAATTCTTGGTTTACAAACCTACCAAACAAATAAAGAGCTTCATCGGTCTCTTTTTCCTAATTTAGATTCAGATTCTGCAAATTTAGGAAGAACAAGTGTTTTTTTTAAAACGCCTTTTTCTACAAAAGGCTCTGTTCCTTTGCAAATTCCACCAATTTGGGACAACAGAAGTTTATGGCAAATTATGTCTTCATTTTTGAATGATGTCGTAAATGAAATGTACACTTGTTTACGAGTTAATAAATTTAATGAAATTGTTCCTACATTAATAGTTAGAGAAAAGCCTTTTGGAACTGGAATGTATAACAAATTAGATGGAAAAGCCACTACCTTTTCGCTTAAGTCTTTGCCAAAAGGAACAGAAAAAAGCCCAGATGTTGATGCCTTAAAGAAAAAATTAGATGAAAACCGAGAAAAAAATAAAAAATTAATTGAACAATCAGAAAAAAAACAACAATTGCAAGAAGAAGAAGTTAGGGCTGGATTGCCTTTAAAGCAAAGAGCTTTTTATTGTAATTTACCTAGATGGACTGTACCTGACGAAAAAATTATATCTTTTAGTTTTGTATTAGACGAAAATAGGCGAGTAAATTTTGTGCAAGTTTGGGGAAGAGCTTCATCTGTAGAATATTCAGTAGGACAAATTTGGGACCAAGAAACGTTTAAACAAGCCCAATATTTTAATAAAAATTTTGTTGCTGATGAATCAGATATAGCTAGAAGCGGATTAAGAGCTGATGTTAAAGAAACTCTTTATGACATAAGAATTGGTGAAACTGGTTCACTTTCTAATGTTTTTGCAAGAATGAGAGCTGATTGGCTATTTAATGGTCACTTAAAACCTTCTGGAACAATAACTTTAATGGGGATTCAAGAACCTATATGCGAAGGTGATAATATTGAATTTAATGGTATCGTTTTTCATATTACTGGAGTCAACCATCAAGCGTCTTTAAATGCTAATGGAATAAAAAGTTTTATTACCACTTTAGAAGTAGAAAATGGTATATTAGCAAGGTCATTAAAATCTCCAAACGATCAACCTCAATATCCAAGAAATTTTGGCCAATTTACAGATTCTGTAAATGCAATTTATGACCTAAAAGGTAGAACAGACGTTCAAAATACTGGGGAAGCCAAAGATAGAGATGATTTTGGTGAAAAAATCCCAAATACCGATAAGAAAAAGTAAAAGGAATAACTTATGGTAAGAATGAATGAATTTTATTTTGGTAAAATAACCAAAGTTTTTCCAATAAATCATGTTAATAACCGAACTAAATACCAAACTGAATATGAAGTTTTAATAACTGGAGATAGCTATGCTCAAATGCCTTGCAGAGCAATCCGTATAGATGAATTTGCTACTGCAGATGATTATACCGATGCAATTCTATCAGTTAATACAAATGTATTCGTGCTTTTCCCAAAAGGAGACCCAAACATGGGCGTAATTATGGGAGGAGGAAGATTTTACCCTAAATCTCAAGATTCTAGTAAAGGAAAATATCTTTTAACTAGATTTAACAAAGTAGAATTTGGTATTGATAAAAATTTTAATTATTCTGTAAAATCGGATTCTGGGCCAAATTTTCAAGTTAATACTAATAAGATAGTAATAGATGACTCTACGGGAGATAACATAGTTTTAGATAAAGAAGCTAAGAGTATAACAATAAATGCAAATAAATGGACAGTAAATGTTAGCGGCGATACAAATATTACAATCAATGGCAATTGTAATATAACTGCAAAAGGTAATACAAATATAGAAGGATCTTCCATTAAATTAGGAAAAGCAGCGGCAGAATCTTTAGTTAAAGGAGAAAGCTTTAAGGCTATTTTTGATAGCCATACACACATTGGTAATCTAGGAGCACCTACGTCTCCACCGATGACACCAATGCCAAATTCTGCTTTGAGCAAAAAAGTTAAAACGGAGTAAATATGAATTGTACTTTAGATGGTTTTGTTTCCAAAATAACAGTAAAAATGAATCCTACTTTTACCTTTCCTTCAATATCTGAACCAGGATTACCAAGTTTATGTGCCGGTCTTTTTATGTCTATTTCTGCTGGAGCTAGCTACGTTCTAAGTTTTTTACCTCCAAACCCAGAAAACCTACCATCTTTACCAAGCTTTGATTTGTTTTTAAAACCATTTCTTTCTACTTTAGCAATTCCAGCGATTATTCCTAATTTAGCAGTTGGCCCTGTAAGTCTAGGTAAAATTGGTCCATTAAATACTCCTAATATTTTAAATTTTAATCCAGTTGCTATACCGAAAATGTTGGAACTTTTTGCAATGATACCTTTTAAAATATTTACAGAAATAATCAATTCAATAATTGGCCTTTCTCCTAAATTACCCAGTTTAGGATCTATAAAAGGTATTATTATAAGCGCTGGAGCAAGCTTGGGATTGCCAGCCGCAGCCATGAATTCGCTTTCTTTAGCTTTAGGGGAGGCAGTTTTTGATTTATGCAAATGCCTTATCCCAGTATAACCCTAATCTTATGAATTAAACAATTAATTAAAGTATTTAAGGGTTTGTAGGATTTAGATTATTATGGCAATCGATATTTCAAGAATACCACCACAAATTCCGACTGGCGCAAATGCAATCAGCAAAAAAGACGGCATTATATATGGAAAAAATCCTCTTGAAGATTCATTTACTGGCATAGTTACTGGACCTAATTATAATGGATTTTCTGACGCAGCATACTTTTTTAATTATGCTAAATTAGATTTAAACGATTTTAATGCAGACTATGGTTATGGTTTTCAGATTGAACAAAACGGCTCTACTGTTCAAATAGAAAAGATTCCAGCAATTTATACATTTCCTATAAATCCATCAGCAATCAGCATTCAAACCCCTACCGCAACTTTAACAGAAGTTACCATGAAAGGTATTGTAGAAACACATAATGGTGCTCCTTTAAGAAAAATTAGCATTAGCGGAACTACAGGGGTTTGGCCGATTTTAAAAAGCTCTTCTAGCACTAATAGTTCTGATTTTCCAATTTTAGAATATGCTTTTAAAAATACTATAAAAGCTGCTGGGAATACCGTAAATCAATTTAAAAAGTTTGCAGCTTTTGAGGAGGGGGGACCACAACAAAATCTTTATAACTCTCCTTTAACTAGAAAGTTTACTGCAAATGCTGAAGTTTTAAAATCAACAGGATTTGCAACTGTTCATGATCTAAAAAGATTTCTTGATTTTTACATATCGGCAAAAAAAGAAAGCAAAAACAATAAATGGCGTTTAACTTTTTGGATGAAAAAAGATCGTGAAAAATATTATTGTACATTAAACAGCTATTCTATTCAAAAAGTAGCAGGATCTTTAGAATACAACTATAGTATTGAATTGACAGCTTGGAGACGAGCGCCATTAACAGGAGATATTTTTGTAAAACCTCGTTTATCGTCTGTTACAACTGACAAAAATAAGCTTTCTAATATTATCGCTGGAATAAGCCAAGCCCGTAGAGCAATATCTTCTTCATTACAAATTCTTTCTGGAATAAGATCTGATATTAAGCAAACTTTTATTAATCCTATAGGCGAAGTTTTACTTCTTATGAAAGATATAGCCGGTGTAGCACTTTCTGTAGGAGATTTTAAAGAAAGTATTATTAAAGATCTTTCAGATCCAATTGGCAAATATATAAATCAAAATTCTTCAATATTGGATAAGTATGTTAAAAATAACCCTAAAGCTAAGCCTATAGGAACTAGACTTAGCTACAGTACAGAAACTATTGCAGAACTTGAAGCGGATAAAACAAATTCAGTAAGTATAACTATTCCTAATAGTATTGTTGAAAGCTTAACTCCAACTTTTAAATGGTCTGCAATAGGTGCTTTTAATTTTTTTTATGTTGAAATTTCAAAAAATATTCAATTTAATAGCTACTGGAGAAAAAAAACAACAACTGGTTTTTTTGCAACTTATAAAGGAACTATTAATGGTTGGGAAAATATAAACGAAAGTGAAATCCCCGACAATCAATTAGAAGATAACGGTGTTTATTATTTAAGAATTAAAGGATATTACAATAGTGGATTAAAAGAAAAAATTACAAATCCTATATTATTTACAGTAAAAATACCCAAAGCTAAAACTAAAACTGGGGAAAGTATTCCAAGTGATAATGGAAAAACCGACGAAGCTAATGCACAAGCTAGCGCAAATCAATCTGCGGAAGCCGAGGAATCAAATAAGCCTACTAATGTGCCAAAAGAAAGCAAAGAGCAGGAAACAGCAGACCCTTTATCAAAAATATTTGATGACCCCACTGCAAATGCAGCGTTATTAGAAGAAATTAATATAGATGAATTGCCTCTTACGGACGAGCAAAGAGCTTCTATAACTAAAGCAATTGAGGCCGCAAAAGATAAAACAACTGAAGATCTTATTAACCTAATCAAACAATCATCTAACTTTGCCGCTTATATTTCTGCTGCATTGGGTGGAGCTTCTAAAACTTATAACAGGGTTAATCTAGTTTCAACTCCTTTGGTAAAGAAAAAATTATCAACCAATGACATTGAACTGCTTTCCTATTTTAATAATATTATAATGCAATTAAATTCTTTTGTTCAATTAATGGATTCTGCTAATTCAGAATATAAAGAAGATTATTATACATATTACAAAGATCTTGCTACTAATGAAGGTTTAACTTTTTCAGGCGAATATACTTCAAAAATTTATGTTCCTTTTCCTTATAATGCAACTTTAGAGCAATTAGCTACCCAATATTTGGGAGATCCTGAAAAATGGATTGAAATAGCAGCATTAAATCAATTAAAAGCTCCATACGTAGATGAAGAAGGAAAAAAAGTTAAAATTTTAGCCTCATTTAGTGGAGATACTATCTCTATACCTTCTGGGGAAAAGCTTTATGTAGGACAAATAGTTAAAATTGGGTCAAATACTTCTACGATAAGCATAAGAAAAATTAAATCAATCGATATAATTAATACTGCTCAAACTTTTATAACTTTTGAAGCGGGCAATTTTACTCCAATAACCTCTTACAAACCGTCAGATAATGCTTATATAAGAATTTATCAGCCCCATACTGTTAATTCAGACATGATAATAGCAATGCCATCTAATCTTCCTCCCGATCAAGAGCCTATTTATAAAATAACCCCAGAATTAAAAGATTTAAACAATTTAGCAAAAATAGCAAAAATAGATTTTTTGTTAAATAGCGAAGGTGATTTAATTCTTACTGGCGGAGGAGATATAAAATACGCAGCAGGATTAACGAATATAGTTCAAGCAGCAACCATGATTCTTAAAACTAATTCAAATTCTTTATTGCAAGATCCTAATTTTGGTATTCCAGATCTTATTGGACAAAATACTTCAGAAGTTAAAGCTCAATCTATAGCTGATTCAATAAACGAAAGCTTTAAGAATGATCCTAGATTTGCAGGATTGGTAGCGGTAGAAATTCAAAAAAGCGGTCCTGCTATTACAATTAACAGTTTATTAAATATTACAAATACTGATATAAGATTGCCAATTTCGGCAGAATTACCAAGAATTACTGTTACTTCAAAAAAAAATAAAACCTAATCTTTTTAGTATTCCACACTAAATTAAAACGAGAGGCTTATGTCTGAAATTCCACAGCTACGGTCTAAAGAACAAATTGCAGGCGATTTAATTGACGGAATTCTTGCGAGACTTAGAAAAGATATTGACCTTAACCAAAGTTCAGTTCTTGCTCAGCTTATAGAAGCAATTTCTCAAAATATGTTCAAGGCTTCGGCAGACATGATTGGGATGATCGATGCTCTTTCAGTAGATCGAGCTAGTGGTGAAGCTTTACAAAGATTGGCTTCTGATAAAAAAGTGCCAATTTTTGCCGCAACTGCAGCTACTGGCCAAGTAACTATTACAGATACATCTTTTCAAAAAAGAAGCACTAGAGTTTATTCAGGTCAACCAGCTCCAATTGCTGGCTCATCTGTTATATACGTTTCTGATGCATCTACTTTTAGTCCTACTGGAAAAATTTACATAGGACGCGGAACAGCTAACTCTGAAGGTCCTTTAGATTACATAAGCGCACAACCTGAATCAGGCGGCGCTTTCTGGTCTATTAACCTTGCCCCAACTTCTCCTACTACTAAATTTCATAATATTGGAGAGGCTGTAGTTTTAGCTCAAGGCGGAAATAGAATTATTAATGTAGGAGCTTCTGTTAGAACTGCACCTGATGTTAATGGTAGTCCTTCTGTATTTAAAACAACTACAAAAGTTACAATCATTGATGGAGAAACTACCATAACGAATGTTCCTGTAAAATGTGAACAACCAGGAACATCAGGGAATGTACCTCGCGGTGCAATTAAAGAAGCTGTTGGAATGTCTTTCTCTGCTTCTATTTTTAACGAAAATGCATTTATTAACGGTAAAGATGCTGATACTGATGACGATATTAGAGCTAGAATTAAAAGCTATGAACAAGCAAAAGCAAAAGGCATTATTTCTGCAATTGAATATTATTCAATTGGAGTAATCGCTAAAGATGAGCTAAAAAAAGTCGCTTCAGCAAAAGTAATTGAATATCCTGATTCTACAGCAGCATTAATATTTGATGACGGAACTGGATACGAGCCTAATTTTGTTGGTTCAAAATTTGAAACGGTAGTAGATGAAGCTGTAGGTGGAGAAATAGAAGTTCAGCTTCGACAAAAACCAATCGCTCAAGCTACTGTACAAAATTATACTCCAGGTCCTTATAATTTAGAAAACTCACCTTCTTTAGCAGTAGAAATAAACGGCGTTCAAACTGTGCATAATTTTAATATTGCAGACTTTACAGTACCAAGTTCTGCAACTTGTTTTGAAGTTATGTCCAGTATTAATGGAAATACTTCACTAAACTTTAACGCTGCTACATTAAATGGTGGAACTAGCCTAGCACTTTATCCAAGAGACAGAGACGTTAACTCAATTAAAGTTGTAGATTATACACAAGGCGAAGATGCTAACGACATCTTTAATTTTCCAAAAGAAGAAATTTTAACAATCAGACTTTATAAAAATGACATACCTTTATTCCAAGATGGCAAAGTTGCTAGAATTTATACTAATTTAAAATCAGATTGGTTAGTAGGTATTTCAGCCGGTGTAACTCTTTCTTATATTGTAGATAATACAGAAGAAATTACAGTTACATTTAATAACGTAGATTTTCAAAAAATTGATCCACAAGCTTCTGTTTCATCAACAACTTCTCTGGAAACTTGGGCTAAAGTATTTAACGCTAAAATGCCTGGGGTTATTACAACAATAGTAGGTGAGAGATTGGCATTTACTTCTGCCAGAGGAGTTAGCAGTGAAGCTTCTTTACTTTTTACAGGCGGAACACTCTTACCTCAAATCTTTAATGCTGAAGCAGATTTAAGCTCAACAGGCCAACAATCAGATTTTACTCTTAACAAACAAACTGGGCAAATCGGATTTACTATTCCATTAGAACCAAAAGACAAAATTACTGCTGGGTCTCAATACGCAAGAGGAAATGTAACTAGCGCACCTTTAAATGGTATTTCTTCTTATGGTAGAATATGGTTTTTGATGGATGGCGATAGTGTAAATATTCCAAATAAATTAAATATAAATTCTACTCTTACTTTTAGTAAATCAGGAACAAAACTTACTATTAATTCTGAATCATTGGGCGGTTCTCCTGAAGGATTTGATCTAGCAGAAAAAAATGATTGGTTATTAGTTTGGGCTAATCCAGATGATCCAACTGTTTTAAAAAATTTTCAAGGATTCTGGAGAATAGAAGAAGCTTCATTAGGTCAAATTATTGTTGATGACGGTGCAGTTTCTCGCCCAATTTCTGGCTCTGTTACTGTTAATACAAACCGAATAGCTATCATTAGATCTTCTGCCCCTATGCAAGAGCTTAACTTTACTCCAGGGTCATTAGTTGATTTTATTAATGAAACAAAAATACAGCTATCTGGAGTAGATGCAGAAATCATTGGCTCTAAAATTAGATTTTCTACAATAAGTTTAGATTCAAATGGTGAAATTTTTATAGCAGCAATGGATCAAGGCGGACAAGCATTGAACTTACCATTAAATGTGGCTAGAAAAAACATCCCATCACATTACGGATTTGTGGCAAAAACAGATTCTGAAGTTGGGTTTCCGTCATTTACATATGGTACGCTTGGGACTGGAATTGACGGAACAACTATTACTGTTTCTAATTACAAAAATTTAGGTGGAGATGAAGCAGACTTCTTGGAAATAGTTCCAAAAAATAATACTACAACTGAAACTATTATTCCTGAAAGCAATAAAAATGAAAGGATTTTTGCAGTTGAATATAACGATGCTAATAATTATTTGAATTATTTACCACCTTCATATTTAAATCCAAATTTGGTTCCTAGTACATATAACAGTAATTTACCTAATTTTGCTAAAAGATCATATATACAAAGTTCTGACAGGTATTTCTTAAGGTCTTCTTATAAATTTGATTCTGAAGATTCTTCTTTAGTTGTTGCCGATCAAGACGCTCAAGTTAAAACTTATACTTTACCAGTTTCACGTAAACTTTTAGTATCAGGTAATTCAGCTCCTACGCAACAAGATTTTTCAGCAACAGACTTAGAATCAAACTTACCCTTAAACAGTCCATCTTCTTTTAATGGATTTGTTTTTGATAACTTTAAAGTATTTAGACAAGCAAATGTAAATCTTACAGGAGATACTTTTAGCTTGAAGATGAAGGCAGCAGACTTTGGTCCTTCTGGCAATAAAATGCGAGTAGGCTTTATTTACCCTAAATCAAACGATGTAACCGGACTTACTCATACTCTTACTGCTTCAGAAGTAATTGATTTAGCCATTACATTACCAATCGTAGAGCCAAGACTTCCAAATTGGGATAATACTACAGCCTTTACTATAGAAAAAACTACTAGCGGAGCAAAAGATATTCTTACCTTTACTTATGAAGTAGGTACATTCACTGGATTTGACGTTGGCGCAGCAGAAGTTCATGTAGGCGATGTCGTTAATATCGGAACAACGGATTTCTTAGCTGCTAATAAAAATATTACAGGTAAAGTTACAAATGTTACCCCAACTTCATTTACTGTTGAAGTTCCAACTGGCGATTATGTTTCTGATAAATTATACTTTACTAGCTTAGAAAATAAAAATGGGGTTATTACTGTAGAAACAACTGCTGCTCACAATGCTATAAAAGGACAAAGAATTGGCTTAGCAGGCACTGTACTTTCTGATGGAATTAATAGCCCAATTAATGGAACTTATGCTATTGACAGTATAGTAAACTCAACTAAGTTCACAGTTAAAGCTCCTAGTTTAGGAATTGGAAGTAACATTACTTACGGTGTTCATTCCAACAATCTTGTAACTATTACAACTTCTACGGCCCATAATTTAAGCGAAGGAAATGTTATTTTAGTCTCAAATGCAGGCACTCCTTATAATGGATTAACTGCAGTTTATAGAGTTTTGGGAACAAATCAATTTCAGTACATTAAACCTGGATCTACTGCTGGAAGCATTAACACTGGACGAGTAGACTTCCAATCTAAAGCACCTTCTGCGCTAACAAATATTACTTCTATTACTAAAGTAGGTAATACTGTTACAGTTAATACAGCTTCAACTGTAGGTCTATTAGTTGGAGATATTGTTCGTATTAGTAATAGTGATTTGGCGGATTGGAGTAGTGCTACAACTTATGGAGTTAATGATTTAGTTGAATATTTAGGCCAAACTTATATCTCATTACAGGCAAGCAACACAAACAACATACCAAGTTCTGCAACTGCTTACTGGCAAACTACTGTTGAATCTTTGAATGGAACTTTTACAGTAAATACTTACAACTCAAGCATGTTTACATTTACTTACCCAGTTGGTGGAAATGCTTCGGCTACTGGAGGTACTTACGGTGAATGTGTAGATCAAGGTTATCTAGCTAGATGTTTAGGCGGGCAAGCTGACGAAAACCTACAGTTTGGTTCATGTAACACTACAGCTCAAGATATAGTAGATTATGTAGCAACTTATTTACCAAATAGAGCTTTGGCAGAAATCGGCCCTGATGGAACGACAGAAGATATAATAGATCTTTCTACTGAAGATATATTACTTTCTAGCGGATACATAAGCACTACGGTTACAAATCTCTACATTAGATCTAGCTCTAGATTTGTAAGATTTGCAACAAATACTCTGCTTCCAAAAGGAGCAGATATTAAGATAACAATAGCCACACCTTCTTATCAATCTTATAGTGGCAGCTATGTGGTTATAGATTCTTATTATGACCCTGCTTTAGCTAAAAACATTATAGAGACTCAATCTTCAATAATTGCTACGAGCAGTTCTACGAATACTATTGTTGGAACTGTAATCGGTTCAACTAAATATTTAATGATGAGCGATGGCGAAAACTCGATCAAAACTACTAACCTTGCTGCCGCTCAATATGACCCAATGTTCCAGGTTAAAAAATCTTGGGTAACAGAGCCTGAAATTGGCGAAGAAATTAGACTTGTAGCAGTTACATCTGAACAACTTGTTAGGTTTTGGAATAAACTATCAGTTACTGGTCTTTCAAATGTAGCTAATATTAATCTTTCAAAATACGGAAAGCAATTACAGATTTCTACTAAAACATTTGGTACAACTGGCAGCATTCAAATTGCTGGTGGAACTTCTAATAGAGTTGAAATCGCTACTTCAGGCTCAGGCCGAAAAGTTAACAATAAACTTGGTGCAATACAAGTACCTTTTGAAACTAAAAAAGGTTTGTTGCCTAATCAATGGGTAACTATAAAAAATACAGTTCGACAAAACAAATCTCTTGGGTTTGACACCACAACAACCCTTTCTTTAAATAACGCCGGAGGATGGGTCGATATCACTGGTCCTGGTACTTTCCAGACTAAACGCACTATTACTCTAAATACTACTGTTAAGTTTAAGATAGAAAAACATGGCGACTTCATGGCTTATATTCCAATCGCTGGAAGTTCTCTTGGTTTGCTAGCTGGCGGAGTAAAAGAAGGTGATTGGGTAAGAATTTCAGAAGAAAACGCTACAACTGATTGGTCTAATTCTACTACTTATGCAGTTGATCAAAGAGTTTTCTATGCTGGAACTATCTATGCTTCTCTCGTTAACGGAAATATTGGCAATCTTCCTGATGCTGCAAATAGCACTTATTGGGAAAAGCGCGAATTCAACAAAGGCAATCTAGGAACTTTCCAAGTTGTTCGAGTGTTTGGAAATGCCTTCTGGATTAAAAACGACAATGGCGTAGAAGAAATTGCTCAAGTTGGCGACGTAAACAATATCAATTTTTATTCATACGATTCAGTTATGCCAGGAGATGTTTTAAATATTGCTACAAACATTTTGAGTCCACAAAACTATGGCAGATATACAGTATTGGGACCTGCAGATAATAACACTCCATTCCCAACTCCTAGTAGAATTTACATATCTCCTACTTTCAACCAAAGCATTTCTGCTGCATTGGGCGGAGAATATTTAAATGTAAATGTAGAAGAAAAAGATCCGATAACTTTATACAAAAAAGTCTTTGCAGTTGGACCGACCAATGCTTCTCAAGCTACAGTTCTTTTTAATACCCCAGAACTGATGGATAAAGTCAGTGCTTCTTTAGGTGCAACATTGTCTGTATCTGGAAAGCTTGGATTTAATCAATCGCTTAATTTTGGTATAGATTCTTATATTTATTATCAAGGTCTTGTTAAAGAGCTTAACCGTATTATTTATGGCGATTCATCAGATCCATTAACTTATCCTGGTGTTAGGGCAGCAGGTACTGACATTGATATTAAACAAGCAATTGTTCGTAGAATTACTGCTGCATTTACAGTTCGAGTTAAAACTGGAGTACCTTTCTCTGAAATTAGAGAAAACGTAAAAGCTGCAATTGCTGGTTATGTTAATGCTCTTGGAGTAGGTCAATCTGTTTCTATCAGCGAAATGGTATCTGCAGCCAACTATATTCCTGGCGTTGTAGCAGTAGCTGTAACTTCTCCGTCCTACTCTTCTGCAAATGATCTAATACCAGTTGCTGCATTTGAAAAAGCTTACATTGTTGACCCTACAGCAGATATTACAGTTAGTTTAATTTCAAATTAAAAATAAAAACCCAGCTCTTTTTACGGAGCTGGGGAACCATAAGCACTGAGCGTCCTGCTCAAAATAGCGTCCTGCTAAATGCTTACAACGGGAGCTTCCTTGCTCCCTGTTATTCATCCTTGTCTTTAATTAAATTTAATTCTAATTCTAATTCTAATAATTCTTCTAGCTCATCTTCCATGGCCAAAAGTAGCTCTTCGTTACCGTTCTCCGCCGCTTCCATGGCTATTTTTAGTAGCTTCTGAATAGATTCGCCTCGTTCCTTGAGGCGTTTAAACTCATCCAATGAAATAACTTTCCCCATGAAAACTCCGAAAACAGAAGAAACTTCAAAGGCGCGTTTAGCCATATTACTTTGTTCTGCTTTCAGAAACTTGCTTGAAGAACTCGTCCATTTGACCTCTCAATGATACCAAAAGCTCATCATCGCCAGCTTTCATAGCTTCATCCATTTGTTTAACTAAATTTCCAAATGCAGCCGATTCCTGTTCGCTTAGTTCAACTGCATCTTCTGGATTAAAATCTGGAACCTTATCGCTCATTTTTTTTACCTCATTAATTAAAAACCCATCCATGGGTTTAGTGTAATCCATCACATTTTAAAAATCAATTAATTAAGCAGCCATTATCAAAGCTGTTTCCAAAGCTTTTTTGTTCAACTGTGCAGAAGAACCAAACCACAAGCTGTCAAATCGGCTTTGCTCTGTTTCTCCACGCTCATATTGAAGGTATTCATTTACTGCATTGTACGCAGCCCAGTAAGTGCCTTTAATCTCTTGCATGTCGTTTCCACGACCTTGCTCAAACAAAGGAAGTACGCTGCTAATAACTCGTGAATTAATTTCTTCTACAGACTTTTCTTCCAGAGTCTTTTTCTGGGCAAATACGATTTTAACGTACTTTTCCAGATCTTGCGAGCTAATTTGCTTAGAAGCCAAAACTCTGTACTGTTCTGCAGTAGCTTCAAACTCAGCGTTAGCCAAGTTCATTACTTCTTGGATTTTTTCCAAGTTTTGTACCAAATTACCACTATGCTTGACGCGAAGTAGTCTTGATGCTTTGTCGTTATGAGCCAAAGTCAAAGTATTATTGCAAACTACTCGGATTGGCGTAAACCCAACTCTAACGGCCAAAGTGCCATCATGTGAGTTAGAAAGTAGAACGTATTTGTCTACTACGTCATTACCTTTTACAACCATTGGGTCACGGTTAATTTTAGCTAAAACAAACACTCGTTGACCATCACGCAAAGAGCCTGCAGTCTCAATTGAAGCTTCGTTAGCATCAATAAACGGACGGAAGAAATCAAAAGCTTCTGAGTTCTGCAGCGGGCGATAATTAGGGCCTACTACCCCAAGGATACGGTTATCGGTCTCTCGGTAAGTCGCCATAGCTGAAACAGCTTCCATAGTGTCTACAGTCTGTAACTTTCTCAGACCGACATTCCAGTTGAGTCCAGCAGCAATGATAGCCTCTTCTAACGTAGGTGGAACCTCGAAAGCGCGGCCAAGACCATGCCAAGGGCGTGAACCAACGTACATCATATTTTCTACTTCATGTGCCATTCTAAACTCCTCTGTTTGTGTTCTTTATTTATATTATTATACTTTTATTTCAAAAACAATTATATTTTTACAATTATATCAAAACAAGACAATTATTATGCAGCCAAAAGTTTTACTTGTTTGACAATCCATTCTGAAAGTCTGTAGCCAGATACTCGTTGAGGCAACTCAATGAAAGCTGCTGATTCATTCCAACGATCAAGCATATTAACGATATCTAGATCATTTGATATAAATAGATCTGCGCCAAGAGAAAGAGCTGTACTTACCCAATCTTCATCCATTTCATGTCTAGCATATAAAACTACAGTGTGGCCATTTTTTTCTAGTTTTTTAATTACACAGCTTGGGCAATTATTGTCTAGAGCGATACGCATAATTCCTCCTTTTGGTTAGTGCATAATCAGTATATGATTGCTGTGTAACTTTTGCAAATATATTTTTATGAACGTATCAAAAGGGTACAACCCTCGCAAATCCATCTGCAAGGGATTGTAAATTAAATTGTTTTATTAAGATTGCGTAAAATCTTACGGCATTTGCGTAAGATAAATATTAGCGCTTAGGTAAAGACCCATTAGGTTTGCGCATTTTAGATTTATCCAAATATTTGTTTTCGCCAGTCTCAGCATAGTCTTTTATGTTTTTCAAAAGAGAGGAATGTTTTACTGCCATTTCACGAGTTTGGCTAATAAAAGCAGACATGTAATAAACATTATTCTTTTTCATTGATTAATCTTTCTTTTTCTAGTTTTTGGAAAAAGTCAGGTTCAGGCCATTCTTCCAGGCAATCTAACCAAGTAATATGTAGAGTTCTTGTGTACGGCAATTCAGCTTGCTTAGCTTCGTATTTAGCTTCGTTTAAGTCCTCATAAACTTTTGGCCCATTAGTAACCCAACGATTGCCAGTCCAATTAATAAGAACCCAACCTTGCTTCATACTTACCACCTTAGTCAGATAGAGAGATGAGGATTAACACTACTAATAATAACACCAATACACCGTTCATATCAACACCTTTTAATCTTCTTCTATGTTTTGATACGTTTGCATTACTTCGTAAAATTTATCACGAATTTCTTGAACTGTAAGCTCTTTTTTGTCTGAATATTTCCATACTGAACGAAGCCACTGTTCAAAGGTATAAATATCTGAATAAAGACCTCCGGCAGCTTGAGCCAATTCAAATTCTGATTTTTCTTCCGGCAGTTTATATTTTAATATACCCATTGCCATAATATCTCCTAAATATCATTTGTTACTAGTCTATATATTAGCTCTTTTCTAAAGAGACCGCTCCATTTTCTTTAAAAATAGACCTAAAACTAGAGTTTCGATCTATATTTTGGCTTAAAAGCAAAGATCCTTAAACTCCATGTCTCAAATTGAGGCGCTATAACTCTTTAATTTAACGATTTGTTACACAAATCAATTACGACTGCGGCAGTATGGATAGCAACGAAATAAGTCATAAGTAAGAGCATAAAAACTCCAGCGAAAAATGGTGGACACTGTAGGACTCGAACCTACGATCCTCCCGTTATGAGCGGGATGCTTTCACCAGCTAAGCTAAGTGTCCATGTGTATTCTGTCAAAGTTTAATTAAAAAAGCAATATTAATTTGTCGCAGCAAATAAAGCGTTGAGGATTTCTAGGGTCTCTTTGTCTGACATGAGACGGTCTAATTGCGCAATCATATAACGGTTTTTGCCGTTTTTAGTCAAATCCTTTAAAGCTTTTGCTCTGACTTTTTTATCAATTTGTTTTTTCATATGATATCCAAATTCGACAAAATTGTTTTTTAAGAATTATTGACTACGAGCTTTAAACCACTCTCTCTAATCCTAGCCTTTTTTAGGCTATCAGTTAGACTTTCTTCACAATAATCCAAAAAATAATCATATTCGTCTAATTTTTGTGAATCATCAAAAGAATCAGGATTTAAGGTATCATATTCGGACAAAATTTGATCAGTTGCTTGATTCATTATATAAAGGTCGCCTTTAGTTAAAATATCGCCCTTTTTAATTTGAAAAACTCTTTGCATCATTTGTGCTAAATTTTTCATACAGACTCCACCTTAACGATTTGCCAGTTAAGGGCCAAAGCTCGCAATCTAGCGTCGGCTTCAGTTTTAATCACTTCATCCCACTGAGAAGTTTTTTCGACCCACTTACGACCTTCTTTAACTTTATAATTGCTTTTATAAGTTACTTTGATCATTGGGTCCTCCTTCAGTTAATTACCTGCTTACAAATACAGAATACCATGACTATAAAAATAATCAAGTATTTTTTATATATGTATTGTTTTGAGATTCAACTAACTTTTCGAGCTTCTTCTTGCATTTAGGGCAAGTAACTTCAAATTTTGAATTGTCAATATGATTTTCAAAATCCCAACCAATGCTTTTAAGTCCAGGCTTAACGCCACAAAGACCACCAGAACTTTCGATCATATCATTTTCTGGATTACGATTTTTACCAAAATCATTAAACGGACAGGGAGGACGCTGGATATTTTTTCTAATCACTCCTGGATTAAAAATATGCAAATGGGCCAAAATAAAACCGCACCTATAAAACCCCTCAAAAAACTTATAGGGGTTACATGGTACATAATATACTTAAACTTGTCTCTTTTAAGTCGGTAAGAGAATAAACCCAGCCAAACCCCAAAACCGATGCCAAAATAAATCTCCACTAATCACCACATCAAATAAAAATGTCTAGTTTCAGTTAATTACCTACTTACAAATACAGAATACCATGACTATAAAAATAATCAAGTATTTTTTATATATGTATTGTTTTGAGATTTAATCTTCAGAACTTATAACAACAGAATTCCAGCTTCTGGGCGTTAAAACCAAACCTAATCCTGAACCGACAGACGTTAGAATGAGCCTGCCGAAATTATCTTCTTGAATAGTAAATTTTTTGTTTCCATACTCAATAAGAATGCCCATATCGGCTTGGATTAATTTAGGTTCTGGAAAAAAATCGCCGTTACTTGTATCTTTTGCATAAAACTTTGTTTTCATTTTATTGCCTTTAATTTTTAAAAGATTAATCTTCGGAATCGAAATGTTCAGTTAACTTTAAAAAGCCAACTGCTAAAACTAAAGTACAGAAAAGAATTACAGGGCTAACAATTAAAAGCTCCATAAAGCCTCACGAAAGTTCTTTTTGAAAGACAAAGGTAACAGCTATACTCGCTACTAAAACAGAAGGGAACCCTAGTAATCCAAACAAAAGCCAAGGAAACATAGAAGCAACAAACCCAATCCCTAAGATTTTTAAGAAATTAATAAACAGCTTTTTAGAAGGTTGATTTTTAATAATCTTATATACAAACAAGCCTACAGTTAACAATACTCCAGAATAGAATGTACCTGTAAATAGCCAAAGTACGCTTTCCATATTAATTACCACACTCTGTTCTTATTCCATATTCCAATATAGAATAAACTATTAATATTAGATGTTTAGCTTGGATTATTTATCCCACTTAACTTTACCGCCCAGTTGCTCTACATACCATTGTACGGCTTTTTGTAGCTCTTGTAAGCTGCCAAAATCGCCTTCTGAAGATAAACTTGCTTGATCTCCAGCCAAAACAATCTTTTTTGTATTACCATCAAAAAACCTAAAAACATGCCAAGGAACTTCGATGTCTTTTTGTAGTTCTAATTGCTCTTTAAGTTTCATATTTATAATCTCCGCCAGTCATACACTGTAAAATTCGCTCAGCAAGCTTGATGTTTCCATCTCTAATAAGGGAATTAACTAAAGCTACAGAGCTGTACTCTTGCCCTGTTCTTTCAGCATCATATTGATTTAAAACTTCTTGAGCTTCTGGATCAGTGTAGCTTTTTTGAATAACATAATCAAGTAAAATTTGCTCACGTTTGTTCATAATTATCCTTTTAAAGGAACGTCGTCGATATCTTCAGTCATTGAAGGATAGCTGCTTAGATCTTCTTCTTCCCAAACACCATAATAATGATTTTCTGCTGTAAGCAATGGCGAGTCGGGGAACATTTCTTTTAGTGTAATGTTTGGAGGTTGCATGCCTGCATCTTCAACAATCCTCATAGCGATTTCTGCCAGTACGCCTGGAGTAATATTCAAATCCATTTGCTCAAATCGTTCGGTTAATTGTTTTACTACTTCACTTCGTTTCATCTTCAGACCCTTGTTGGCTTTTTTTCCAATTTTGATATCTACGCCGTTCTTTTGCTATTATTTGCCTAATTCGTTCACGAGGCACATTATATGCGTTAGCAAGATCTTTAATAGATTCTCCCCATAAATACCTATTAGCTATTATCATGGGAGTAGTCATTTCATAATCATAGGTGTTTTTATAAGGATTCAGTCTAGGTGCGATATGGAAGTCACGAGCTTCGGCTTTTTCGTCTTGTTTTTGTAAGTATATATCCCAGCCTTCTTCAGGCTCCCAAGGGACTACTTCTAACTGCTCAACTAGTTGCATGCCCATGCTCTCTAATCCTTCTAGGATTTCATCTACTGCTGCTCGATCTAGACTGCAATTTTCAAACGTATTTAATAAATTATGAAGATATGTAACCATCTCACTTCGTTTCATCTTCAGGCTCCCAACTCCAAAGCTTTAAGGCTAGGCCCTCATCATTAGTCTTTTCAACTTCAATAATTCCATCTACAGTTGGAGGCAGCATACCAAATCCCTGAATCATATCTAATAGTCCGGTAGCTTTACGTAAATAATAATCTTGCTTGGGTTCGTTGCTATATTTTCTATTGGCTTCAGCATCTACCATCTCAGCGGCAATATGCTCAATCATTTCACTTCGTTTCATTTTTAGCCCCTACTATTTTTTTAACCCAATCACTTGTGCTTTCATTAGAACCCCATGATGTAGGATGTCTTTTCAAAACAACAAATGATAAAGACAATTCTTTTGAATATTGATGTGGATTTACTTTCCATGTAGCATAATAGTCGGTAGACCTACTTAAATGATTCCAAGGCATTTTTACTTCTTCTTGCCCAAAACCGTATTTGGCACCAATTTGAATTGCAGACTCGTATAGAGCTTTTTGCAATAAATGCGCTTTTAAAGAACTGGGATCAGCAGCGCTATTCTCCATTTCTTGGCTTAAATGCGTAGTGATAGACATTACATCAAAATTCTTTTCTGCCCAATCAGTTAAACACCTATCAATTTCCTGACTAAAAGATGGCGAAATTTTTTTTAATTGCCAAGATAGTTCATTCAATGCTTCATTTAGTGCTTTCATCTTCAGGCTCCCAAATATTTTTAGCTATAAAAGAGACGCCATTGATAGTCAGAGTCGGAACCTCTGGAGGCAGCATACCGAACCCTTCAATCATATCTAGTAAGCTAACCGCTCTACGCTTAAAATAAGCTTCGCCTGCTTCGTTGCTATATTTTCTATTGGCTTCAGCATCTACCATCTCAGCGACAATATGGTCAATCATTTCACTTCGTTTCATTTAAGACCTCGATAGCAAACTTTAAATTAAGTTGTTTTTGCGTATCATAAGCAGCAGCACGAGTAACATCATCATCAGCAGCATAAGCAGCAGCACGAGCAGCATCATCAGCAGCAGCATAAGCAGCAGCACGAGCAGCATCAACAGCAGCACGAGCAGCACGAGTAACATCATCATCAGCAGCATAAGCAGCAGCATAAGCAGCATAAGCAGCAGCATAAGCAGCAGCACGAGCAGCATAAGCAGCAGCACGAGCAGCATCATCAGCAGCAGCATAAGCAGCAGCACGAGCAGCAGGATTACTTAGGCATTCCTGTGCGGCTTCTATAGCTTTTCTTGGTCTATCGTCAGACGGAAAACTCTTTTCGTATATATATAAAACGCTAAAAGCACATTTAATAGCCCATTTACTTTTTTGCTTGTCATCAAAAAGCTTTGTAATTACCCAAATTTTGTCTTTATGAGTAATTTTATCTAGCAAAATAAATTCTTGTAAGGTTCCATCAAAGTCAGAGTAATATTCTAAATAATTATCGAACCTATTTTTACATGGACCTAATTTTGAGATTATTTCTTTATTTACTCTCATTTACAGCCTCTTGGTACTTCTTAAACATTTCTAACGCCCAAGAACTATCGTTTCGGGGAAATTCTTCTTTGCAGTCTGGGCATATAACTGCGACTATTCCATCATAAATGCCCATGTAGCCACCGTCAATGTTTATTTCTCTGCGCCAATGAGTTTCATCGCCGTAATGCTGACGAAGGACTTCAGGAATTGGCTCACCAATCCAGCTAGACTTGCAATTAGGGCAGTTATCCATTGTTAGACTCCGAACTAAAATATACTTCTTGAAAAGAAAGCTCGGCTAAAACTTCGTTATACTGGTTAACGCAATCAGAGCCATTGCAAGTAGCTTCGTAAAGTTTAATAATCTTATTTGTTTTCCAGTGCTTAGAAATTTTAGTTTTAACTGGGTTTTTATTGCATACGGCACATTTTATACGTGACATACATGCTCCTTTTTAAGAACCCATTTTTTCTACAGCTTCTTCAGTCCTAGCCAAATCAGCCAAAATAGAAGTCACATATCTTTCAAGGCTTTCTTTGCTGTCACCTCTTTGGATTTTCTCCATAAGAGTTTCAAGCTGAATTTTTGTAACCATAGTTGCACCTTTAAGGAAACCAAGACGATAAGAAGGGCGAAGGCGCAAATCAACAGTTTTACCTTCTTCAATTAGATCTTCCATTGCCTTAAACATAAAAGCTCCTTTGGTTAGGTACAAACATAGAATATCATACTAACAAAAATAATCAAGTATTTTTTACAAATGTATCAATTTTAGATATTCTCATTAAAGACAATTAAACTTGATTTTAAGTCTTTTTGCAAGTATATTAATTATAAATAAACACAATCTAAGGCGGCAAAATGAAATATAATGTTGGCATTACAATAATTATTAAAAACCCTAAAGAAGATTCGTTATTTAGCAATGGCATTAGGCAAAATGTTATTTTGCTTAGAGAAATGTATTCTAAATGTAAAAACGTCAACAATGCATATATCATCAATGCCCATCCCAACGTAACAAAAGAAAGTTTTAAAAATACGTCTTGGGAGCCTTACGCTGATTACATAATTCCATTAGAAGAGATTGAAGAAAAGTGCGATCTAATTGTAGTTTGTCATGGCAGTTTACATTTAGATGAATATGCTCACTTTAAAAGCAAAGGTAAAAAAATCGTTAAGCAAGTTCTTGGAGCAGAACTTAATATGTTTAACGAGGTTATGTTATTTAATCTTCCTACTAGTGGGATTTATTCAAGAAACCCTCATTTGAGCGCTATTTGGATGAGCGGCCATTTTTATGATCGAGATCGTTACTTTTTTGAAGCAATGTTTGATTGTCCAGTTTTAGAAGGACCATATATCTGGGACCCAAGGTTTATCCAACATCACGTTGAAGTCTTAAAAAAAGAAAACTCAGATTACAATGGAGTTTATGCGCCAAATGGGGTTCAAGCAAAGAAAATAGCAACTATGGAGCCCAACCTAAATATGGTTAAAACTTGCTCAGTTCCTATCATTACTGCGGAATTATTATACAGAAAATATCCTGAATCAGTTGGCGACATGAAAGTATTTGGTGCAGCAGAAGTTAAAAAGAAAAAAGACCTAATTAACTTTGCTATTGGGCTAGATATTTATAAAGCCAAAAAGATGACATTCGAAGCACGATATCCAGTTGTTTGGTCACTGTATAAACACGTAGATATTTTACTTTGCCATCAAAATGGTTGCGAATTAAATTATCTTTATCTTGATGCTGCTTGGCTTGGCTGGCCTGTAGTTCACAACAGCCCTATGATGAAAGATTTAGGCTGGTATTATCCAGAAAACAATTCCGTTATTGCTGTAGAGCATATAAATTATATTGCTAAGCATTTTGATAGCGTTGAGCATCCAAATGAAAAGTATCTTAAGAAGTCACGAGAATTTGCTTACAGATATATGATAAACAATCCTGAAAATATTTCCAAGTATGAAGTTTTGATTGAAAATGCAATGACCTCAGTGAAATAATAAAAACAGTTCTTTGACTTTTTAACCAAACCTAACCTCATTGGAGCTTCAATGCTTTTGACCTATGATGATGTTCTAATTTTGCCACAGTTTTCAGAAATAAACTCAAGAAAAGATGTAGACGTTAGTAGTTTTGGTTTAAAAATACCAGTAATCTCAGCCAATATGGATTCTGTTACTGGACCTAATATGGCTCATGCTATGACAAATGCCGGAGGTGTGGGCTGCCTTCATCGTTTTGCCGATATTAAAGAAAACATAAATTTATATAAAAACTCTCCTAAAGAAACTTGGGTATCAATCGGTATGGGAGAATTAGAGCGAGAGCGAGCCGCTGCTTTAGCAGTTAGTGGAGCTTATCGTTTTATTATTGATGTAGCTCATGGGGCACAACAACAGGTTGTAGATCAAGCAAAATGGCTATTAGATCGTTATGACGTAGAATTAATTGTAGGCAATTTTGCTACCGCTTCTTCCGTAGAAGAATTTTTGAAACGCAGCAAAGGGTATAACATTACTGCTTTTAAGGTTGGAATTGGTCCTGGAGCGGCTTGTACTACTAGAATTAAAACTGGCGTAGGGATGCCGCAATTTAGTGCCGTAAAAGAATGCGCTAAAGTGCATTACGTTATTGCTGATGGCGGAATCAAGTCTGCAGGCGATGTAGTAAAGGCTTTAGCCGCAGGAGCTGAAGCTGTAATGGTAGGCAAAATGCTTGCCCAAACAGAAGAATCTGCTGCACCTAATATCAATGGACATAAAACATATAGGGGCAGTGCTTCCCAAGAATCTTATGCTGTTCAAAATAAATTGGCTGACTGGAGAACGGCAGAAGGTGTTTCTGGGCATGTTAAAGTTACCTCTACTGTTAAAGATGTAATGCAAGACATTGAAGGCGGAATTCGAAGTGCTTTTACTTATGTAGGCGCAAGCAATATTAGAGAATTTAGAGAAAAAGCTGTTGTTGTTCAAGTTAGTAGTAATACTGCTCTTGAAAATGGTAGCAGATTGTGATAGTTTATTCTTGAGACCAAGGCGTGAAGTCGCTGAGTGGTGAACAGAATTCGTCAGGAGATGCGTTAGCTGCTCACTCTGGGACACGCAGAGAGAAGACAATACTCGGAGCCGAAGACGAGGGTAATCACTTGCATGGGATACGTCCCTGGTAGCTGTTGAACCTCAGTACGCTCGTAGCCAGGGTCGCGTCTGGCTGGTCTCGCTTTAGCTAATATTATTTTGTGGTAGCGGCGTGGAAAGCTGTGGTGACTGGGGCGGCAGCCAGTTATAAACAATAAATTGAACCGCCACTGGAGACACGCTAACCTAGACTCGGAGACGTTCCGATGCGGTTGACTAATGACGATTAGAGCAGGAATCGCGCCCTGCCTACCACACTTTTGTTAATATTATTTTTGCGGCAGTAACGTAAAATTTGGTGAACCTTCAACCCATATAAGAGTAAAAGGACCGTTAACCGTTATTTGCCGCGCTTTTATTTATTTTTTGTTGTTTTTATAAAAATATAAGCTACACTAAATAAGTACCTTTTAAACAGAAAGGTTTTTATGTTTAAAGAATACTGCAAAGAAGACTATATTTTTGTGGACAAAGAAGGTAATGAATATATTTCTGAGCCAGAAACAGATATTGCAAATTTTGTTGTCTCATCAGCAATAATAGCCTTTACTTCCCCAGTATTTATAGCTGTAATGATGAAATTGGCTTTTCTTTTAAATTAATTACAATTAACAAAAATGTAGGGGACAGGTTAATTTAAAAAGACGGAATTCTAACAAACTTGTTCCCTACGTTTTTAACTTTTTGAGGTAATTGTGGAAGATCCAAAAACAGAAAATAAAACCACTTTTGTTGTTCCTGCAAAACCAAATTTTTTCGATGAAGTTATCTTAGCTAAAGATAGCACATTTCAAGTAACGGTTACAAGATATACAAATTTGGTCGATAATGACGCCCATTTATATTGTGCTCTAATTGAAGAAATTGTCCAATTAAGAAAAATTGTTAAAGACTTAGAAGAAAAATTAAACCAAGCAAAGGAAAATACATGACTAAAGAGCAAGTCGAGCTTTTAATTACTTCAGTTGGCAATGAAGTTATTTCTTCTTTAGTCGAGCAAGAGTCGGAATTACTTAAAATTGTTATGATTTCTGAAGAAATTGGGTATATTAAGGTGGAAGAAGAATGAACAAATTACAGTGTCCCGTAGTGGAGCAGCAAAAAATAACAAAATTCGGTGAAATTGGCTTAGAAATGGAAAAGAACTTGAGGGCTGTAGTTGAAGCTTACAGGCATAAACATAACTTAAGCCTAGACAAGGCTTTAATTCTGCTTGCTGTAGACTCTAAATTCTCTTTAGAAGCACGAGTTTATTTTGCCAAACTAGCTGCAAAGGTTAGATTTTAATAGCCTAATCTTATTGAAATAATGGACAAAAAGGCGTTTCTTAGACAGTTTATTAGCCCCTTTATTCAAGGGGAAAATTTCGATGCTATTCTTGGCGCTCTTGCTGATGAAGCTGAAAAACAAGAACAGCTTTCCATTGCCGTTAACGACCAATTAACTATAACTGCCTCTTCTGGCGTTTATTTAGATAAAAACATGTCAGCTCTTGGTATTGTTAGACCACCAGAGCTTGGGATGGAAGATCTAGCCTTTAAGCAAATGGGCATACAAGTAAACGCCCAAAAACAAATTACCGAATCAATTCATGCAATTTTAAGCACTTTTTACGGAGATGAAGCCGTTAGAGCGCATTGCACTTCTAGTATTGCAGGTCCATATCAATTAGCTGATGGAGATGATTTAACTTTTGCATTAGAAAATGATCAAATCCTCACATTAGTTATTTCTGAAGCAGAATTTGAAAACATTCAACAGGCAACTGCCCCAGAATTGGCAAATGTTATTACTAACTTTATCAGAAGCTTTGGGTTAAATGGGTACGCAGAAGTTATTATTGACCCAGAATCAGGATTAGAATATGTTCGCATTTATGGCGGAGCCAAAGGCCCATATTCTTATATACAAATTCTTGGCGGCAGAATTCAAAATCAATTAGAATTCCCTATCATAAGAGATACTTTTTTAGAAGAAGGCAATACTACAGTTTGGGAAATTACTCGAAACGTAGGTTCGACTTATAGATTTCGTTGGATATCTGGACCAAAACCTAAGTTAGATCAAGCTTTTGTTGGCGATAATGTTATGATTTATGGCCAAGGTTTTCAAAGCTATGGCATTGAAGGGACTTTTGAAGTTACAAAAATTGCTCCACCTTCTACATCAGGATTTCCACCTTTAAGTACAGTAGCCAGTAATGCAGGATATTTTGAGATAGAAATACCAGATTTTACTGCGCTGAAATCTTCAGCTCCCGATATAGACCCTCCTGAATCAAACGATTATAGATTTAGAGTAACTCAAAGCAGTTTTGATGATTTAAAATTCTTTTTACCAAGAAAAAATACTCCTTATTCTCAGGCCAGATATGCATTAGCTTGGGAACCTACCTCAAAATTATTAAAAGTTTATATGCCAGCAACAACTAAAGTTGTTAAGCGAGCTTTGATTGGAGCTTCCCATTTACATTTTTTGTACGGTAAAGGTGAATTTAATGGAAGTTGGGGTTCTACAACTGAAATTGAAAATAAAATACAAATCGTAAATGATAGAGTTGTTCGTTATAAACAAAACGGTAGCGATGCAGCGGGTTTTGGTGGAACTTTAAACTCAACTCCTATTGATTATATTTTTAGAGAAAATGGGTACACCACTGTAGTTTGCCTTGAGCCGCATGGACTAACCGGAGTTGTTGATCAATGGAATAGAATTATTTCAGACGAAATAGTTTCTGTAAATGTCGCTAACATGCCGGAAGATAATCCTGATACTCCTTTTCCTGGACCTTATATTATAGATCCTGCAGCGCCTTATACTTTAACTAGTTTTTACGGTACAATTAGGGAAAAAATTATAGGTGGGCAAATTAAAACTACTCTTTTAGCAGAAGGAAATTTTCCTTCGGAAGGAGGATATTTGCTTTTTGATTTAAATAAAGAAACTCAAGAAGGTCCAGTAACATATTTAAATGCGCAAAGTATTTCTAATTTAACGCCTGTAGATATTTCAACTATTTCTCAAGTAGGAAATACTGTTACTGTCACCACAATAGGCTCTCATGGCGCTATTGCCGGAGAAAATATTTTAATTTCAAACACCGTTAACTTCAACGGAAGTTGGACTGTTATTGGAACTCCTTCTACCAATGTTTTTACATTTACAAAATTTCCTTCTGCAACTGCTTATGAAACTTCTGGCACTTGTATTCCTGTTATAGAAAACGCTCTTACAACTTTAGTTCTTGATCCTTCATATTCTTTTAAATATAGTCACGATTCTTTATCAGATGTAACTGTTTTAAGCGATTCAAAAGCTTACCAGCCTCAAGAAGATGGGACTGATTATGGAGTATATTTAACTGGAACCGCAGATGGTAGAATTTTTGCGGAAGAATTAATTCGCTCTATTGTTGCGGTTGGGATTCGCTTAGAGATAATTATAATTTATCCTTCTGATAAAAATCTTGGCAATATGGGATTAGGTTCTGATATTGATAATCCTCCAGTAAGCGATAAAGTTAATATTTGGGGTGAAAGCTAATGTCTACTAAAGAAATGCAAATTCAAGCCAATTTAATGGTTGAAAAAACTTTATATGATTATTTAGAAGTTCTTCAAGATATTTATTTAGTAGAAGATAAAAGTTGGAAACAAAAAGAGACCAGCAGCATCCATTTAAGGTTTTTAACTAAAATGAAAATGATTAATTATTCTGCTAAAAAATATGGCATAAAAGATTTTAAAGTTTTTTATTTTGCAAATATTACAGGAAATACATAAATGAAATCTTTATTGCATACAGCAGCAAGTCTTTTACTTAAAGTTAGGTATGAAGATGGGAACAGCAAAGTTATCGGGTATGCTTCTTCTTTTTCTTATACTGTTACTCAAGGACAAAAAGCTATTTATACAGTAGATAGTCCGTTGCCTGCAGAAATAGCCCAATCTGCCGGACCTTCGCAGGTTCGAGGCAATTTAACTATATATTTGCCTAAAGGAACAACTCCTGAATCATTAGGTTTGGTCCCTATGAGACAAGGTGGGGCTGGAGAAAATTTAATGGCCGCGTCTAAATATTTAGCTTTTGATATTTACGATAGAGATACTTCAAATTTGGTAGTTTCTTGCGAATATTGTAAAGTTGGATCGTACAGCTTAAATATTGCGGCAAAAGGTATAGTTCAAGTAAATCTTAATTTTGATGGAATTTTAGTTACTCCTGGATTAACAATATAATAACCCTAATCTTTAAGATATTCAATAAATTGGAGATGTTATGGCAGTAGGTAGACGGTTAAACGCTTATTCAGGAATGCGATTTGATATTCCCCATTTAAGATCAATTGAGTCAGCAACTTCATATGATTTTGACTCTTTATTAAGAGGACTTTTTACTGGAATTAATCAACCTTATCTAGTTAGAGGGTTTGATTTAATAATTCCTCAAGTTGTTACTACTGCTCAAAATATTAGTATTAAGGTAGCTGATTCAGTTGTTTTACATTCTTCTGCTACTGAATCAGGAACTATCTTAATTACCCCTCCAGGATTATCTTCAGAAGTTTTAAATGCTGCAACAAACTCTAAAGTTATCGGTTCTTTTCAGCCTGGAGTAGTAAACTACGTTGCCCTTGATTATCGTCGCATTACCGATACCGCAACAGTAGATCAAACAGCAGGTTGGTCTCCTTCGCAAGGATTAGAGTTTCAAAGATCAGTACCAATTGGTAAAATTTTAGATTATCGTTTTGTAATTACTTCAAATGGTTTTGGAACTAACTTACCTCTTTATACTGTTAAAATCAACGGAGCAAATCAATTTGAATGGGCTACAAAAGCTGTCCCTTCTTTATTCCGTTTAGGCAGCGGAGGTTCTAACCCTAATCCTCAAAATACTTTTAATTGGGGTAACTATAATAATACGCAAAACGGTATTAATCCAAGAAGAGAGTGGGTTAATACTGATGGTACACTTAATTCAAATCCTTTAACAGTTGGAATGTCTGCATCTCCTGATGCGTTTAATTATGGTGATTTTGCTATCACTAATTTTAAGCAATGGATGGACGCAGTAATGAGCCGATTTAAAGAAATTGATGGCTCAGATTACTGGTATGTAAATTCTAAGTTTACTGGAAATGCTCCAAATAGTTTTAATACTTGGTGGGATACTGCTGGCTCAGTATTTACTGGCGCTGGAGAAATTTCTTATAACCTTATATTAGAAACTAGCGTTCCTAGCACTGGTAAATTCCAATCAGTTGTTGCTGATCCTAGTATTAGAATTGGTGAGCTTTATGTTAAAGGATTAACTTCTGGAACTAAAGCTACTCTTGTTTCATATAATAACTCTCAATTAGTTATCAATTCCCTTACTTCTGCTGCTTTTATTCATCCTGAAACTCTTCAAGTAAGACGAGTATATCAGCCTTTAGCGGTCGATTGGACTTTAGATAATTTTGATTTTAGTCCAAACAAATATGGAATACTTTCAAGAAAAGCATTTAGCAGCTCAAATAGCACAATTATTTCTTCTTGGACTTTTGATATAAAATCTACTGCAACTACTAATCTCTACAGTTTAGTAACTGTAACAACAAGCACTGCTCATCCTTATAAAGTTGGGGATTGGGTAGAAGTAACTGGCCTTGCTATTACAGGTTCAAAAGCTCCAAATGGCGTTCATCAAGTTCTTAGCGTTGCTAAAGTTGGCGGCGTTATTACACAATTTACTTTCGCTACTGGACTTTATCTTAGCGGTACAACTTCTGCAACAAGCGCTGCGGCAAGTCTTGACGGTTCTTTAAGAGAGCCTCATTCTCCGTTTTACGTTATTAGCAGTTGTGTTCCATATTCTTCTAATCAATTAAAAATCGAAGCAAAAGAACATGTTTTTGTTGCTCCTCAAAGCTTAGCTGTAACTTATACTTCCAGCAGTCGGGTAGTAACTGTTTCTGATACTTCAACTTTAAAAGTTGGCATGAAGATTAAAAATGCTGATATTGATGCAATTGTAGTTCAAATAAACTCTACTACTGAAATTGAAATTTCAAGTAACCCAGCCCAAAACGGAAGCCTTGCTGCTACATTTAGCGAAATGGTAATGATAAAAGGCTTGTCTGCAACTGGAGTTACCGAAGACGAACTCAACGGCATGTTTACGATTGATCTTATAACTTCTCAAAGAGAAATTGTTGTAACTCTTGCTAACAATGCTCCCCTAGTAATTAATTTAAATTCTGCAAGCATTGAGCCTATTTTATTTGAAACGGTTGTTTCTGTTTCTGGTGCAAATCAAACAGATTATAATGCAGAAAACGTAAAAGGTTTGATTATCGGTGGTGGAGATTTTACTTACGTTCTTGGTCCTGATACTTTACCGCCTTTAGATCCTGCATCTGGCTCTTTATCTTTTGATGCTATAATTGCTACAGCAACTGTTTTAGATCCAGTTTTGGTTAAAGAAATTACCTATGATCATACTTTAAAAGAAGTTATTATAGAAACATTTACTGAGCATAATGTTATTAATGGACAAGGACAAGTTATTACAATTTATGGAAACTCGTCTCTTTCTCCTTTAATAAGAACTTATGATAATGTTACTGTTGTAGCATTAACAAATAAAATTTATAAATTAACTGCGGGCGATGTAAACACTGCCTTTGGTGGTCCTATACCTGATTACGAAAACCCTACAGGAATTAATCAGGTATATTCTAGATTTTTAGATAATCCATATTCTGGTCCGGTTGAATGGACAGGCGATATTCTAATTAAAGGAATTATTGGAGAAATTGGATTTGTTATTCCGCAATCTGCAACAATGGTTAGCATAAATGAAGACCCTGACGTTAGTCCTTTAGCAGATCGCTTTAATGTTAATACTACAGGTACTGCTTATCTTCAAGATGGTGAAGTCCTTTTTGCTAAACTTGAAAGAAATATTTTAGCCTCAAACGGAGCTGTTTATTCAACTGTCGGCGGCCAAATTTTCTCTACACCAACTGCTTTGACAGATAAGAATGAGGTTTTGTTAGAGCCTGGAGATTGGATTAAATGGCAAGATGAAGATGAAAGCAAATGGCTTCGCATTAAAACCATTACTACTTCACAGGTAGTTTTAGAGCTTGAAAATGGCCAAGCGCCTAATGATATTATTCGACCTGCCAAGTCTGGGCCAATAGTTTACTGCAAAGGCATTTATGATAAGCTTTATGTCAAAAAACATAGTTTGGTAGATGTAACAGCAGATGTTTATTGGATTGCTGTTCGTAGAGATAGTCAAAATAAATCTAAAGTATATTTTAGAGGGCTAGAAATTGAAGCTGGTGAAGTAAGGCAAATTAGCGATACGGTTAACAGTAATATTTTAACTTACATTGGTGCCGCTAATGAAGGATCTACTGTCCCAAATTATTCAACAAGCGGTAGCGGCGAAACTGCATTTGTAAAAGAGTTAACAGTAAGTTTTTTGCATTCTCAAACTAGAATGATTACCGTTACTGATGGTCCAGAAAAAGGATTCCAAGTAAATGATATTTTAATTGATGAAAATCTTGTTTATTATACGGTCAAATCTGTTCTTTCTACTAGAACTGTAATTGTAAACGAGCCTATTGGCGTTGGCGTTTATATTGGAAGTTCTATAACTTATGAAAGAGTTAATAGATTTATTGAAGATCAAGATAATTTAACCCTTGCTTTAAGAAAAGAAGATCGTCAAGTCGGTTATGTTGATACTGTGCTTAACCGACCTATTTATGATGAAAATGTTTATTTGCAGCAAATAACATTTAATGGAACTGGAGTAATTAAATCAGGCGAGTATATTTGGAAAGGCACTGACATTAATAATCCTACTGCTCTTGCTTGGGTTTTACATGGAACTAATAATACTAATGATCTTTTTGCTGAAAGCAGTGAACAAATGCCTGGGGGAGATTTTGGGTCTAACTCAGCGATTATTCATATAATATTTGGTACTTTTGCAGTTAGCGATACCGTTTATCAAGGGGCAATTGTTGGCGGAGTGTCTCGTTCGGTTAGCTCTGTTTCTTCGCCAGAAATTCCTGGTGGAAACGGTACAACTACAGGCACCGAACTCGTCTTGCCTCCGAACAAAAGAACTCAAGTGTTTGGCGCTGGCTATGTAGTTTGGCCTACTCATTCTACGTACAAGCAAAGCGGCGAAATTGAGCTTATGGGCGAAGAGCTTCTAGTAATAGTTAACGATGGCATTAGACATGCCGGAATTGATTATCGAGAAACTTTTGGTGGACCAAAAGCTAAAATTAAATTAATTAGAACTCTTCCGCCTAATACTCGAATGAGGTTTAGGGTTCAATCTAGCTACGGTTCAGCAGTTGCAGCAAAAGCAGGCGATGCTTCATTACAATCAGCTTACAATGTTGGCGCTACTATATTAAATTCACCTAATAGACCTGTTCAAATTACTGCTGCAAATGCAAGCACAGGTGAAACTGCCGAGATTATTAGAGGTTCTTTAGAAATTAATGGTAGCAGCGGCATTGGCGGAATTTTCAATGAAGGTTCGACTGACCAAGGCTTTGTTATAGGTAAAGAAACTAATAAACCAAAAGAAGTTTGGTCTGGTCTTGATGCCGTTAAATCTCATTCTTCTTATCCAAATTCAGCTTGGAAAAGAGCTACTGCTGCGCAGACAGTAATTGGCGATTCTGCCACAATAATTACTGGATCTGCTATTGCATTAGCAGAAGGTCAAGCTTATCGAATTCGCATAAATGCTGTTGCTCGTCGCAGTGATGGCACTTTAGGAGTATCTAGTTTTGTCCTGGAAGGGACGTTCTATATGACTGGAGGAGTTGTTTATGCCGCAGGTTCTCCGGTTTCTGTTATCAATGGTTGCACTGGCGATGGATATAATTACGCCGCAGCTTTTGGTATCCAAGGCACAAATGTTGTCTTAGCTGTCTACGGAGCACCAAGCGCATCAGTTGAATGGGCTATTGGTATGGACTGGCAAGCAATAGGCTCTCCATCTTAAAAACAAAAACCCCAATTTCAGGACGATTTTGGGGTTTTGTTTTCTTTATTTTGTATTTAATGATTTTCTTTTAGAATCCATCATTTCCATGATGTAAATTAAATAAGCTAAACTTCCACCTGTGCCGCTTAAAACGCCAAAGAAGTAAGCGTAAGCGTAGGTAGAACTCCAATTACTTAACACTCCACCTAAAATTAGGCCAGTAAATACTGAACCAATAAAAATAGCTCTAGCTTTATTCAACGTCATTTTTTACCTCATTTTTAGCTGGCCCATAATAAAATTCAGGATGTCCACCAGCAGTATATTCTTCTCTAGCTTCCGGACAATGAACTTCTAAATATCCTCGAACTAAATTTAAAATATCGCCCCATTGAAGGTCATGCTGATCCGTCATTTCAAGCATAATTTTTTCTAGATCAAGCAATACATGACCAAATGGCCGAACTTTATTTTTCACTTTTTCCTCACCAATTGCTTGACCAATTTACTAACCTTACGCACAAGTTTACTAAGCTTATGATTAACATTTTTGGTAAGCTTCTTAGCTTTTGCTCGTACCAAGATTTCTAAAACATAAAGCTTGCTTAGTTGATGGAATCCTCTGTGGGCTTTCCAAACAGCAACTACAAAATCTTGTTTTTCTTTATCTGTCAAATTATTTTTAGGAGGAAATGAATTAAATTGTTTCCAAAAAAATGAGCTACGAAGCATTCGTCTTTCTTCTTCTTGGGCTAGATAAAGCCCTGTCCATTGGTAAACTTTTGCTTTAAGTGCAAGAACCAATTTTTGACATTTATGTTTTAGAGACAGTTTCTTTTTCATAAAAACTCCTTATTCCATTTCGTTAACAAACTCTGTTTTCCATCCATTTTCTGTAGTATAAGTTACACTCATTATCCCATATTGTTTCATTATTTTCAAACAAATTGGGCAAGGTCTTGCCATTGCCATTTGTCCTGATTTTAAAGAACGATATACGACTATGCTTGTACCTTTTACATTATTTAAGCCAGCTCTTATGATAGCATGCATTTCTGCATGAAGGGTTTTGTATGGGGAATAATGTTTAACTAAAGGGTGAGTCTTAGAGCTGTTAAACCCTGCCGATAAAATATGGTTTTTGTAATAAACACAAGCTCCCATTTTAAATGCAGGATGGTCAGATTTTTGACTGATTTTTTGTGCTAAAGTTTTTGCTCTTACAAGCATATTAAACTTTCTTTTAAAAACAGTGAATTTACTGCTGGGCTGGCAGGATTCGAACCTGCGGTGGGCACATTAACAGTGTGCTGCCTTACCAACTTGGCTACAACCCAGCACTAAATTCAAAAAAAAGCTTAGTTATTTTTGTTTTTTTAAAACAACTATGCCATATCTTAAAAGATCTTTAGTCTTATCATATTCCATTTTTAAGTCTTTTGCAATATCAACTAAAGGTTTTCCTTCAAGAGTTTGCCTAATAACAGTAACATGCTCAGGGTAGTCTTTTGACATTTTTCCTAAAGCCTTATTAAGGTTTTTGTTTACCTGCTGAGATTCAACGTCTTCTTCTTGAGTTGCTTCAGTTGGGATTTCAAAAGTTAATTCATCTTCGCCATATTCTTGGTCAATATAAATCTGGGAATCAAAATATTTTGACCGACTACCTCTTGTTTCCATTTTTACATGATGCATGACTACTGTTTTGCATAATGCATTTAAATTTTTATTAAGATCAACTTTTTGCCAATTAAACATTAAATGAATTAGCCCTTTTTGAATAACTTCATCTTTTTCAAACTGTGAAAGATTATAAGAGTTTGCAAACTTAACCATCGCTGGGCGATATTGTTGAGCGAATTCATTAAAAGTCATATTATTCCATTCCCATAATTTGTTTAATTTGATCTGAATAATGTTTAGCAAAAACTTTACAACGAATAACCTGATTTTCTCTGCTTTCTTGCGGAAACCTTTCTGTTAAGCATCCTGCTGAATAAGAATTTTTTGCAATTTCTATCATGGTGTAATTTTGAGAATTAATAGTCATAGTAGCTGTTTTCATTATAGAATTTAAAGACCAAAGATAAAAAACAATTAATGCGGTTATGGTTAAAAACAGTTGTTTCATTCTACCCTCTTATATTAATGTTCATCGCACTCATAAGTTTTTTGAGTAACATTATCTTCAAATTTACCAGAACTTGATGGATTAAACAATTCTTTTAGATAATAAGATTCAAGTTCTGAAAAGCTATAAGAATAAAAATTATAAGGATACATTAGGCTAACTGGGATTTCTCCAAGTACATGCTGTCCTTCGTAATATTTTCGCTTAGAAACATGGTCTCTTTTTAGGACACAATGGCCAAGTTCATGCAAAACAAGTCCCAATCTTGCTTCTGGAGTTGCTCTAGCCCAATATTTTTTATCAATATGAATTTCCCAATGGCCGCTAGACCATTGAATACAGAGACCTACTTTAGGCTCTTGAAGGTCTGCAAACCCAATGGCAATATCGTAAACAGGTCTGCCATACAAAGATTCAAATACTTCTAGTTGAGGTTTAAATGTAGGATCAAGTGAAGTAAATCTTCGCGGATCTTGATTTAAAAGCTGGCCACAAGATGTAGTCAAAAAGCTCAGAATGAGGATAACAATAATTTTAACCATAAAAACCCCTTTCAAGGGTTAAGGTTAATTATTAGGCTTCCCTGCCTTTGACCACTCCCGTACTTGGTTTAACCAGTCTATCACAGCATCCAAATCATTAAAAGGAATTTCTTGATAATTCAAATAAACGTAATAGCCTGTATCATATTGTTTCACGCACAGTTTTTGCCCTTCCCCAAAAGCAGGATTAACAAGTTTTAGGGGCTTTGGTTTTTTAATTACGCTCATTTAAACTCCTTAAACAGAAGCAGCTATAAGAAAAACTCCATCCAATACCAAGAACTAGTAAAACAAAAAAATAAGCAATAATTCCAGTAAAAGCTACAGCACTTAAATATTTTAATAAATTCATATGATCCTTTATTCTTTTTCCCAAACGGCTACAAGAACTTCTTTATTATCTTTCGTTAAAGCTTTAGTCGGAGGTAGCATTCCAGCAGCTTCTATAGCTTTTAAAATATCTAAAGCTACATCCGATCTTTTTTTAATAAAACCTAATTTTTTGCTTACACTAAATTCATTACTTTTAATTACTTTTTCAATGATTTTGACCATTTCGCTTTTTTTCATTTTAGTCCAATTTCCTTTAGTCTTTCATTGAGGTATTGGTCAGCAGTATATTTTTTACTTAAAACAGAATTTGGCTTAGGATGGACAAATAGCGGCATGGAATATCTAGAAATATTTTCTGAACTTGGATTAACTACCCTGTGAGTTGTGCTTTTAAAAAGCCCTCCGCTGGCTTCCTGCAGCATATCTCCGACATTAATTACAATTGAACCAGGATCACATTCCACCTTATGCCAATTACCTTCCAAATCTAATACCTCTAGTCCTGGTTGAGTTGCAGAAGGAAGCAGAGTAATTAAATTAATATCTTCATGGGCGGCGGCTCGAACAGCTCCTTTTTCCATTTCAATTACTGGCGGATAATGTAGAATTCTAAGCAAAGTGCTATTTGAACCTCTAGCCATTTTATGTAAAGGTTCGTTTTGAATATCAACTAGATGTTTTGGTATATGAGGTTGAAGAATAAATAAAATGTGCCTTGCGATACCAAGTAAATCTTCTGTTACGTTAAAAGTTAAGTATTCACTAATGCCATCTGGTAAATTTTTAAAAGGATAAAAAGCGTGGTAAAATTCTTTCAAATCTTTAACTGGATTTCCTTTTGCATTTTCACTTTTAAAAGGAAAAAATCCTTTAACTCCATCAACAGTTTTTTTATCATATTTTTTATCAGAATCAAAGAAAACTTTCCATTGATCATAAAGGTCGTTGACCTTTTGCATATCAATGCCATGATTTGTTATAACTGCAAAACCACTTTTTTTAAAAGATTCGACAATTAGTTCGCTCCAGTTAGCGCCAGTCATATTGACGGTTTTAATCCCACTATCTTTAACAAGCTCAAGCTTAGGCATATAGCCTCCTTTTAGAGGTCTTCAGGCTCCCAAATATTTTTTCCATTAAGAGAAATGCCGTTAACGGTTAAAGAATGGACAGGAGGAGGTATAATGATTTTTTGCAGCTCTAAATTACGAAGCATATGATCAGCCATATCTGTAGCTTTTTGCCAATCTACATTAATATCATCAAAATTGTCATTTAAAACAATAATAATCTGACTCGCAATTGCTTGGACCATTTCGCTTCGCTTCATTAAATTACCTTAATCGTGGTATTAACTATTTTTTAGAAATAGACGCTATGTATAACACTATTAGTGCAAAAATAAGTACAGGCTCAAAAGATTCAAAATATAAAGAGCTAAACAGCCCCATTACCCCAACTGTAATGATTGCTGTTGGTTTTGCTAAATCAGTTCCTTTTTTCTTTACAATAGGCAGTAAATCTTTTTCTTCTGCATCAACAAAAACATTCGTTCCAAGCCTAATTTTATATTTACCATCACTATATTTTCCAACAATAGTTTGGCAAAGTTCTACTCTATCCCCATTTTTATGCATAAAATCCTCTTTTAGATATTGTTATAGCAAATTTTTTCTCTTGTCAAACTTAAAGAAAAAACTTGATCGTTTCTGTAGACTTTTAACTCTAAAACAGTTCCAACTTCACCGCGAATCTCTTCGCCTGTAACCGACCTAACTATATCTCCAACTAAAAGTCCAGCTCGTTCGGCAGCATAACCATTAAAAATTTCTGTTAGCATTCCTGTTCTATAGTCTTGAGAAATACCAATTCCGCCATAATAAGAATCGCAGGAACTATCTTCAGAATCTTTTTTTGGAATAGGAACTTCATCGTTACTGATAATATTTGTTTCTGATTTCGATTCAGAGCTTTTAGGCTTTTCCACTACTTCGACGACCAAATCAGGTTTTGTATTATTTTCAGGAATTTGCTGCTGTAATTCTTTTTTAGAGAACTCTAATCCCAAAAATAAAAATACCATTAAATGTATAGCAAAGCTTAATCCAATGGCTTTTTTCACGGCTTAACTCCACTTTTTAATACTATTTCACAAATATGATCTAATCTTTCTACATGTTCGTAAGCTTCCCAAGGATGTCTAGCTATCGCACATACGCCGTGATAAGCCTGACCAACTATATCATAAGTAATAGATATACTTGAATCTGTAGGATTAAATTGGGTCATTGCTTGAAAAGTAGCATCCCCTAATTCTTTTGAAGTTGCAGGTAAAGCAGGCACATTTGGTCCAACTTTGGTGTATCTATTAACTTCTGGAAAAAACATAGCAATTTCCATTAAGCTCCAGCCCGCATACATTGCCGCTACGATATTTGTGGCGTGAACATGCAAAACTGCTCTGGTTTGTGTATTATTTACAGACTGTAAAAGCCAATGCATGTGAAGTTCGCCTGATGGAGTTTTACCGTCAGGTATAACTAATTTGTTGTTTTCAATTTTTATTTTTACAATATTTTCAACTTCAATCTTATTTTTTCTTACGCCGGATGGAGTAATGTAAAGGAAATTACTTCCCTTTTTTCGCAGACTTACATTCCCATCTCTGGTAGTAATCCAGCCTTTTTCGTAACATTTTCGCATTACATCGCCAATTGCCGTTAGCATTCTTCCTCCGTATTTATTAAATTGTAAAATATTTTTTTGATAATTTCAAATAAAATCGATTAATTATATGAAATCCTAATCTTTTTTGCATAGAGGGTTATTTATGGCTGTACAAAAAACGGAAGCTTTATCGCTTGGGATAGGGGCTTTGCCCGACCATTTAAGGTCTTTAGTTGTGTTTTCCTCAGCAGGAAACGTCTCAAGTTGGTCTTCAACTGAAACTTATACCCCAGATAAAACAGTAGAATATTCTAATTCTATCTGGAGATGCGTTACTTCAAATTTTAATTCAGTTCCTGCCATTACAAATGCTAATTGGCAACTTGTTTATAAAAACGTAAAAGACGGAGATATCTGTCTTTCTTTTGATGGCATTAGTTCAAATATTCTACAAAGAATTAATGGAATCTGGGAAGCTTATAAAGAAAATACTATAACTGTTAATCTAGTAGATGGCCAAACGACCCCTACGCCTGCAATAACTTTTATCGGAAACACTTCTTATTATTCTAAATTAGAATACACAATAAAAAGAGGTAGCGGTGAAGTTCGTAAAAGAGCCGGAAGTATGAATATATTAAACGATGGTAACTTAGGGTTAAGTTACGACCATGAATTTATGGAAATTGGAAATGATGTTAATGTATGGATTACTCCTGTGATTAACGCTGGAACAGTAGAACTGCAATATACCTCTGACTTAGAAAACGAATTGATAACCTTTACTTATTTACTAAAAAAATGGGGTTAATCTATGAATGAGCATCTTTTAAGAGAACAAATAGTTGAATTAACAAAACTTTTAGAATTAAAAGATTTAAGAATTAAAGAGCTAGAGGCTTTACGTTCAATTCCTAGTTTAATATTAAATACTGAACCTAAAAAAGAATTAAATTTTTGTCAAAATAAAAAATGTAAATGTGGTAAGAGGGAAGAATAATGAGTTATAAAAATCCAACTCCAACAAATATTGGCAGCACTAAGCTTTCTGAAATTTCTATGGATACTCCCTCACCTTTGTTGGATTCCCCTATTCACGACTCAGCGCTTAGAGTTACAGAACAGCTTTTAAAAGTTACTGCCGATCTTTTAAGAAGGCAAAATTTCTTTTTAAGATCTACTGGTTCAGTTAATTGGGATGCTTTAGGTAATATTAAATTAGGCGTTGGTATTAATATGGTTGTTGATATTCTTCAAACAGACCATGCTACGCATAGAAAAATTTCTTTGCAAATGATTGGTGGAACTGCAAATACTACCACGGAATTTAATTCAATTAGTTTAGCCGATAATGAATTGATTTATTTAGAAATTGATCCAGCAAATTTAACATCTAACAATATAATTATTGAAAATGGCGTAGGCGGCAATTCTAGTGTTTTCGGTAAAACTTTAAGAAAAATAAATTCAACAACTGGCGGAATGCCTCAGTTGGTAAGTCCAGTTAATGGCAGTACATCTACTACTTATTATATTCCTGTGGCTTACAGAAGCGGCTCTAGTATTCATTGGATTCCACATGGAATTACTTGGCCTGCAAATACTGAATCGCCTCTTGGCGCTGTATTAACCGATGGCATTACTCCTATTCCTGAATATTTCGTTGAAAGCCAATTGGGATTAAAAACTGCGATTGCAAACCTAAACGGAGTTGGCGGCGGCGTTATTCTTTTAGTGAAAGATCCTGCACAACCTTTTAATATTGACGAAAAAATAACTGTAGGACCAAATATTACTATTTTAGGTCGAGGCAAAAAAACTGCCATAACTTTGCTAAATGGTGGTAGTTTTGAATTGCAAGAAAATGCAGAATTAAAAGATTTTTCTATTATTACAGCATCTGATTGGACTGGAAATGCTATTCACATGAATGGAGGTAAACGAGCTAAAGTCAGAAACGTGTTTATAAATGTTGTTGATTCTGAAGATCGGCCTGCAGTGGATTTAATGACTACTTACAATGCTAATTCTTCTATTAGTAATAAATTTGCAAATGGAACAGTAAACGATATTTTGCCTTTATTAGATGGTTCAGTTGTAGTTGGCGGATCTTTTACTGATTACAACGGCACAATTGGAAGAAGTTTTTTAGTTAAATTTAACGCAAACGGTACTTTAGATACAGTATTTTGCCAAAATGCGGTAGATAATAAATTAAATGGCCAAGTTACTAAACTAGCTTTGGACTCAACAAATAATATTTTAGTTGGTGGAGATTTTACTAATTATAACGGTATAAATGCATCAGATTATTTAATTAAAATTTCTACTACAGGTGTTCCTAATAGCACATTTAATGCTAGCGTATCTTATAAAATAAAACCATTTATAACTACTACTGCAGCAGGCATACAACTTACTCCTAGCAATATTATTAATGCAATTTCTACATTGAGCGATGGAACTGCTTATGTCGGCGGAAGATTTACTCATATATATCCCGATAGCTTTAGCACTGTAAATAACACTATTAGAAAAGCAATTAGAAGTCCGGTAGACGGATCTTTATTTATTGCAACACCAAATGCTATTTTAAAAATGACAAAATATGGAACCTGCTCTGTTTTAGCTGGAGAAATTGGAGCTATTGATTATATAAATGCTACCGGATCTTCTGCAAGATTTGGCGATATTTGGGACATTTGTATAGATTCTACCGGAACTAACTTATATGTTGCCGATTCAGGAAATAGTGTTATTAGAAAGGTAATTATTTCTTCCGGCGTTGTTTCTACTTTGGCCGGACGAGCACCTGGTGTAACAAATTCACCTACATATCAAGAAGGCATAGGTTCTTCTGCAAGATTTAATTTTGCTAGTGGTATTTGTATAGATTCAACTAACACTAATTTATATGTCGCTGATACAGCAAACCATAGAATTAGAAAAGTTCCAACTGATGGAACTACAACAACTAGTTTGATTGCAGGAACTGGAAGTGTTGTATATGCCGATGGAGCAGGGAACGTTGCTACCTTTAAGGAACCTTATGGAATTTGTATAGATTCTGCAAATGCTAAGCTATATATTGCTGATACATTTAATAATCGAATTAGAAGAATATTAATTGGAGCTACTGCAGCTACTAGCACAGTTAGTTTGCTTGCTGGGAGTACCTCTGGTTATACAAATGGAGGCTCTACTGCCCCTATTTATCAATTTAATGGCCCTTACGATGTTTGCTTAAGCCAAAACGAAAGCACTCTATATGTAGCCGACAAAACTAACAATCGGATTAGGACAGTAACCGTACCTGCTAGTGGAACTGGAGTTGCTGGTTGGTTGGCGGGCAATGGACAAAGCTCTTGGCAAGATGGAAATTTGGTAGATAATATTCCTGGACTTGGAACGGCTACTTTTTCATCTCCTGATAGAATTAGCAGAGATGTTTCGACCGATAATTTAATTATTAGCGATACAAATGGATTAAGATATTTAATTTTAGGAAATAGTTTAAGAACTATTTTTACTACAAGAATACAGGCCAATTCTTCTATCACTACTTCGATGGCTCAAAGCTTTATTCATGTTAATGCTGGTAATATTGGTTCTGTTTTGTCAACAACTTATAGTTTTTCTAGCGAAGGCGCTTTTAATAATTCTATTTTTTCTATTTTAACTAAAACAACTAGTCCTAGCTCTGATCTTTTTATTGGTGGAGATTTTACTAATTATAGAGCTGCCAACAATAGCAAGCTGTTGGCTCTTAAAAGTGATGGAACCTTTTCTACAGAACAACCTTCATTAGTGGGGGCAGTTAATAATACAATTAGGTCTTTGAAAATAGCTGATAATAAACTTTTAATTGGCGGAGATTTTACTAACTTTGGTGGAGTTTCTACTCGAAGTTACTTTACTGCCTTAGATCTAATTTCTCTTACGCCTGTTAATACTTATGATAACAAATTTAATGGCTCTGTTCGAACTATTGCTGCTGATTCAAGCAACAATATTTATGTCGGCGGGGCATTTACAAATTATGGTGGTGCAACAGGTAGAAACCGTTTGGCTAGAATTTCTAGCGATACAAATGCCGACAATTCTTTTATGATTAATGCAGTTGATGGAAATAAAATTGCATCAACTTTAAGCGCTATTGCTTTTCAAGCTGGAAGTGGCAATCCAGTATTAGAAAATGCTTTAAATATACTTTTAGGTGGAGCATTTATAAGCTATAAATCTACAACTGGACTTAGTAAATTTACTTCTATTTTTGCTGATGGTTCTACCTTTATTTCGGCAGCAAATGTTACTGGTATTAGAGTCGAAGCAAATAATTGCCGTATTTATGAGTCTTGGTTTAAGGGCGTTTTAACGGCTCAGCAAAGAACTGCCATTAATTATGTTAATGGCTATACTGATAACGCTGACGTAGACAGCTTATTTGAAGATTAAGGAGTATTTATGCCAAAAATTGCTGGCGATACAAATGCATTAGGCAGAGATGTAAATAATGCTTATAAAGTTCCAACTAACTTAGAGACTGGAACGGTTATAGACTGGGACGTTAATACTATTTTTTACAATGAAATTAACGCCAATAAAACTTATACTTTTGCTAATTTAATTGAAGGGCAAATGATTATTTTGGCTATCAAAAATACTTCTGCTAGCACAATAACAGTTGATTTTCCTACTTTAGTATCAGCTTATTATGTTAATGCAATTAATTCTGGTAAGGAAAATATTTATACTTTTATTAGAATTAACAACAAAACTTATGTAACTGTAGTAGATGGAATGGCATAATTATGATGGTTCCTTTTGCTAATTTTCAAAATACAAGATGGCCTTTTGGTACAGGCGGTGATTTAGTTGTTAATAGCGGGCAAACTGTACTTTTAACTCCAGGTACAATTTACGATTATCGTAATATAACTATAAATGCTGGTGGAACATTAAAGGTAGACGATCCAAGTAATATAAATAACAGGACACCTGTAATTGTTGGATGTCGAGATAAATTTACAAACGAAGGCACTGTGATTGGGCAAATTTCTGACTTAGCAGTACAACAAACTGTTAGTTTGGCTGGAACTTGGTCTAAAACAACGGCTTTTCCTTCTAATAGCTTATATCCTCCGAATTTTACTGTTTCTTACTCTATTGCTCAGCCATTGGGCGGAGCAGGAGGAAAAGGTGGAACAGACAATATTGCTTTCGTTGGTACAGGTGGAGCCGGAACTAATGGATTCGGCGGTGGTGGTGGCGGGGGAGAAGGTTCCGATACGACTACTGGCGGTATTAACGGAGATGGCGGTTTTAATAACGGAAATGGTTATCCAACTACTTCTAATACTGGCGGTAATATTTCTGGAGGTACAGGTAATTTTACTAAAGGAGCTGGAGCTAATGGAACATCCGTAAGCTTTACTACATCTGGAAGCATAATAACTGGAATGATAAAAGGCCGAGGTGGAGATGGCGGCGGTAGCGGCGGGGGTGCAGGTCCTGGGAATTATGAGAATTATTTTCCAACATATCGCGGTCTTGGTATGGGCGGCGGCGGTGGTGGTGGAATGAGAGGAAAACATGGGCTTGCTATGTATCTTAAATCAAGAGTTGTTTTTGGTAACGGTATTTTTAATTTTTCAGGACAAAATGGATTTAATGGCGGGAATGGCGGTAATGCTGGTAAATTTGGCAATGTTGGCGTTGGCGGCGGAGGCGGCGGCGGCGGTGGTGGCTCTGGCGGCAGTGGTGGGAAGATCGAAATCAAAACTCGCTATCAATTTATATCTTTATCAAATATTTTAGTAAATCGGGGAGAGGGCGGCATTGGAGGAATTAAAGGAGCCAATGTTAATGGAGGAGTGGCAGCCTTCGATGGCATAAATGGCAACCCTGGAGTTGCTGGCTCAAAAACCATTACAGTAGCAACAAATGATTAGTGTGTTTAACCCTAATCTTAAAACTAATTAAATATAGGAACTATTATGTCAAACCCATCGAAACATTTTGAAATGATTAGGCTTTACCCAAAGCTTAATGCAGATCCTGCTACTGGAAAAGTTGGCGAAATTTATTATAATACTTCGATTAATGCACTAAAACTTTGCATTAACTCAGCACCAACTTGGACAGTTATTGGTGAATCAACTTTACCTTTTCAAGATAAAAATGCTCTATTAACAGAAGGCGGGGTTTGGGATAATACTCTTAATAATCCTGCAAGTGAATTATCTTTTTCTCAAGACGCCTATATACAGCTTCCAGGCTTACCTAAAACTTCTAATAAAATTGAACCAAACACTTTCACTCTTTTAGATGGGGAAGTAGTTTATGTAGACGTAAACAGAACGGCTACTCCGACTACTTTAACTCCTGCTATTTCTAACATTAATGCTTTAACTTTTAATTCAGACAGACTTATTTTAGCTCGCTGTATTGGAACTACTGTTATTATCAATAACAGATTGCCGTTAATTTCTGGAGACAAAGGATCTTTAGATACTTTTGTTCGAGGATACGATAATCAAAATTTTAATTTAAAACTTGTTGGCGACGGAAAAGTTTTTTATCAAAACAATAATTTAATCTTTGAAAATGATTCTTACGTTAACATTCCTGGTTTGCCTTTAGCGGCAAATAAAATTGAAGCTTCAGCCTATACTATTGACGCAAATGAAATTCTTTACGTTGTTCTAAATAGAACTAACACTATTCAAACTCTAACGCCGCTAAACGTACCAATTGAAACTAGCCTTCCTTTAGATTCTTTTGTTATTGCAACAAATACTGGCACAGATCTTATTCTTTGTACTGGCGATAAATTGTCTGAAAATCAAATTAAATCTTTAGGAGAAGGAATTTCGGTAGAAAATCTTTCCATTATTGGGGCAACGGATTGGAAAGACAAAGAAGGACAGCTTAGAATTTTAGCTGAAAAAGCTCTTACTCCATCTGGTTTTACTGAATTTACTTTTATTACTCCAGCAAATAAAATTGCGATTGATCAAACTCAAAGATCTTTGTCTGTCAAAAACTTAGATGTATCTTTTGATGGGGCTAAAATTAATTGGAATACTGGCGAAATTTTTGATTACTCAGGCGTGACTTTACTTTCTACCTTTACTGCGCCTAACACTTTAATTTTAGACGGTTTTTCTAGATGGTATTCAGTTTCGTTAGTTCCAGGAGCAGCTAATTTAGATAATGAAATACCTTTAACTTTAAATATTCTTCCGGCTACAGCCGATTCTACAACCTTAAAAGCGCCATATGCTCCTAATTCTATACAGTTAGGGCAAGTTTTGCTTTCAAATGTTGGCGGAACTATTGAGCCTATAACTCAATCAAGCATAATTCAAAACGCAATTGGAGCTGGAGCTACAGGTGCTTCAGGGCCAAATTCTTCTATACAATTCAATAACTTAGACGCTTTGGCTGGCGATGCTGACTTAACTTGGGATTCTGGCGAAAAAGAACTTGGGTTAGGGCTTTTAAAATATGAAGTTTTAAGTTTGCCTTTATTAGTTAATGACGATCAAAGCTCTTGGCAAAGTTTAATTTCTTTTAATAAATCTTTGCATCGCTTTGTAATTGTTGAATATTCTTTACAAAAAAGCGGTATTTATCGAGTTGGACGCTTTCTTATAACAAATGACGGTACAAATGTCGGATTTAACGACGATTATACCGAAACAGCTTTTTCAGGCGTAAATTTTCAAGCTCAAGTTTCCGGATTAAACGTAGAAATAGTTTATACTTCTACTTTAACTGGCGCAAACGGAATTTTTAAATTTTCTGCCAGAAAATGGTCTTAATAACCCTAATCTATTGAACATAAACAGTTAATCTGTATTTTAATTTGTAAATTAAAAAAGACAGCCTATTGGCTTTGAACTAAGGAGATCGAAATGAACAATATTTTCAAAATTTCGGGAGCGTTGCAAATCGGTAAACTTGCTTCTGCCCCTTCTAATCCACAGGCTGGTTATATTTATTATAACACTGTTACAGCTAAGTATTACATGTACAATGTTACGAACGCTCAATTTGAAGAAGTTGGGTTGAATACCGTTGTAAATACTTTATCTGGAAATGAAACAGATAAAGCGCCATCAGTATCTGCTGTTAAAGCCTATGTAAGTGGTGAGATTTCTTCTGAAGCATCTGCACGAATTGCTGCTGATAGTTCACTTGATACTAAAATTTCTGCGGAAACTTCTCGCGCATCTGCTGCGGAATCTTCACTTGATTCTAAAGTTTCAAGCGAAACATCTACTAGAGTTTCTGCTGATTCAAGTTTAGATAGCAAAATTTCTACTGAAACATCTCGTGCTTCTTCTGCAGAATCTAGCTTAGCTACTGCAGTTTCTGCTGAAGCATCTGCGCGAGTTTCAGGTGAAGCTTCTCTTGCTTCTCTTATTTCAAGTGAAGCAACTGCTGCAGTTTCTGCTGAAGCCTCTGCACGAATTTCTGCAGATGAAAGCTTAGGTACTAAACTTTCTGCGGAAACTTCTAATCGTATTTTTGCTGATGAAAGTTTGGAAACAAAATTTTCAAGCGAAATTTCTTCTGAAGCTTCTACACGACTTTTTGCAGACGAAAGCTTAGCTACTATGATCTCTGCAGAAGAATCTGCACGAGTTTCTGCTGACTCTAGCTTAACTACTCGCATTTCTACAGAAGAAAGCGTTAGAGCTTCTGCAGACAGCTCACTTGCTACTTTAGTTTCTACTTCTGTTTCTTCTGAAGCATCTGCACGAATCGCTGCAGACAGCTCGCTTGATACTAAAATTTCTACTGAAACATCTCGTGCTTCTGCTGCGGAATCTAGCTTAGCTACTGCGGCTTCTGCTGAAACTTCTGCAAGAGTATCTGCCGATGCAAGCTTAGATTCTAAAGTTTCTGCTGAAACGTCTCGTGCTTCTGCTGCAGAGTCTAGTTTAACTACTGCCGTTTCTTCTGAAACATCTGCACGAGTATCTGCAGATAGTTCACTTGATACTAAAATTTCTACTGAAACATCTCGTGCTTCTGCTGCAGAGTCTAGTTTAACTACTGCCGTTTCTTCAGAAGAATCTGCAAGAGTCTCTGCTGATGCAAGTTTAGATAGCAAAGTTTCTACTGAAACATCTCGTGCTTTATCTGCTGAAAGTTCATTAGCTACTTTAATTTCTACTGAAGCAACTGCTGCAGTTTCTGCAGAAGCTTCTGCAAGAATTTCTGCTGATGCAAGTTTAGATGCTAAAATTTCTACTGAAGTATCTGCACTTACTTCTGCTGATAGCTCACTTGCTGGATCAATTGCTAACGTAGCTGGAGATCTTTCTACTGAAGTATCTGTACGTACTTCTGCTGACAGTTCATTAGCTTCTGCAATTTCTTCTACAGTTTCTGACCTTTCTACTGAAGTATCTCGTGCTCAAGCTGCAGAGTCTTCGCTGGCAACTAGCATTTCTTCTGAGGCATCTGCAAGAGTATCTGCTGATAGCTCACTTGATACTAAAGTTTCTTCTGAAACATCTCGTGCTCAATCTGCTGAAGCAAGCTTAGCTTCTGATATTAGCACTAAAGTCAGCAAAGCTGGCGACACGATGACTGGAGATTTAAATTTTGGTGGAAGTTATCTTCCTATCAACCTAGCAGCTCCAGTTAATGATGGCGATGCTGTTCGCAAATCTTATGTTGATGCATTGATTAGTGGTGCAGTTTGGTTGCGACCTATTGCAGATCCAAACTTGTATGACGATAGCTTGTCTACTCCTCCTGGAATTCCTGTTACAAAAGCGGTTTACATTGTCGGCGTTTCTCCTACAGGCGATTGGTCTGGAAAAGCAGGACACGCTCTTTATTGGAGCGGATCTACTTGGATAGATTTGTTTGATCGTCCAGTAGCTATTGGCGACCGTTTTGGTGTCAGCATGTACCTTAACATTGGTGCTGCCCAAGGTGGTTTGCTTGGTAAAGACGATCAAATTGCAGAAATCACTAATGCTACAGTCGGTGCGATTGTTTACAGCTTTACTGCTCCAGTTAATAACCAAGCGGTTTATGTTGATAATGACAATTCTTCGCATTTTGGCCATTCTTACGATTACAACGGAACAGAGTGGGTAGAATTTGGTGGTCCTGGTGCTACTAATGCAGGTACAGGCTTGCAGTGGGATGGCAATACTCTCAACGTAATGGTTGGCGCAGGTATTAAAGAACTTCCTACCGATGAAATTGGTATCGATCTTTATACTTCTTCAGGCTTACATCTTACTGTTGATGGTACAAGCGATTCGGGAGCTTCTGCAGCTCAACTTAGCTTAAAGCTTGACGGTTCTACACTTTCTAAATCAGGAACGGGTGTTAAAGTTGCTGATGGTGGGATTACTAATACGCAAGTTTCTGCTAGCGCAGGCATTGCCTTCTCTAAGATGGCAGCTCTTACTGCCAGCAAAGCTCTTGTTAGCGATGCAAGCGGAGTAGTAATTGCTTCTACAGTTACGGCTACTGAACTTGGCTACCTTACTGGCCTTGACTCAAACGTTCAAGAACAGTTGGATGGCAAGCTAAATGCTGTCGTTGACGATGCGGCTCCTCAACTTGGCGGAGATCTTGATGTTAACGGAAACGATATCGAAGGCGTTTCTAGTGACATTATGTTGGCAGGTCAAAACTCTGTTAAGCGGGCTAAGCAAGCCTCTAAAACAGGTTTTGTTGAAGAAGAATACATTCATGGTGTTTCTCTTTCAGCCAGCCAAACTAATGCAGTTATTTCAAGCTTTACTTTTGCACATGCAAGCGTAGAAGGTGTTGAAATTACTTACAAAATGAAAGATTCTGCTGGTGCTGTTCGTATCGGTACTCTTCGTGTAGCTACAAACGGTACAGACGTTACTGTTGTAGATACCTTTGCCGATAGTGCAGATCTTGGAATTTCGTTTACTGCAGCGGTTAACGGAGCTAACGTAGAAGTAAAATATACTTCTGGCGCTACTACGGCTACAATGCGAGCTGATGTGAAAAAGTTCTTGGCTTAATAAAATAAAAAATTATTAAGCTTTTCCAGGGTCTAAACGAAAGTTTAGGCCCTTTTTATTGTTATATTTATTTTACGGTATCTTTAATTTACAAAAAAACAGTGTTATATTATTAATAACCCTAATCTTTTTTAATAAAGCCTTTGGATAGTGAAAAAGGAATTATATGAGCAAAAATAGTTTTAAAATATCAAAATCGTTGGTGCTAAAACCAACTTCTGCCCCTTCTAATCCTCAAAATGGTGAAATTTATTACGATGAAACAACGGATAAATTTTATGGATATGAAAATGGCGAATGGCATGCTTTGAATGGCCAAACTAGCATGGATCTTTCGTCTGAAACATCTGCACGAGTTTCTTCAGATGAAAGTTTAGCTACGGCAATTTCTGCAGAAGAATCCGTTAGGATCTCTTCGGACAGCTCGTTAGCTTCTGCAATCTCTGCAGAAGAATCTACACGAATTTCTGCCGACTCTAGTTTAACTACTCGTATTTCTACAGAAGAATCTAGTCGTATTTTTTCTGACTCAAGTGTTTCTATTTTAATTTCTTCTGAAACATCTGCACGAGTATCTGCAGATAGTTCACTTGATACTAAAATTTCTACTGAAACATCTGCTAGAGCTTCTGCTGATGCAAGTTTAACTTTAGACCTTTCTACTGAAACATCTGCTAGAGTTTCTGCTGATTCTAGCTTAACTACTCGTATTTCTACGGAAGAATCAGTACGTCTTGCCGCAGATTCTAGCCTTGAATCTGAAATAAATCAAAAAGTAGACAAGACGGTTCTTGTTGACATGAAAGAACCTACTGGACACGCAGATCGAACTCAGTCTATTATTTCTTTTGATGAAAGTACAAGAACTTTTTCTATTGCTCCAGCAATTACTAGCTTTGATATATATACTTCAGGGGTAAAACAAACAATTACCACTACTTTGACCAAACAAATCCCCGATATTTCTGGAAATTATTTTTTATATATCAATACAAGCGGAGCTTTAGATTATTATACAACCTTTAATCCAGCTCTTTTAACAGGAGTTGCTTATACTGCTTTTATCCATTGGAATTCTACTGACAATCAAGCTGTGGCATTTGGAGAAGAACGTCATGGAATTACTATGGACGGTACAACGCATTCTTATTTACATACAACTCGCGGCACTCAGATTAGCTCTGGCGCATCAATTACTTTTGATATAGCTGGGGATGGGACTGCGGATTCTGATACACAAATAGCTCTTACGGATATGCAAATCAGAGACGAAGACATAACCGTAAATATTACTAATAGCGCCTCGCCTTCTGCTCCGTTTCAACAAATTTTAAGTCCAATTGCAAATATTCCTGTAGTTTATAGAGTTGGCTCAGAATGGAAAAGAGCTACAGCTACAGAATTTCCTATGTCCCAAGGCACTGTTAGGGCGCAATACAATAAAAATACAGCAGGGGTTTGGTCTTTAGAAGATGCTTCTGCTGATGGAAAATATTTAGTTAGTTATATTTTTGCTACAACAAATGTAGAGGAACCAGTAATAGCTTTGCTTGGTCAAGCTGAGTTTTCTGATTTAGATGATGCTAAAGCAAATGGTACATGGGATAAAATTAGCTTTGGCGATCTTCCTGCTCAAGAAATGAAGCTTTTATATCTTTTGTTTTATGAAACTTCTTCTGCTTACACCAACACACCTAAAGCAGCAATGAAATCTGTCTTAGATATTCGTTGGGGAGCCGATAGGCAAGTTTCAGCTTCAGTATTTAACGGAGATCATGCTAACCTTTCTGGCCTAGGAAATGACGACCACACTCAGTATCTTTTAATTGATGGTACTCGTCCAATGGGCGGCCATTTAAACATGAACTCTAACAATATTACAAATGTTAATACGATAAATGGTTATTCTATAGCTGATATCTCTGCATCTGTTTCGACTGAAGTTTCTTCAAGAATTTCTGCTGATTCAAGTTTAGATTCAAAAATTTCAAGTGAAACATCTGCTAGAATTTCTGCTGATTCTAGCTTAGCTACTGCAGTTTCTGCAGAAGCAAGTTCTAGAATTGCAGAAGATTTAACTTTCTTAAAATTGGACGGTACTCGTTCAATGTCTGGAAGTTTAAATTTAAATAACTTTAATATAACAAGTATAAATAAATCTGTTAAAAAGATTTTGGTTACAACTCCTACATTTACTACGGTAACAAATAGCGGCACTTTAAATTTATCCAATTCTTCTTCTAGCGTTCACTTTTTAACTGGAACTGCTGCAAACTTTAGCGTAGTTTTTCCTGATTCAACAACTTTAGATATTGGAACTAATTATGAAATTTATAACAGAACTCCAAGCCCAATTACTTTAAAGTATTTTGATGGAACAACAATTGGAATTTTAAGTTCAGAATCTGTTTCATCTTTGATTTTACAAGACAACTCTACTCAAAAAGGTATGTATTCTCCTTTTTCTGTGGAAGTTGCTCAAGCTGCTGGTATCTCAAACTATAATGCAAGCGCAACAACGGCTTTCGCAACTACTGCAACAAATACTTATCAGCAAATAACCGATTTCGTTGTAACTCCAGCCGCAGGTAAATACGCTGTATTTTTTAATTGTTCAGCGACATCTACAAACAACAACTCTCTCAACTATGTAGCTTTATATAAAGATGGCACAATTATAACCAATACAGAAAGGGTTGTTCAGTCGGTTGCTTCTAACTTTACTTTAGGGTTAAACACTTTAGGGACTATAGATTTTAACGGAACGGAACAGTTAAGAGTTTACGTAAAAGTTACTACTGGCGTTCTTACTGTAAATGCTAGAACTGGTGTAGCGATAAGACTTGGACCTGTAGAATAATTGATTAAAAAGCAAAAGCCTATACTGCGTTATTTTTGCTAGTATAGGCTTTATGTTAAAACTTATTTGCTTGATTTAGCATTAATAGCAGCAACGCCAAGCGCATGCCCAGCGCTTTCATATTCATGCAGTTTATTATAAACTGATTTAATCGTAATACCTAAAATTTTGGCAGCTTCTGATTTATTGCCATTTGTATGATTTAATACATTCATAATATGCATTCGTTCCATTTCAGCTAATGAAACCAAATCTTGCGATTTAACAGTAGGCATTACATTTTTGCTTTCTGTTACCAAATCATTTGCTTTTGCCGCATTTACACTTACTGCGCTCATTGCTTTTCCTACCGGCAAAACCACTTCTTCTTCGTCAAAATCCATAAATTTATTCATTTGATCCTCCGTTTTTTGTTTTGTGATACAATAAAATTATAGCGCCAATATTTCCAAAAATAGCAATTGGAATAATTAAATTATTAGGAGTTTTAAGCAAAGTTAATATTGCTATTGTTAGCATAAAGTCTGCTAAAAGAACAAACAACCCAATGCTTAGAAACAGCATCTTATTTTGAATCACTGGGATTGGCCTTCGTATTTAGTCAAAATAAGAGTACCAAGGACTCCAAAAATAGCAGCATTATGACCTTCAATGTCAAGAAGATCGATTGCTCTTTCAGCTTCACATTTTTCTACATTATATTGAACCAAAAAATCTATTATTTCTTTGCTTTTTTTGCTTTGAAACTTTACTTCATTTAGTTTACCGAAAGTTTCATGATTAGCAGTAGCTTGATAAAATTCATTTCCCAGCGAATCAGAAATAACATTAATTTTAGCCATAATGCCTCCTTAAAATAAGGATAGCATTGTTTTTATTTTAATACAAGTAAAAAATTCATTGAAGTTTTATTTTTTCAAAATTGTAATGAGAAAACTCTTTAACTAGTATTTTGGAAAGATCTTTAAACTGATTTTGATTCTCTTTTTCTAAAGAGAGTAACATGCTTAAAATAATAGAATTTTTATCTAGTCCCATTTTGAGATTATTGTTCATTAAGCTTGCTAAATAAAAATCTATGGCAGTTTTTCTAATAATAGAATCCGGAAAAGCTAATTTAAAGGCATTAAAGGCATGCCGTTCCATCCTTCTGATGGCCGAAAAAGTGTCGCAAATACTAACACTTCCTTTTGTTATATCATAATCGCTAACAATTCCAATAGCTTTAAGGTTTTCTAAAATATTAGTTATATCTTTTAGCTCTTTTGCAGACAGCTCTGATGAGAACATTTTACCCTCCTTCCTTGGGTTGTATTAATATTAGACCATTTATTTGATTTAAAGTCAACAAAGTGGTATTCTTTAAGTATGATTAAATCAATATCATTATTTGTTTTAATGCCTGTTGTTTGTTTTGCAAAAATTCAAGTTGCTGTTTTGGACAGCGGAATTAGCTCTAAGCATATGCATAATAAAAAAATTTGCAAAACAAAAAATTTTACTAATGAAAAATTATGGGAAAATTCTGAACATGGCACAAATGTTGTTGGATTAATTATTGAAAATACTCCAAAAAAAATAGATTATTGTATAAACATTTATAAAGGTTTTTCTAAAAAAAGCAAAGATGGGAATTTTAAATCTTACATGAATGCTTTAGCTGAAATTGCAAAAGATAAACCAGATATTTTAAATATTTCTGCTGGTGGCAATGTAATATGGGCAAAAGAATATCAGCTTTTAAAAAAACTATTAGATTCTGGAACTATTATTGTTGTGGCAGCAGGCAACGAGTCTTTTGATTTAAATAAAAAATGCAACTATTATCCAGCTTGCTTAGACAAACGAATTGTAGTTGTAGGAAATGGGTTAGCAGGGGTTTATCATAAATCCTCCAACAAAGGCAAGATTGTGGATGTTACTTTGAATGGAGAAGATCAAACTGGATTTGGTGTTACTCTTAGTGGAACATCTCAGTCTACCGCAAAAGCAACTGCATTTATTCTTACAAGGAAAGCTAAATGATCTTAGAAATAGGTATTGTTGCAGCTTGTATTAATGGCCTTTGCGAAAAGGTTACGCCAGCATACTATGCATATAACCCTGAATTTGTGCAAGAATTAGAACAAGCTAAAAGAAAAATTGAAAAGAAGATAGATTATGCCGTAGTAAAAATTGCAGCTCCAATTATTGGAGCTGCTGTGGCTCAAGAAGCTTCTATTGGCATTAACAATAATTTTTCTTTAGTTGTAAAAGCAAAAGATGACCCTACAGTTAAGGTCATCTGGACTTTTTAGCCTTTATTTAAGGCACTGCACCATCTAGAATGTGCATAATCGTCTGAATCTTTATAACCTAAAACAAAAGCTCCGCAATCACATTTAGAAGTTTTTACAGGCTTTGATGGCTGTTCATCGTTAAAGTTTTTTTGAGAAAAACCTAACGGCAATTGAACCGGAGAGTTGCCGTACAAAAGATTCGCCTTATATACAAAATCGTTAATTTCATCTGAAACAACAGTTGCTGCTCTATCCCCAGTTTTAAAATCTCTGCAAGCGGAAACATGGATTCTGTCTGAATCTTCATGATACACAAACATTCCAATAAAATGAGTGTGATTTTTCAAATGATTGTCTAAATGAATCGTATCTCTCATTTCTAACCTAATAGTTAAATGCTTTGTTAAAATAGAGAATATTGCTGGTGTGCCTATGATATAATATTTATATTTTCCTGTTGGGCAATGAACGCCATCATATACATATCTTTCTATAGAAGGATCAACTAAAGTTCTTAAATGGTATTCGTATGAAGATAATGCTTTTGAAAAAAAAGATACAATATTTGGATTCATAATTACTCCAAAGTTAAAATTTCATAACCTACGTCAGTTACTAATACAGTGTGCTCAAATTGGCAAGCATTTTTACCGCTTAATGTTTTAAATAACACTATCTCTGAGTTTTCAATCTTATGAGACGAATAGGCAGGATTGCCATCAACTACTATTGGCTCAACTGTAATGCATGTCCAGGGCCTAAGAATAAAGCCATCTCCCCAAGTGCCAGTCGGCGGTACAAAAGGATGATCATGAAATTTTTTGCCAATTCCATGTCCACCAATATCTGCAGCAGCAGCATATTTTCCTTTATACTTATTAATAGCGTTATATGTCATAAATCCAATATCGCCTACCGTACCTTTTGGCCTTACAGCCGCAATTCCTGCATCTCTTGCTTGTTTTGCTAAAGATATTAATTCAAGCTTTTGTGTCTTATCGGAATCCGCTTCTTCTCCATCAATATAAACAGTTATAGAAGTATCGCCATGATGACCTGAAGGTAATCTAATTGTTACATCAATATTAATTATATCTCCGTCTTTTAATTTTGTGTCATCAGGAACGCCATGGCAAAGAATATCATTAATAGAAGTACATATGGTTTTTGGATAACCTTTATACCCAAGGCATGCTGCTTCTGCGCCAAGAGAAAGAGTATGTTCGTATGCAATTTGATCTAATTCGTTAGTGGTAACACCTTTTTTTGCATGACGAACCACTTCATTTAAAACTTTCGCAGCAAGTTTACCTGCTTTTTTCATATTTAAAACAAAGTTTTTGTCGTATTTCATTTTTACTCACAATAAAATTTGAGCTTTGGTATCAAAAGTAACACCATTTAAATGATCTATTTCATGCTGAATACAAATTGACGTGATGCCCTTAAATTCCCTTTCTTGAACTGCTCCCATAACATTTTGAAACTTTACTACAATAGCATTGTTTCTTTCAACCCAATATTGAGCATTAGGAAAACTTAAACATCCTTCAGGGTAAACAGTTTTATCAAGAGCTTTTGAAACAATAGTAGGATTTATTAAAGCTCCAAAAAAACCTCTAGATTTATCAGCCTTAAGGGTATCGATAATAATGATACGCTGCAATACGCCTACTTGATTACCGGCAAGGCCAATCCCGCCTTCTTTTTTTACCGTATTAATCATCCTTAGTACGGTATTCTTAAGTTCTTCATTAAAAGTTTCAACAGGTTCTGCTACTTGTTTTAGTTTTGGGTTTGGATGTTTTAATACCTTAAAGTGCTTCATTACATTCCTCGCTAAAAGTTTTTTCTGCCCAATCAAAAATTTGACTTTCAGTTGTTTTATCTATTTTTAAAGTTTTTTCATATCTTTTTTCGTTAATACGAATAACAACAATAGATTCTTTTAAGGTTTTTCCTTGTAAAATATCTATATCTATTTCGCAGGAAATAGCATTAGGAGAATAGAAGAACAAAATAAGTGCTAAAAATATGATACGCATAAAACCTCTATTGTTCAGTCTATCAATGTTTTTTTATTAAATCAATATAATCCTAATCTTTTTTGTAAATATTTGTTATTAAAGGTGTTTTATGATAATAATGAAAGAAATTTTAATGAATAGAGCTAAATTAGAAGATCTTTCTGAAGAAATTCAAAAAAATTTGCAAATTCTTTTACAAAGAATAAATATAGTTAGATCTGCTTATGGCAAACCAATGAAGGTAAATGATGGGTATAGGAGACCGCAGGATGCACCAAAAGGTGGGTCGCCTACCTCTTGGCATTATAAAGGGGCAGCTATAGATATAGATGATAACGACTCTGGAGATTTTGCTAAATGGGTTATAAATAATTTAGAAATTATAAAAGATGCTGGACTTTGGATTGAAGATATCAGGTGGACAAATGGATGTGGGTCTTGGGTCCATTTTCAAATATATCCACCAAAATCAAATAAAAGAGTTTTTATACCTTCAACAAAGCCTCCATGCAATCCTAATATATGGGACGGTAAATATGACAAAAAACTTGATTGATATGTGGGGAAGCGAAGAAGATTGGGATTGTAATGATAGCCAAGAACACAGTTTAACTTCTTGGGAGCAATCTGAAGTATCTGAGATTTTAAAAGAGCTAAAAGAATTAAAGAAAAAAGGTTCAAACATGTCAATTGAAGAAGGTAAAAAATTTACTGATCTTCAAAAGAAGCTTTTTGAAAAACAAGAAGCTTGCTATCACGTTTGGAGCGTTATTTTGTTATTTAATAGACATAGAAGGTTTTGCAAGTGGTGCGACAAAGAAGATGTTGAATACGTTCATGTAGATTAATTATTCGTTTGATTTATTTTTAATATTTTGAATTTGTACATTCATTTCATCTAATCTAGCAACTAAATCTTTAATATGAGCACGAGCATCTGCAACTTTTGCTTCAACTATTGCATCTTTTGCCATATTAGTATTTTGGACAGCTTCCCACATAGCTGATCTTGCTAAATCCAAATCTTTAAAAGCTTGTTCAAGATAAATTTGAACCATTTGGTACGTAAACATTTATTTCTCCAAAACTTTTAATATTTTGCAACCATTTAAACAAATCTTTTAAATTATCTTCTTTTGAATTTTTTCGCGCAAAAGAAAGGCTTTCGACAATTTCTTTGCCAAAAAAGATATCTACAACAAAACCTGTTTTAATTCTTGGATGTTTTGCAACAACAGCTTTTTTGTCCATTATAGCCCTCTTTCTTTAAGCATATTGTTAATTTTTAACATATATTCTTCTAAAGTGCCATCATTTTTAATAACGTGATCAAATTCAGCATTATCTAAATCTCTTTCTGACGGATCATTTGATTGAGTTTTTTCAAATCTATTAACTCTAACAGTCACTAACGTATCTTCTTCAGACATAGAAGTTTTAATTGAGTAAATTTCAGATTGATATCTAAGATCAGAAATAACGAAAAGGCCGTTTTTATCTGCTTTCTCTATAGCTTTTTTGACCCAATATTCTGAATTAGCTGTTCTTTTAACAGACCCTTCAAGTATGCACAAGGCACGAGGTGTCCAAAAAAGTTTTAATTTCTCGCCCTTTGCAATTCCATAAAAAATACCATCAGGAGTAATATGCCCTAAATCGTGATCAAAAAAACAATATCCAGAAGGCGTTTGCCCTGTCCAAGTTCTAAATTCTTTATACATAAATTTAGCTATCATTTTTGAAAAAGAATCTTTAGGTTCAACTGGCATTCCCCTTAAAGGGATTTCTTTTTTTAACTGATCATGCGTCCATTCTAATGGAATATTGTATTGGGCAGCTACCATTTCTTTTAAAGAATCAGCAAAGGCTAGTCTTTTGGCGTTTTTTTCTTTAATTAAAAAATTAGCTAAAGTATCTTTTCCTGATTTAGCCCAGCCGCTTATAGCAATAATAGTTCTGCCCATTTTTACCTCTGTAGCAAAAATTCTTTAATTTGAGAAAGCGAAACTCCCCAACCCCAGCCTCCATTTGCTGGGCCAGCATATACTACGCTCACTAAATCGCCTTTCCAGTTAACAATTGGACTTCCAGAAGCTCCTGGATAAATTGTAAATGTTGTTACTAATGAATTGGCAAATTGAATACAAACTTTTCGTTTAATAAAAAATAAATCTTCATTTCCAGAATCAGTTTTTTTAATAAAAGGAGCTACAATTTCTCTTATTTGCATATCTTTATTTGCTTTACATTGCTTTTCGCTAACTTGTTCGCCAATAAAGCCTACAAAAACGCCAATAAAATTATAGCCTACTGCTTCTCCTGTATCCATCGTAAGAGGTTGTAATCTGGGGTAGCCAGCATAATGAATTAAATCTCCTAATTCTAAACTATCGCCTACTGTAAGGCCGTTAGTATTGTCGGGAGATTCAATTAAGCACAAATCGCTTTTATTAGAAACCTCTATAATTTTCGCTTTTATAGGACGATTTTTATCTTTTCCTGATTTTGGAATTAACTTTAACACAGCAGATTCAGGTATGTCGCAGATATGCCTGTTGGTTAAAATATAGGTTTTCCCACTTTTCCCCTTAACATAAAACCCAGTCCCGCCGCCAAGCGCTCGATTATTAACATGAACTTCCATTTTTACAACTTTAGACGTTAAAAAACCTCTAAGCGCCATTCGATAAAGAAATGGGGAAAGGACAGCTAAACTGAAAATAAAAGACATTAAAACAAGGATTTTGGTAGTGCTTACCGTAATTTTTTTAACCATTAGAAAGACCCTCCGACACTTAAGCCTACCGACCCATTAGTTAATCCAAACGCTCCTAAAGAAAAAGGACCAAGAATGGTTTTTTGAACATGAAGTCCATAGTCTAGTTTTAAATCATTATAACTTAATTTATCCGTTCCAGCAAGTACAGAAACATTCCACTGTTTATTGTCCGACACTTGAAGCTGTTCTTTAGAAACAGTAGTTGTTTTTTCGGAAGATTTAGAGCCTTCTTTTTCTACTGCTACCTTAATAGTTCCTTTATCGATTATTCTGGTTTCTCTTTTAATTGTACCATCTGGATACACTGTTTCTACAATAACCGTTTCTTTATTTTTGTTTTCATCTTTAACTTTTTTTTCTTTCCATTTAATTACTTCTTTTACTACTATTTTTTCTTCAACTTTTGTTACAGTTTTAACTGGAGCATTATGGCGACCTACCATAAAAGAAACTGCTACTAATACAATTGCTGCCATTAAAAGTTTAATAATCTGTGGCATAATTACCTCTAAGTTATTGGATTTCCTTTAGAATCTACTTTAATTTCTGCTAAATTTTTAGCAGATTGTAAATTTTGCTTTAACGATATTTCTTGAATTGGCACACTGCCCTTTGCCGAAGGGATATTTTCAAGAATTAGATTAGCATTTCGTTCTGCTAATCTATCAATTAATGCTTTAGTTTTGGGCCTTCCTGTAGCACTTAAATGATGTGTAATGTAATTGTCATCTATTTTATTTGCATCTACTGGAGGAGCTACAAAGCATCCATAGCCTACACCATGAGTTCGGCCAAGATCATACCTAGTTTCTGATATAAAGGTCTTTTTATTTGGACCTTGACGAGATTTTGCTATAAAGAATTTGACGACAAACAAAGAAACGTCGTTGTAACTTCTGTTGATAGAAATTACAATGTCAGCAAGGGTCATGATTCCGAAACCGCTTGCAGCATTGTCCATGTCTAGCATTTGCGCCCCGTCTTTATTTGCTCTAAATCCTTCTCGGTTTGTTTGAACTGGAGTTATACAATGAAATTGATACTTTCTTGCTAAAAGCCGATATTGTTCGTAAACGTACTCTTTTTCATCCCAATCGTTTTTATTTTTTCCATAATCACGGCTTTTTGTTTTTGCAGGATAATCAACAAGAACAAGATCGAATCCTTTGCCGGTTTCAACTACTTGTTTTTCATGTTCATTAGAGATCATATCTATGACATCTTCACAAAACATTCTTCCAGGTTTAATCCATTCATACGTAAACAGATTTTTTTCTGCCAAGTGTTTCCATGTTTTTTCTGCGTTTTCAAATTTACTGCTATTGTAATATGACATTTCTTCGCCAGTAAGCTCTGTAAAAGATTGAAATAGCTTAATAGCCATTTTATCTTCGCTTTCTTCATGGCTTACTATGCAAACTTTTTTGCCAATAGCTATATTTGAAACTACAATTGTCGCTAGAGCAGTGGTTTTACCTGAGTTTGATGGACCAAGAACCATGGTAATTTCTCCAGGTAACAAACAGCCGCTTGTTTGCGTTTTTAAGTCGCTTAGAGAGACTGTAGGTCCAGTAAGTTTTGAGCCTTCTAATACAGCATTATCAAATTCTGCATTTCCTAAAGTACAAGCCTCGCCTTTTTGCAAGGCAAGCTTATCAAGTCTATCTCGAATATTAGAAAGATTTGCTCTAGTTTCTTCTTCAAATTTAGCTTCTCTTAGCTTTACTGCTAATTGAGAAAGCTCTCTTTCAGCTTGATCATATTTATTGCCATTAAAAAGATGGGCTGTTTGAACTAACCCTTTTTTCATGGTAATAAGTTTTAGCCAACCAGAAATCCTAGTTGTAAGCATTTTTTTTGAAAAATTTTCTCTTTTAGCTACAGATTCATGTAAAGCAAGTCTATATTTATCGTAAGATATTTTATCGGGATACTTTGCAAACAAATGGCTTTCTACTTCATTAACTGTAGGAGCGCATTCAAATTGCTTATAATATCCTGAAATGTAATCATATAAATCTGCAAGAATAGGATGTTCGATATGGCTTTTTGTTAAATTTTTAGCGCAATTTCTTAAAAACTGCAAATCAGACAAACAATGTCCAATAATTGCAAGCATTGCTGGCTGATCTATAACAAAATAATCTTGTTTTTCTTCAGCAGACATTTGGACTCCGAACGGTATGCTTTATTATTCCAGTGTTTTACTTTAAATACAATAATAAAGATTCTTTTTTTAAAAGTTTTGCATTTTCTTTTGCTTCTTTTGCTTCTTCAAACGTGCATTCTCCAAAATCTGCTTTTTTACCTAAGATTTTGCATCTTTGTTTGCAAGATTCTGGAACTTCTATTTTATAAATTGGCTTGGGAATTTTATCGATCAATAACATCATTTCGTAAGATGCATCGTCATCTAAGGCAAGAAATATTCTGTCTGGATTATAATTTAATATAATTTGCAATTGCTTTTCTGTGATTTCTTTTCCCATGGTAGCAACATATCCGCCTACTAGGTCAAATTTTATTGCATCTACAGGACCTTCTGCCAAGATTGCATCTTTGCACGTTAATAAATTATCGGCAAACATAACTAAAGTGTCACGCCGAAATCCTTCGTTATTCCTAACTCTATCTTTATCGCTAACTTTTTTAATAGCCCGACCTTGATATCCGTAAAAAATTCCATTAATTTTTATAGGAAAATATACTCTTTTATAAAAAGAAGAATAATATATTTCTAATTTTTGGGCAATTTCTTTTGTAATACCGCGACTTTCTAAATAATCCATACCTTCTTTTGCTTCTAAAGAAACAACAGGTATCATATACCATTCTGGGTAAGTTTTTGCTTCTAGCTCAGACAAAAGATCTGATTCAATTTCGTCTTTTATCTCAAAAGGATCTTTTATTTCAAAGTCTAAAATCAAACCTGAATCTAAAATTCCTTTAAATTCATCTTTTTCACCCTTAAGTTTTTCTATTGCTTCTTCAGTAGAAACACCTAAAAGCGCTTGAATAAATCCAACAAAGCTTTTTTTGCCATAATCGCAAGAGCCTCTATAGCAAATAGTATGTCCATTTGCTTTTAAAATAGAAAATTTATCTTCCCTTCCGCACATAGGACAAGGGATGCCAACAAAAGTCCTGGACTTCTCTTTGAAATCCAGGCCATTTTCTTGCAATATTTCTATAATTTTATTTCTTGAAGCCATTAGACTGTCGCATTCAAAATATCTCTATCTTTAGCCATAACTTTTTCCAAAATTTCTTTTTGTAATTCTGGATTTTCTCGTAAGGCCGTTAGAATGCCAGGAAGCCCTCGGTATTGATTTTCCCCATACTTATAAGTTACATTATTTGGGCGTTCAATAATTTTATAATTAACCCCAAGGGTAAATACTTCTTCGTATTTATTGGTAATACCTTCATTGTAATCTAAAGTAAATTCTGCTGTTCTTCCTGCAAAACCAAAAGAGCTTTCTTCTACTCTAAATCGAATTTTATGGCCAGTTTTTTGAGCTTTATCCATAAAATCCAAAGTTTCTTTATCTGTAAACTCTTCTCCGCCTAAGCTTACTCTTCCGTCTTTAGATCTATTAGGTTCTACATAACAAAACAATTCAAACATATGCTTTGTTGCCCATGAAGCATGCATTTTTACGGTTTTGCCTCTCATTTGTTCTTTCATGTCCATTTCAGCTCGAACATGTGCCGTAGCAATAAGGCAAATACCATGTTTTCTTAAAGTTGGAAGAATTTGCATTAGTCCATCTTTAAGAGTTAATGCTTGGTCGCCAATTTGTTGAGTTAAAACAGATGTTGCATTTTGAGTTCTTCGCCCAACAATATTAGACAAAGAGTCAATAATAACCAGTTTAATTTTTGCTCCTTCTTGACAAAGAGCATCAATTTCTGTATTAATTCTATCAAAAATTAGTTCTGGCTGATTTACATCATAAGAAATAAATCGTTCTGGATCAATTCCCCATTTTTGTAAAGACGCGCCATTTGTTTGAAAAGCGCCTCTCATTTCTGTATCAAATTTAATTGCAATTGCTTCTGGGTCGTCGGCATGAAGTTGGCCAATAAAAGCATTAGTAATAATAGATTTGCCGCCTTTTGGTGGGCCATACAAAAGCATGGAAGAGCCATAAGGAATGCCATATCCTGGTGTAGCAAATGCCCAGTTAACGGAAGGGCTTGGGCATTTTAGTGTATCGAGCATTTTGCTGTTACCTACGCTAAAATCAACCGCGCCTTCTAGTTTTCTTAATTTAGACAAAAATTTGTTCATTACTTTCCTCCGATTTTACCCATAAAATTGGCCTGTGGCACTTCAAAAGTTTGCCCTACAATTCCATTAAAATTAGGAGTAGGGGCTAGTTCTTTTTCTTTGTTTCTAGAAGAATAATGCGCTCTAATAAAAGTTTCAGAACAAGCCTCTAATAAAGCTTGCACAGCTTTAAGTGAGTTTAATATATCTAAAGATTTAGCGCAAGCCTCATCTCTAATAATTAAAGCTTCTCTGTAATCTTCATTTATTTTAATGCCTTTTTCTTTTAATTTAAGCGCTTCTTCTGGAAGTTTTTCTAAAATGACTGTAGCCCTATCTAATGAGTAATTTTTTTCTGCTTGCAAAATTTCATATTTAATCCAAGCAAGATATTTAGTAGCAAGGTTAGCTGCTTCGTTAAAAAGCCCTTCTAAGTCTTTAGACATAGCAGGATTGGCTAACCTTACTTCATGCAATCTTTTCTCTGCAGTATCAAGAAGCTCCATGTTAAGTTCTAATGGAGGCTTATTTGGAGTGCCGCGAGGCACTCTCAAAACTCTTGGTTCAGAAAGATTATTCATAATAATCTCACTTTTTCTGCATCATGCTTAAAAATTCATCATCGCTTAATTGACCCATAGGCTTAACCATAGCTGAAGCTACAGTTTGACCCATTCCTTGAGGAGCAGAAGTCATTGTGCCTGAAAAAGCTCCAACATTATTGTTTGGCACAACAGGTTCTTGTGGCGGCAAAGATGGTGTATTCAATTGAAAGCCTCCACTTGGAGAAGCTACAACATTACTTACTAAGGTAGCGTTAGTGCCAGGAACTGTGGCGTCTACGCTTTGAGCTTGAACTTTTTCTGGTGCATCAAAGTAAGTGTCCATCAGCTTAGCTCTAGCTTCACCCTCGTAAGACATAATGGTAGCGATTTGCTCTGAAGACAAAACCCTAAACAAATTGCCAAGATCTGCTGTTTCTTTGTCTAAGCGATTAATCACATCTTGAGTAAGATCATGGGTTACATATCTAAAAGATCCATCCCCTGATGGAGCCAAGTACGGCTCTACAGCAAGTACAGCGTTTTTGTCGCCCTTAAATGCTGTTGTCTTTTTGAAATTAAGATAAATTCCTTGCATTCCAGTGACATCAAATCCTTTTGATTCCATTTCTTTTGCCAAAGCAGTAAATCCGGCAAACATTTTAGAACCAACTGATAAAACGCCCATTTTACCTTCTTGGTTTACTACGTTCAGATAATATTTACCTTCACTTTGTAGTGGAAAAATGGTATTTTTTCGAACTTCCATAAGCTGTTCTTTAGTAGCTCCAGAAAGTCTTGCGCTTTCAAGATTTTTTTCTAGATCTCGAACATGGTCGCAAATTGGGCAATGTTGAGTAATTACTTTTGTTTTATAATCAGATTCTTCAATACACATAAAAGGTTTTTGTCTTTTATCAGTGCCTCGAATACCGCGATGTACTCGATAATACTTAGCAATTTTACCTGCTGGAGCCAAAGATTTTAGCGGTGGTAAAACTCGATATACGTTAGGTTTATTGTCTTCGATATAAAACCAAGACAAGCCTCCACCAAATCCAGTAGCATTTTTTTCGTAATTTGCTTTTCCAATTTGTACGTTATTCATATTTTCTCCTTTTAGCCTTATTCTTGGCCTTCTTTTTTGTTTCCATTAATAACGCTTCTTAGTTCTTTAATTTTACCTAAAACTTTTTCTTTGTCCATCTTTTCATTAATTTCAATAACACTAACTGGAATTGGTAAAAAATTTACATCAACTTTACCGGAATGATTGTATAAAAACACTGGCAGTTTTTTGCCTTGAAATTCACCGCTTAAAGCAATTTTTCCAATTTCTCTGCGTACAACGGCAGAATACAGTCCTTCTCCATAATTTTTTTCAAATAAAATATCGATTGCAGTATAAAGATCTGAGCCATAAACATTGTCATTGTATCCATTTACTTGCGGAATTGGCAATCTTACCATATTATACTTTAGTTTAATTTTATTTAATTCATCCAATAACAAAAAATGAGTATTTGTATCGTATGGTTCTGGAGCATTTCTTTCTCTAAGAGCCGTTACAATGTCACTTAAAATGAATTTATAATCTAAAGCTACAGCCGCTTCTTTTGCTACAGAAGCAAATTCTTCTGCTTCAGAGCCTTTAACGACAATAACTACAGTATGTTCCATAACAGCATTTTTATAAGCTTCTTCTAATTCTTTTAAGCGTTCTGTTGCATTGCGCAATTCGCCTTCAAAAGTGTTTCGAATGCGAGGGTCTACATCTTCTGGGTTAACGGCCAACATAGCTTTTTGTTCTTTGATTTCATTAAGCATTTCTTTAAGTTTATTCATATTTACTCCTAAATTAATTTTAATATATTAAATGTAAATTATCAAGTCATGTTGTACTTTTCTAAGTCAGTTTCGCTCAAGAGTTTTAAAACCTTTTTTAAATAAATTCCTTTTTTATTTAATCCAAATATTGCCAATACGGGAAGGCTTTTAAAGCCCATTTCCGCTTGGTCTTCGTCTTGCTCTGGCCACATCATTTCTTCAGTAAAATATCCATTAAAATCAATAACTAATCTAGTTGCTTGTTTGGTTTTATTTTTGTAAGGAAAAGCTTTTTCGCCTACAACATAACCTATTGCCTGGAAATACCTTTCATTGTGTCCTATTTGACTAGGAACAGAAATTTGATAAGGGTCTTTATTTTGAAGTAGACTGTCAAATTTTTGAACTAAAGTTTCTATAGAAACGCCTAAATCAAAGTATTTTCTAAACCATTGTATTTGATTTCCATCAAGTACAATTACCCCATCTTGAGAAAACCAAGACTCATATTCATTTCCAATTCTGCAAGGTAGTTTTTTACCATGTCGGCTAGGGAGCATTATTTCTCTTAAATCGTCAGAATGGATTTGAATAAGCTCTTTTCTTAATAAGTATTTACCTAAAGTAGATACTCCAACATATTCATCTGGCACTTTTTCTGGCTTTTTGCCTTTAATTTGACCTCTAACTTGTTCAAATTGAAACAATTTTTCTTCAATTAACATATTTGGCTCGAATAATGAATCTAAAACGCCCCCAGCAATTAATTTTCTAGCTATAGCTGCAGTTACTGCTGATTTTCTTACATTTTTTTCTAAATCAATACCATTCTTTTTCAAGGCTTTCTTGCGATCTTCTTCTTCTTTTGTAGGAAAATGACAAGAAACAAAGTGCTCAAGATTTTTATAAGGTTTATTTTTCATTAAACTTTCATAAGCTTTTTCACCAACCCCACCGCTAAGGATTGAAAAAGGCGCTACGATTTTGTTTTCAACTATTTCATAATCATCTGTAGAAATATTAATATCTGGAAGTGTGGTAAATTCTTGTACGTTTTTCCAAAATTTAGTAGCAAGTTCATCTTTTGTAGCATTAGAAAGAATGGCTTTCCACCAATCAAGCTTGTATTTTGTTTTTAAATACATGCAAGCGTAAGCTACATAAGCATATGAAACTGCATGTGATTTGTTAAAAGAATAGTTAGCAGATGCTTCAATTTGTTGAATTAATACGGCAACTTGTTCTTCGGTCCATCCTCTTTTTAAGCAGGCAATCTTAAGTTTTTCTGCAGCTATATCAAGAACTGCTTTATTCTTTTTGCCTATACCTCTACGAACCTCATCGGCTTCTGCATCAGACATTCCGCCTATTGATGTAAAAATTTTAATTGTTTGTTCTTGAAACAATTGAATTCCATAAGTTTGCTTTAAAATAGGTTCAAGATCAGAATGCAAATACTGAACAGGTTCGCCGTTTGCTCTGTCAACATAAAGCTCTGCTAATGTCCTTGCCGTAGAGTCTCCTGCAGGGGCATCTAGCGTTCCAGGTCTGCCAAGAGCCGTTAGCGCAGCAAGTTCATCAATGGTCTTTGGCTTTGTTTTTATGACATATGGACGAATTGTTGGTGTATCAAATTGAAAAACTCCATCAACATCGCCTTTTATAAAAATATCCCAAACTTTTTCGTCATAAGGCAAATTCCATGGATCTAGATTCTCATTTGTTCGTTTTCTAATAGAATCCAGGCAAATTTGAATGTCTCTTAATGTATTAAGGCCCAATAAGTCAAATTTAACGCCGCCTGCTGCTTCAACTGACTTTGGAGAAAAGCCTGTGACCCATTCGTTATTTATTTTAATAACAGGCATATAGTCAGTTACTGGCTTATCGCAAATAATAAATCCGCAATTGTGCGTTACATTGCCAGTTTCAAGAACAAAACTGTGATCTTCGTGAAAAACTGATAAGTCATAAACTTGCTCATAACCCAGCTCCTCCGCTTTTATTATCTTCATTTTGTTCCTCTTCTTTTAATATCTTGCCTATTTTTAGCATGGTTTCATAAGAAATACAATTATTTTTGACTCTATTACATCTTCCACAACATGGAACACAATTTTCTTTTAAATGCCCTAAATTTGAGTTTTTACGATCTACATTGGTAGCATTATTGTCACAATAAACACATTTAGACTTTAATGCATTTACGATATCTTCTAATTCGATTGTAGTCTGATATCCTTTTTCAGCATCCCATCTTTTATGTTGATATAATTTAGCAACAGCTTGTTTATGTATTGAAGAAATACTTTTTTTACCTGCACAAAAAGGACACCAAGAACCTTTTTTAATATTACTCCAAGTGGTTCTCCATTGATGGCCTTTAGCGCATTCCCATGTTGAATTATTTTTAGATTTTTTAGCAAAACCTATTATTTTTCCTTCTTTTACTTTAACTAAATTTTCAGCTTCTATTATATCGGCTCTTTTTCTTAAAGAGCATTCTGGACAAACTTTTTTATGCGTAATATTATGAAAGGTAGTTTTAAAAGATGTTTGGCAAGGTATATGTTTGACTTCAATTTGTTCTAAGCTATTTTTATATTCCTTAGAAATGATTTCAAATCCTTTTGATAAACAAATTGTTTTAACTTTTTCAAAACTAAAAGTTAACCTATGGCGAGTTTTATTTTTAAAACAAGATGGACACCAAGTTTTTGAATATTTTATATTATGAAAATTTGATATCCATAAATGCCCATGATCACATTGCCATTTAAGTGGGTATTTTAATCCTTTATATTCCTCGCTTAAACACTTTCCTTTTCTTTCTTCAGCAGCCCGTCTACAGTCTTCGATAGTGATATTAGGCCCTCTCCCTCTTGAAAAACTTGCTCTATTGTCATCCAGCCTTTTTTCGTTAACATCAAATGATCTGGAGTTACAACTAAAGTTTTTCCGTTCTCTAGTGTGTATTTTTTTACTTTTTTCTTCCCCTGGTTTATTAATTTTGCTTTGGCTATCGAGCCTTGGCCTGTAAATACTGTTTTTCCGTCGCATGCATCTATCCTTTTTTCTTTTACTTGGTTGTCTTCGTAAATTAAGATTAGGGTTTCGCCAACGTAACAAGCATGCGAACTTTTATTGCGTTGGATTCCAAGCATTTCTTTTACTACATTCCAAATCTCAGCATTATCCTCTGCATATTTTTGTAATGCAAAATTTTTATCAAAAATGCCAGGAATATGTTCGCCAGTATTTTTGTCATTAAACCCAAAAATAAATGCAATATCTTCGGTTCCTTGTGGAGTAGAGGGCAGTTTTTTACAAAGATCTTCAGTTTCTTTTCTGACCTTACCTAATATAGATCTTTCTGCATCTTTAATTGAAGATTTAATTCGAAGCAATAAATCAGTTGAGAGCCTGCAAATGCCATCTCCATACTTACTTTTTAAGTATTCAATAACTTTTTCTTGATCTGAAACGTCCATATCAACATCAGGAAGAGTATTTGCTTCAATTCTTCCTTCAGTCAAAAATCGTCCAAAAGAAAGGTCATGTTTCATTGGGTTAATGCCGCTAACCCCAATTAAATAAAGCAATAGTGACCCGCCTGCAGAGCCTCGAACGTTCATTAATACGCCATTTTCTCTGCAAAAATTAGCAACATCTTCTATCGTTTCAAAGTAAGCCAAAAGGTTAAGCTTTTTATTATGAGCTAAAACTTGAATTTCATGTTTAAGTCGGTCAACCATTTCTTGATTTGACCAATCCATCCTTCCCCATTTATCAATAGTTGATTTTAACCTATTCATAAATCGGTCTGAATCTCCAGCTAAAATCCATCGTGTTTCAGAAGTTTCTAGCTTAAAAGAATCAAAATTTGAAGCCCAATCATATGAGTTTTCAACCCATTCTTCAATTTTTCTATCATTAATGCCAAGCGTTTTTCTTAAAACTTCAGCGGCTTCTTCTGTGGACATTATGTGATAATAATTATAAAATCTCCAATTTTCATCGCCATTTCCAAGCCTTGCATCTTGGATAACTTTTTGATTTTTTGTCGCATAATGAGAATCTAAAGAAATAATGGCCTTATCCTTGTTTGATTCTGCTAAATGTATAACCCACTCATTAAGAGGTTTTTGGTAATCTCCGTTTGGAGCATGACAGGTGCATTCGTGGGCTTTAAAATAGCCTTCTTTAATGATTCGACCAGAATAATCTTTTTCTGGTTTTTGCCATTCATGTGTAACTTGATGAGGAAAAACTTCTACGAAAAAACTTTCTTTTCCTGCAATTCTTTTCAGCCATTCATACATGTATTTTGATTTTTCTGGCTGAGGAGGGATCAGTCCATCTTTTGATGGCAACATAAAGTATTGAACTGGACCCTTCATACAGCTAGAGCCAATAGTAATATGGCCTGCGGCGGCTTCTAATTCTTCCATTGTAATCAATGGTTTTTCTTCGCTGTATTTTTTAATAGAACGAGACCACATTTTTGGGGAAATTTTACAAAAATATTGATAAGCCCAAGCGTCCTTAAAATGGACAGTAATATGTAAATAATGATTCATTGCCTTTTTTTGAATGGCATTTTCAATAGCTTCTGGGTTTTTTTCTCTTATTTGCAATACTCCAGAAGAAATAGCTTTTCGATAAATTTCTACATATTCATTGTGCCAAGGGTTGATTAGATAAGCTTCCATCCCAAGAATGGGGGTAATGCCTTTTTGCTTTGCTGTCTTATATAACTCCATAGCAGAATTCATGTTTCCATGTTCTGTTAAGGTTACATATGAAGCGCCAAGTTGTTTATTTCTTTCAACTATTTGAGAAACTGTTGCTGCACCGTCTAAACTGTAATCTGAATGAGAATGAGGATTGATTAGCTGTTTAAATTTCGTCATCGGTAATCCCAACACTTTCTTTGAATTTCATTATAGCAGATCTAAGGGCTTCGTCAAGCTCGGCTTGAGATATACAAAGCGCTTTGCATATAACTGAATCAGATACTCCTGTGGGATGTTCAGATAATAGGTTTTTTAAACTGTTGTTATATTTTAACAAATTAATAAAATCGTCATCATTTTTGATTTTTTCAATAAGTTCAATTTTATTCATTTTTTTTAAACTCCAAAAGCCTGAATTTAACCTGTTCTTTTTTAAATTCTAGCATTTGAATTTTTTCTAACAAAAAATTAATTTCTTTTTTATATTCCGAGATATCATACAAAATACTAAGTTGTTCTTGATAAAGGCCAGAAAGTTGATATATGGTTTTTTTATACTGATTAATACTTACTATTTCTGCTTCGGTTTTTAAAAATTTTAAATTTCTTTTTAAAACTTGAATTGCAGCAGTAATAGATTTTTGTTTTTCAACAGCTTTATTTGCTTCATATTGAACATGCTGTAAATCTGCCTTTGTTGTTTCTATTTGAAAGACAACTTCAATTGTATGTATGTTTTCATTTGAAGCAAACCATAGTTTCATTCTTTCTTAATCTCAACTTTTCTACTTCCGCATAAACTGCAAGTATGATAAAATTTTACGACTCCGGCAACTGTAAGACTAAAGGTTTCATATTCACCTTTGCCGCAATTGTCGCAGCCATAGATCTCCTTTTTTTTCTTTCTGGGCGTTTCGTCGTATTCTATTTGTTTTTCTTCTAAAACATTTTTAGCTTCTTCAACAAATTGTCTAGCTTTATTTAATTCTTTTCTTAACTTGTCTACTTCTCTTTTTAAAGATTCAATTCTTTTTTTTGCAACTCTAAGCTTGTCTGATCCGTCTGCTCTATCGCCGTTAGATTTTGCCACTAAAACCTCGGTTATTTTTCGATTGTTTCAAAAGGTCGAATAAACTCATCTAAAGTAGCATCTTTTTCTGCTCCATTAGCGTTAACGAACCTTTGATCTCCTACTGCAAATTCTTCTGTAGTTTCCCACATAACTTGATTTTGTGGAGATTTCATGATGCCAAATGTTTGTGCATAAGAATTAGGCGGGACTAGCGCTCCGTTCATGATAACAAAAGTTCCATTTGGAAGCTGTGTGCTTAAAGAAAGATGGACGTGGCCTATTCCTACTACGGCATACTTTTCGTCATCTTTCAATGATGAATTTAAGCGATTAACAGCACCTTCAATTGCTTTAATGTTTACAGAACTTCCTGGATTGCCAATATTAAAATTTGTATCGCCGTGGGTATTATATACCTTATGTCCGCAAGCTTCATATACAACCCAAGGAGTTAATGGTTGAGTAAATTTTACGTTTGTAAGGTGTCGGCAAGCAGTTTTAACAGCATAATAAATTGTTGATTCAATTGCATTCCATTTTTGAGAAGTTGCTCTTCCATGATGGATACCTACATCTCTTCCATGATTGCCAACAGCAAAATAAACTTCTACTTCTGGATATGCTTCTGAAAATCTAGCGATTCCTTGAGATAGCAAATGAATAGCTCTGCAAGCTTGTTCATGAAGTGGAGCTGAGCTAGACACTCCATGTAAAGAGTTTTCGATTATATCACCAAGAATAGATACTATTAGTTTTGTTTCTGGGCGATATTGCATTTTGTAATTACAAATGTTTTTTACTACTTTAGCAAAACATCTTGATTCTTCTACCTTGCCCCATTTATGCCCAGTTTCCCTTTCATCAAGATCTGAGCCAAAATGAAGATCAGAAAGTAAGGCATTAACTACTCTGCTTGTTTTCTTTTTCTTTTTTAATCCATATTGAAACGGCTTAAGTTTAACAGGGGCAATATTAAGTACGGATTCTTTAAGTTTTTCAAGAAAAAGTTCTCTTTCTTCAAGGCTTTTTTCTACTTGAAGATATCTTTTCCTTAAATCTTTCAGTTCTCCAATTGCTGCACGATCTTTTTCTAAATCTTTTTCAAAAAAAGTTTTCTTAATAGCATTATATCCGCCAACTTTTCTCATTTGCCATTCTTTAAATCCTCCACCAAATTCATAATATTTGGGCAAAGATAGTAAAGCTGGGTCAATCTCAGCTTGATTTGCAATAGATTTTATGTCTTTTGCAATTGCACTTATAAGAGATTTTCCTTCAAGCGCCTTTTCTTTACTATTTGATTCTTTTTTTGAAGCCATTTTAAACCCCTTAACTATAGGTAATAGATTAAGATTACCCTACTGAAGTTTCGGTTTCAATAGTATTATTTTCATCAAAAAACTGCTCTTGATTACTCATTTGAACATGATCGTATGCTTCAAGTATTGTAGTACAAAGGGTTGCATCACTTGTTGTAATTTCTACAACATCACCAACTGATTTGCCGATAAATTTTTGTACGACTTCTTTATCATGCATTGGCGAAGAAAGCTCAAAAACTCGATATTCGGCAACGACCTCTGTTTGACCATCTTGTTTTTTAATTATTTGAGAAGTTACTAGCATAGAGTTTTCAGTAATAACTTCAGCCTTTTGAATAGCTTTATGCTCAAGCATTGCACTAACTCGCGCTTTTTCTGCACTTTCGTCCATTGTTCGAATTCGTTTCATAACGCTTGAGGAATTTAAAACTTTAGTTTCTTCTAACTCTTGTACAATAGCATTCATAGTTTTTGCCATAGCAGCAAAACTTTGTTCAATAGACATAAGCCTGTTAACTACTAAATCTTGTTTTTGCATATTAGCATTTAAAATTTGAATAACTTGTTGAGCTTGTACTTGAAAATTTCCTAATGCAGATTGCATATCTGTAACTTTTGTTTCCAGTGTTAAAACTTTGTCTAAAGTATTCATATAATCTCCTTTTTTAATTTAAATTAAGATTTCATTAAAGCGGCAGCAATTTTTGCTCCAAGTCCCGCTGTACCGGCTTCTCCGTTAACTGGAGACGCTGACCTAGAATTCATCTCCGCCTGCCTTGCATTAATGGCATCCATTTCTGCTTGGCTTGGCATTCCTCTAGGTCTTAAAGCTTCATTGTCTTCTACTACGGCTTGGCTATAATCTTCTCCTGTAACTGAAGAAATATTTTGAGTTTGACGTTTTTTTGTCTTTTTTGCTACAGGAGCATGTTCATATCTTAAGGAATCGGTAGCGTGGTCATCTGCCTTTTTCTTATGAATAATAGTCTTTTTTACTATTTTTTTTGTAGTTTTTTCAGCAACTGGCATTTGATTGCCGTTTATGGTGTTAATAATAGGCTTTTGATGAACAACAGGCTGTTGTTGATTCTGAATTGGATTAATAATAGGAGAAGGTGAAGCTGATGATTCTTTTTTAGCTAACCTAGAGGCAATGGCTTTTAATGCAGATACTTCTTCGTCTGAAAAAATATTTTGCACTTGAGGTGCTTCTAATTTTAGGTTTTCTTGCTTAATGCCAAGTAATGTTTCTAATCTAGAAAGAATAAAAGTTTTAAATTCTTTCCTAACTGAATCAATAATCTCTTGACGAGCTGAACCTGGAGCAAAAAGATCATGTTTTAATAAAGCTTGATATAAATTGGCTTGCTCAATACGTTTTTCTGCTTCAGAAAGAATTTCATTTTCTTCTTGCTCTTCCTCAAGAAATTCTTCTACGATTTCTTCGTAAATTTCATCGTTTTCTAAATCTTCGTTTTCTAAAAAATTATTATTTAGATTATTCATAATACTACCTTAGCATTATTATTTTAAATTGTAAAATATCTTTTTAAGCCTCACAAGCTTTACATTCGCTAGCTTCTTTATAAACGCTTTCGCCTTTAATTGGGCTTTCTGTTTTAAGGTAATATAGGCTTTTAATGCCAGATTTCCAAGCTTCTATATGAACTTCATTAATGTATTTGGCTGCTTTTACTATATCATTTTTAGACTGAGGCAGGCTAAAAAACAAATTAATACTTTGAGCCTGATCTATCCATTTTTGTCTTTGAGCAGCCTGCCTAATAATTGCATATTGATTAATTTCTCTTGCTGTAGCAAAAACTTCTTTCTCAGTTTGAGACAAAAATTTTAAATTTTTTACAGATCCTCTGTCTTGATTAATTTGTTCCCATACTTCTGATGTATCTTTTCCAAGCTCTAGTAGTTTAGCTAATAAAGCAGGATTCTTTTTAATAAAATTACCTTTAGCTCCTTTTTGAACAAAAAGATTGGCTGTAATAGGCTCAATTCCTTGCGAAACCCCGCCAGAAAGCACAGAATTTGACATGGTAGGGGCAATAGCTAGGGTAGCTGTATTTCTTCTTCCAGTGCCTGCCGTTTCTTTACATTCGCCATATTCTTTAGCTAAGTCTATACTAGCTTTATCGGCAAGTTTTCTCATGCTTTGGAAAAAGCTTGCATTTAAAGTCATTGCTTCAAAACTTTCAAAAGCGATATTTTCAGCTTGCAATAAAGTATGCCAGCCTAAAACGCCTAATCCTAAAAGTCTATGATTTTCAGCAAATCTTACGGCATTTTCTAATCCTGGAAGCTGAGAGGCACTTTTAATAAACCCAGTTAAAACCCCATCTAAAAAATAGATACAAAGTTCAATAAAAGTTTTGCCTGTTTTTTGACATTTCCAATTTTTCCATTCATTATATTTTGCTGCGTTAATAGAAGATAAACAACAGACAAAGGTTTCTTTTTCGGTAACAGGGGCCATAATTTCTGAGCAAAGATTACTTTGAGTAATTCGGTTTCTGTAAACATTTGGACAATTTGTATTTGAATTGTCTGTAAACATTACATATGGTTCACCAGTTTCAACCCTGTTGGTCATCAATTTATTCCAAAGAGCACGTTCTTTCCCATTTTCGTTATTAATTCTTTCCATTGTTTCATTATCAATTATAACAGCGTTATGAAAGGATTTTGTTAAGCACCTTCGGTTTAAATCTCCCGTAGGCTTGCGAATATCTAAAAATTCTTCAATATCACCATGGTTTAAAGGTAAATATGAAGCAACGGCACCGCGTCTAGTAGCTCCTTGTCTAGTTCCGTCTATGGCAGACTCTAATGTTTTTAAAAAAGGAACAATTCCGTCGCTATATCCGCCCCTAGAAATTGCGCTTCCTTTTGGTCTAAGAGACAAAAATGAGCTGCCAACTCCACCGCCGTATTTTGTTAACATAACCATTTCCTGGATGTGTCTCATGATGTCATATGTGTCGTCTAATGGGGTTCCAGAAAAACAAGAAATTTGTAGGTTTTTTGTTCCTGAATTGGCTAACACTGGAGAAGCAGGGCAAAGCCAATTTTTCCAAATCATTTCAAAAAAAACAGATTCAAGTTCTGGCTTATTAAGATCTGAAGATATAACTTTAGAAACCCTTTTGTATGCATCTTTAGGAGTTTCACCTTTTTGTAGGTATCCGCCTTCAAGCATTTTTAATGATTCTTCTGTTAACCATTCTGGTGCTTCATCTTTTTGTTTTAAGATTTCTAAAACTGTCATTTGTTACTCCAAATCTTATCATCAAAAATTAAAAGACCTTTAGAGTAATTAGTTTCTCTATTGGCAAAAAAGTCTACTACAGATTCTCCGTTAATCATAATATCAAAAAAATCTGTTTCTTTCAAAAGTTCTTTATCTACTTTAAATTTTTTATTTAATCCAACTTTTTTTAACTGTTTATTAGCTTTATTGTGAATATAATTTTTAATAGCTTCTTTTGAAACAACATCTGTAGTTGCATCTTCAAAAACCCTATCAATAAGGCTCATTTCCATTTCTACAATTTCTTCTGCTATCTTATAAAGCTCATCTTTCATTTTTTCATCAAATAAATCATATTCTTTTTTTAAAATATTAAAAAGAATAACACCTACTTCAGAATGAAGTTGCTCATCTAAAGTGCTCCAGCTAATAATTTGGCCTAATCCTCTTAAAATGTTCTTTTTTGTAAAAGCAAACAGTGTAATAAAAGAAGAAAATAAACAAACCCCTTCTCCCATTACTGACATTGTAAATATTTGTTTTAATATATCTTCTTTAGTTTTAGCTTTTTTCTTAGAAAGCATTTCAATTCTGGCATAAAGCTTTTTATCTTGTTTAAGCTTATCGTATTCTTCTAGTCCAAGAGTCGCGTTTAGTAAATCATAAGCAACTGCATGTATAGTTTCGTTACCAGAAATGTATCTAGATGTGTTTTGAATTTCTGGATGCTTAAACCAAGAAGACACAAAGTCTCCCCAAAAACATCCTACATGGATTTCAGATTGAACAAAGTTTTTTAAAATACGAGAAACGATCTCTTTTTCGTTATCCGTAAGTTTAAAGTTAAAATCCGTTAAATCTTCGCTAAGAGAGATTTCATCTGGATGCCAAAAACTTGTATATAATTTTCTATGAATTTCCTCAAATTGAGGATACTTAAAAGGCTTATAAACTTCTCTGGTGTCTAACAAAGCCATAAGAACTCCTGCTGTTATTTAATTTTTAAGTATATTATCTAGGTCATATTTTTGAACTGAAGTCGTAGCCTGTTTACCAAAAACGCAAATAGCTATTGCATCGCAAATATCGTGATCTTTTTTTAACATTTTTAAATTAAACTTTTCATTTACCCAAGAAACAACAAGATGTTTAGGTGTAATCTTTCCTTTAGAAGTTCCAATTTTAACATTTTTATTATGTTTCTTTTGTTCCTTAGAAAGTTTTACGCCTAATTTTGATCTCCATTTTGATGTATCTACATAAAAAAATTTTTTTGACATTTTAATGTTTAATATTTCTGTTAAAAGTTTGCAATGAATGAATTCTAATTGTTTTTGACTTCCGCGAAACTTTCCAGCATTTGTTTGTTCGCAAAAAATAAAATCAGGCTTATGTTTTTCAATAAGCTGTAAAATTTTATTTGATGCAATTTCAGCTCTTTTTAGCATTAAAAAGTCTTCTAATTCGTCAGATACAATTGCATCTGACTTAAGAAGTCCATATTCTATGAGTACGTCGCTTTCCATAACGGCGTACCCTGTTTTAGTGCTAACGTCTAAGCCAAGTATTTTCACTTATGGAACTTTTCCTCTTTCTTCTAAAACTTTATAGATAAATTTTCTTTTCATTTTAATTGCTTTAAGCGGTTCTGTGTAAGTTTCATTTAAAACCTTAAGTTCTTCTTTTTTAGCCTTAAGATCGTCGTCATTGTCACGGGCATTTTCAATTTCAGTCATTTGCTTAGCAAGCGAGCCAAATTTTGAATTAAGATCTTCATCTTTGGAAGAATAGATTGATTCAACAAAATACGGATCGACTTCTTTAAGTTTTGCAACCAATTTTTCAAATGGTGTTTTAGGTGCAGAGCTTCCTTTTTTTCTTCCCATAAAATATCTCCTTCAATGGTTATTTCTTTTTTTTTAGCTCAAAATTAGTTGGTTCTGTTTTTTCTGCATTTTCTGTAACTGACTCTGATTCAAGGTTAATTAAAGTTTCTAAAGCATATACAGCGCCTTTTAATTGTTCACGCTTAACTTCTAAAGCCTTAATTTGATTAGTTAAATCTAAAATACTTGTATTTGTATCTTGTAATTGCTTAGAAAAATCATTTTTTAAAACCATAGCTTTCATAAAAACCCTCTAATTAATAAACTTTTCGATGTCAGTCCACAACACATCTAATTCTACTAGTTTTTCTTCGTAAACTCCAGATGCAACAACTTTAATTACAGTTTTATTATTTTCTTTATATTTTTTACTAACCTTATTAAGATATTCTATAAGATCATAAAATTTAATTTCCCATTTTTTTACTGATTCAAGCGGCAATGATTCTTTTTCAGCTACAATTTCTGCATATATAGAAGCTTCTTCTACTCCAGTAAAAACTCTAATAATTTTTTCATAATTTTTAGTTTTTTCTAAATATAATCCAGGAGAATTATCTTTGTTATTTACAAGGCACATATATAAAGAGCTATTCCAATATAAGTTATCGAAATATTCAACTAAAGCTTCGGATGGAGCTGTATCTTTTAAGCTAAATCTAAGCAATTTTTGAGAATTTTCCATCGTATTCTACCTCAATAACTTGAGTAAAAGCTTCTTTAATTTCTGTAGAATGATCAATAATAAAAATTTGGCCATCAAATTTGTCTTTTATTATTTCTAAAGCTGCTTGTTTTTCTACAGATCCCAATCCGTCCATTGCTTCGTCCAACATAATCCAGCCAATTCCAGCCCCAGCCTTTTGTTTTATTTCTTTTGCTACAGCTAAATCGGTACAAAGCTCCATAGCGGCTTGTTGACCTCCAGAAAGACTCTTAAAGGATACCTCAAAACCATTTTTTAAGATAGTTTTTTTAATTTCTTCTTTTGTAGTTTTTGTAGTTTTTGTAGTTTTTGTAGTAGATATTTCAAGATTAAAAGATTCAATATTAGGAATATGTTTTATTATTTCGTTTGATCGATTTTGAATGCCAACCAAAGTTTCTTCAAAAATAAAAGCCAAGAATCCGCTTTTGCCTATAGTCTTTCCGCAGTAAAAATTAATCAAATAATCTTTTTCTTCTTTATTTAACTGTGTTTTTGCAAGCTGTATTTTAGAAACAATATTATCATAAGCTTGCTTTTTAGATAACAAGGTATTGTAATTTGATTGCGCAAAATTTTTTGCCTGAAGCGCTAAATCTAATGGAGCATTAGCTTGCCCTAATTTTAGGGTAATTTCATGTTTTTTTAAATTTAGCTCATTTTGTTTTTTATGATAAGAATCTTTTTGCAATTTTAGAGAATCTAAAGATATTAGTACGTTTTCTGCGTTTTTGATATACTCTAAGTTAAATCTCATTTTAGCTATCATATCGTTAACTTGAGTTTCTTTTGCTGCGGCAATATGAGAATGATTTTCTCCGTTAAAAGGTCTTTCGCAAGTATGACAAATATTACTTTTAAGCTTATTAAGCTCAGAATTGCCAAGCACGATTTGATCTCTAAGCTGAGAATTTTCGTTTTTTATCAACAAAATTTTATTTTTTAAATCTTCTATTTTTTCAATTTCTTTAGAAATATTTATAATATTTTTTTGTACTTCAAATAAATCTAAATTTAATTGATTAATTTCATTTTGAAATAACAAGCTGTTTGGTTCATTCAAGCTGTTTAGCTTTTCAATACATAAATCTAAAGAAATTTTAGCTTGATTAATTTCTTCGTCGGTAACAATAGAAGAAGCTAAAAAGCTTTCCAAATTATCGATATCTCTTTTTAACATTTCGATATTGTTTTTAAGATTAGTAGCTTTTTTATTAAAAGATTCAGCTTCCGATTCAATTTGTTCTAATTTTAAGGTTTTGGTTAAGAATTTTTTTAACTCAGAGTCTGTTGAATTTAAAAAAACGCCTTTTTCTCTTTGTTGACGATAAGATACTTGAGAAAGGATTTCTGGGCTTAATCCTAGTAAAGAGTAAAGTTTTTCTTTTGCCCCAAGAGAAAGTTCTGACCATGAGCTACCATTTATGATTAAATTAAGCTTAGGGGTTCTTTCTATTTCAATAAGATCGATTCCGTTTGTTATTCCTAATTTAACGTACAAAGATTTTGAATGCCAACATTTTAATTCAGTAGCGGGAATATCACATATATCTAAGGCAAACGCGATAGCTTCTACAATAGATGATTTTCCTGCTCCAGAAGAAACAAGATTTCCTTTATATTTTCCAGAAATTAAAATCATGCCTTTTTCTGGAAATTCTATTCTTTGCCTTTCAAAGAAAGATCGAAATCCTTCTATTTCAATATAGCTTAGTCTATATGAAGACATTAATCTTCCTCTTCAGTTATTCCCATTTTTTTATCATGGTTGTCTGCTCTATCGTTCATTATTTCTTCAATATTGTGCAATCTTTCAACAGATCTAGACATGGCACCATTATCAAGCTTTTCTACTACTGATATTGTACCAGATTTGATAATTGCTACACTATTTTGATTGCAAATAGGGCATAAAACAGTTTTTTCTCTTTTTTCTAAAGATTTTGTAAAAATTCCATGTTCTTTGCACTTATAAGAAAACCAAGCCATTTTTATTCCCTTAAGCTTCCTCTTTCACCAATACTCGTTTCAAATTGTCTAACAAGCTTTTCTTCTTGTTTATCTGAATCATAGTCCCTTTTAAAAGCTACAATACCTCCAACAGTGCCAAGCAATGATGCAATAGAAATACTGTTCCTTACTGCTTCTACTACCGCTGGTAGCGAGTCTAAAAGGCTATGTTTATCTACCCATTCTTGTTCAGAAACATCAAAAGCCTGGGAATCATTATTTAAGATGGCTGTTATTTGTTGGCCAATTTCTTCTTCATTATAGCCATAATTTCTATAAAGAGTTTCTACTGGCGCTAATAATGCTAAAGATAAAATTTCAGTAGCATATCTTGTTGTTCCAATCGGCATCTTAGATGAGGTTACTGATAAGTCTGCAGCTAAACGTACTAATACATACCCACCGCCAGGAACAGCTCCATAATTAATTGCTCCCTTAATCGCCATCCATGCGTCATCTGCTCTATCTCTTTTTTCTCTGGTTTCGCCAGCAGATGGGCCAGAAATAATTAAGCGAACGATACCAGAGGTTAGCTTTCCAATACGAACATTAAGATCATTTAGTTCATATTCTGATTCTGGATTTTGTTTTTGTAGTCGCAATTCCTCTACTCTAATTGAAATAGCTTCTTGATCTTCGTTTGCAAAAATCATTGATTTGTATCGAGATACTTCTACTCTAGTAACGCGATTATTTTCTACCAAAATTTGAGGGTCCATATCTACGATAGGTTTATCTATTGGGTTAAAAACAGGAGTTCCAGTATAAGCCTGAAGATCATAAAGGAAATTAGTCCTCCAATTCTGAATAGCTCTTTCTGGCGTCAACATTGGATACATTTTAATTGTAGTTTGAGGATGATTCCAATTCGTATGCAAATCGCCTAACACTATTTCAGAAAAACCATGAGCAACAATTACAACATTTTTAGAATCAGATTTAATTTCATTAAAATGTTCGTTTAAGCGAGTAAGAGGTTCAAAAACTTGAGACATGTCATTTAAAATGCCATCGTATAAAATAAAAATTGGTTTTTCAAGAACAACCATTGTTCCGCTTTTATCATTGATAAAGCCATTAGCAAAATTACGACAAGATTCTTCATATCCTCTTTCAACAGTATATCCATTGATGCGATTAATTTCATATTTGCTTGGACCTTGAGATTCAACAATTGTCATATCTCCTTCTTCTCCAACTAAATCAAGACCTTTGACGATAGATGAAGCAAGCTCTGAATCTCCGTTAGCAGAAAGCGTAGCTACTTTAAGTAAAACGTCATCGTAATTTTCGCCATCTACATCAATTTTGTAAGATTCAATTTTTTTTGTAAGATATGGAACCAGTTTTTGCATTTCCCTTACTATTTTTTGAGGACTGAGTTTTGGGTTTGCTTTTACTACCGAAGCTGCTGCTTGAGCAATACTATTAGAAAGAATAGTAGCAGTTGTTGTTCCATCTCCAGCTTCGTTTGCTGTTCGAATAGCTGCATCTCTAGCTGCCTCAAGAATAAGCTGTTTTGTAGCTTCTTCATAACCAAGATGTTTAATAACTGTAACTCCATCTTTAGTCATAATAGGCTTCATTCCAATTTCTGGTCTTTCAATAAGAACTTGTTTTCCGCCTGGGCCTAATGTAACCCCTACCATTTCAGCAATATGGTTTAATGTTGTTAAAACTTCGTTCTCAAGTTTTTGGCTTGATGGAATCATTACCTTTGAAGCTGATTTAGGTTTATTAGTTTGAAATAGGCCCATTTTCCCTCCAGTGCTCAAATTTTTGCTTTAAAAATTTTGTTTCTTCTTTTACTGAAAAATTCTTTTTGTATTTATCAGATTTCTTAATTCCGGTGTTTTTATAAATAAGAAAATCTTTATTGTACCCAACAATACTATAAATGTTTTTTCTCATGTTAACGTCAGAAGCTATTGTTTCTATTTGGTTAATAGCAATATTCATATCGTTGTTGATATAACCTTGCTTTGTTAAATTTAACCAACTGTAGTCCATTTTTTTCATTGGAACAAATTCTTTTTTAAATTTACAAGGAGCTTTAGGTACAAAGTTACCCCAAACCCTAAACTTTAATGGAATTTTTCTAGAAATTTGTTCGTCTTTTTCTTTGCCTGGACGAATATCATTTTTAAACACTTTTTCATAGGTTGGACGACACTTGTGCTTATAATAAGTAAGCCAAACCCTTATAATTCTAACTGTCTTGTATTTTCCATTGAAATTATAACATTTTTTAATAGAAGAAATCAACCTATGTTTTTCTAAAAACTGAAAACATCTAATTACTTGTCTAACTGAAATTTTTAAAATTTTAGCAACATTTTCGTTTGAAACTTTAGTATCACCTTTTAATTCATTACTTCTAGCTATAAGCAATGTATATAACTTCTGGTAATTAATGTGTTTTTTTGTTTTAAAAACATCTTTTGCTTTTTTGAGATTACTAAAGTTTGGAGGGTTTTCCCAGTCAGATCGTTTTATATGCCTATCGTCATAATGCGATATATCAAATATCGCTTTTTTAGCTATTTTAATTGTTCTCATATTTAAACAGTAACATATTTTTTTGTCGGGCGCGAGCTGTTTCTGGATAATCATCCTGTAAAAGGAAAGAATATGTCACTTTAGTAATCTATTTAACTACGTTAGTAATATTGAATGTAATTACTACAGAATGTTATTAGTTTACTAAGGTGACATATTTAATACGTAAACAGACGCCGCCGGCAATTTTTATTTAAAAACATTAATAAAACATCAATAAATTATTGCATTTACATGTAAAATTTGAGACAATCGGGGTATGAAATTGTCTTTTATGGATTTTTCAAAGATTTATCTTCCTTCTGATTCAGAAGAAGTAAAAAATTTTCTTACATTTAGAGATCGCGGCGTTGATTATCAAATTAAAAAATTAAAACAAAATTATCGTTGGGCAAATTCAGATCCAGATAGCTTTAATCAAAGGCTTGATCAACTTAAGTCTGAAATGCAAAAATGTTTGTTGTTTTATGATGATTCCGGCAACCCATATACTTATTCTGGTCTTTATAAAGATTTACAAAATAGATTTCACTGGGATTTAACCAATAATTTAAATAAATTGGATGAAGGTAAACTAATTCCTTGGGCATCTCAACCTAAACTCTTAAGAGATTATCAAAGCGAAGCAGTTGAAGAGCTTATAAAAGCGCGTCATGGAGCAATTGAATTGCCTACAGGTTCAGGCAAAAGTCGGATAATTTATGAACTCTGTAAAAGATTAGGCCTTAAAACAATAATTGCTACGCCATCTGCCTCAATTACAGATCAACTTTACAAAGAATTTATTAAACTTTTTGGTAAAAAATATATTGGTAAGTATGGTGATGGTAAAAAAGAGATAGACAAATTGTTTACTGTTGCTACAGCTCAAGCTTTAGTAAGAGTTGAAGAAGGTTCAGAGCAATGGAATAATTTAACCAAAACAGACGTTTTAATATGGGACGAATGCTTTCCTTATGATACAAAAATAGCAACAGAAAAAGGCCCAATAAGAATAAGCACATTGCATAATAATTTTATTAAAGGCAAACCTCTTCCTAAAGTTTTATCTTTTAACGAAATAGAAAAAAAATTTGAATATAAAACAATAACTAATACGTGGAAAAGAGAAAAAAAAGATAATATGGTAAAAGTAAGGTGTTCAAATTCCACCTTTTCTTGCACTTCTGATCATAAAATATTAACAAATTTAGGTTGGGTAAAAGCTGGGGATCTTACAAAAAAACATTTTATACTAGGAAATGTTAATGATAAAAAAAGTTCATTTTCTCCAGAATATTTAGGCGATTCAGAACAATATATCTTAGGCAGTTATTTGGGAGACGGTTCAATTTCTATTCATAAAAATGGAATAAGAATGAGAGTTATTCATTCTGCAAAACAATTAAATTACTTAAAATGGGGAGCAAATCTTTTAGGAATCAAAAATATAGAATTTATTGAAAAAAATGGATATGCAAAAAAACCAGCTTACCGTTTTTCTACAAAACTTTTTTATTCAAAATTGCCTTTTGAAAAAAGAAAAAAACAAATAACAAAAGAATTTTTAGAAAATGTAAATGATAAAGGGCTAGCCGTATGGTTTATGGATGATGGATACGGAAATGGCGACAATAGAGGCGAATTACATACATCATCTTTTGACGATCAATCTCAAGAAATTATTGTCACTTGGTTTAAAAATAAAGGAATTGAATGTCGAGTTGCTGTCAATAAAGGATACAAGTATATTCTTTTTAGCAAAGAAGGTTACAATCTTTTAAGCAAAAAGATATCAAATTATATACACCCTTCTCTTTCTTATAAAATTTCAAAAAGATTTCAAAATCTTGTTGGAACATACAAATGGATTCCTGAAAAAAGTAAATATGGATACTCACAAGTAGTATCTGTTGAAAAATTTTCATTTAATTTGCCAAAAAGAAAAAAATATTTATCTAACCTTTACGATATAGAAGTTGAAGATAATCATAATTTTATAGTTTCATCGGGCGCTACAGGAATCGTAGCACATAATTGTCATACTACCCCAGCAGAGACTTTTGAAAAAGTTGTAATGAATCTCTTAAAAGATTGTTATTATCGTTTTTTTGTATCTGCTACACAAATTAGAACCGATGGCTCTGAAATGATTTTAAAAGGCATTACAGGTCCTACAGTTTACAGAAAAGATTTTAAAGAATTAGTAGAAAAAGGATATCTTTCTAGACCTTTTTTTAAAATATTTAAAGTTCAATCGCATGGGTTTTCTGGAGCAAATGATATTAATAAAGAAACAAGACAACAACTTTATTTAAATCCAAACGTCAATAAGTTGGCTGGAGAAATTGCACATAAATGCGTTAATTTGCTAAACAGACAAACAGTTATTTTGATAGATGAATTCGCTCAGTTTATGCAATTAAAAAATTATATTACTGTTCCTTTTGAATTTGCTCACGGCGGAATATCAAACAGACAAAATGCCGATGGAACTAACTTAAAAGATATTGTTCCTAAAGAATACTGGAAATCAGACACTGAAGCAATTGTAGAACGATTTAATAAAGGCGAAACCAAACTTATTATCGGAACTTCTGCTATTTCTACTGGAGTAGACCTTCAACCTACTGGGGCTTTAATTTACTTGCAAGGCGGAACATCGGAAATTCAAGTTAAACAAGGAATAGGCAGAGCTACTAGAGTTACAGATAATAAAAAAGATGCTTTTATTTTTGATTTTAAAGTCGAAGGTTCTCCATCAATGGAAAGGCATTGTAATGCTCGAATGGCTATTTACAATCAGCTTGGTGAAGTTCAGGAGATAGGATGAGGAAGAATATCAAATCAGATATATTATTTATTTCTTTTGTTGAAGAAATGAATGTAATGTTAAGAGAAAAAGAAAATAAAGAATCTAAACAAACAAAACAATACATTAATGAGTTGATTAGTTTAGAAAAAACATTTAAAAAAACGCTATTAGATACTCCTCATGGAAACAAAATATATGAACAGTTTATGCATTTTATTTTAGATGATGAAGATGGCAAAGGAAATATGCTGTCGGCTAGAGTATATTTTAGAGAAAGGCAAGATACCTTTTCTAAAAAAATGTACACAGCTTTTCATCAAAAAAATTATAAAAAATTACAAGTATTTAAAATAAATTATAAATTTTGTGTTTGGGCTTTGGAAAAATACACAGGAAGAAAAAAAAGTGCCTTAACAAAAATCTTAAATAAAATGGAAGATATAAGAAAAGCAATATGTGAAAAAAATTTACCTTTAGCAATCAATAGAGCTAATTTATTTTGGAGAAATACTTCTAATCCATATTTAGATTACATGGATTTAATTCAAAATGCAGCAGAAGGACTATTGATTGCGGTTGATAAATTTGTTCCGGCAAAAGGAAGAATAACAAATAATAGAGAATTTAACGGAGTCTCAATAGGAAAAATGACTCTTGAAATGCAAGAAAACAATAGTCAAACTTTGGTAAAATTGCCTCCAAAAGAAAAAAGAATTTTATATAGAACTAAAAAAGCCAAAGAAACAAAAATGTCTATTTCTAAAGAAGAAGTTGTTGATTATGTATCTCAATCATTCGGCGGCGTTACATCTTCTGATATTGAAAGAATTGAAGCTGCAGCAAATCAAGGTGTCAGTATTGATGAAAAAATTGACGGACAACACTCTTTTGTTGAAAAATTTATAGATACGTCTGAATCTGTTCACGACAAAGTAGAGAATTTACAAATTAATATTAAAATGTTAAGCGTTTTTAATCAATTAACTGTTTTAGAAAAAAAGATTGTATTAATGAAATTTGGCGACATGTATGGAGGTTTATGTGAGTAAAATTTTTACAAAAAAAGGATATATAGCAATTCAACAGCCGGTTTTTAAAAAAATAGAAGCTCAAATTAAAGGCGGAATTGCTACAATTGCTCAAAGGGTAGAACTTACAAAATCAAAAGTTTTATTAAACTACCAAAGCGAAAGCGTTAGCCTTAATCCTGGAGACTATGTTATTTTAAAAGGAGATGCTGGACTAACTCCTTGGGCAAAACAAGTTTTAGAATTTGAAGGATTATCTTTTGTCTTAGTGCCAGAAACTGAAATTGTAGGGTATATAGCTAAAGAGAACTAATATGAAATTTATTGAAATTGGCGATATGCATGTTAAAAAAGATAATATTGAAGAATCTGTCAAATTTATTGATTGGATTGTCGATATTATTAATGAACTAAAGAAAAAAGAAGATAACCTAAATTTAATCTTTTTAGGAGATCAATTTAATGATTTTGGAGTAGCAAGAGTAGAAGTTATTAATTTTTGGACTTCAGCTACCCATAAATTGTCAGAAATATTGCCAAAAAACAAAATTCATTATCTTGTAGGAAATCACGATAGGAACAGCGAAGGAACCGAAAGCGCCATGTTTGCTTTTTGGGAAAAAGGAAATCTTATAGATAAAAAAGGAAAGATTCTTTATCCAAAAATAGGAGCTATTGGTTTTATTAGAAGTAATGAAGAATTTTTAAAAGAAACCATGAATCTTTATTCAAATGGAGTAAAAACAATATATTGTCACCAAGAGTTTCAAGGAGCCATGTATGAATCTGGTGCTTATGCTCCCCATGGAGTTGATCCAACAACCTTGCCTACCGATTTATATTTTAGGGTAGGTCATTTTCATAAAAAACAAAGTTTCGGCAATATATCTTATTTGGGAACCCCAAGGCACCTTACCAAGTCTGATATTGGAGAAATTAAAGGAATCCATATTTATGACCCAATTAATAATGTTGAAACTTTTATGCCAACCCCAGAAAGCGTTTGCCAACCTTTTAAAGAAATAATTCTAAAAGAAGGCGATAAAATACCAAATGTAGAATTTACCAATAAGACTTATATTCAGCTTTGTGGTACAAAAAAATGGTGTGAAAAAATTGAAACAAAAATTCCTACAGGAACAAAAGTTTACTGTTCTTATACCGATATTTTTAAAGAAATTAAAGTTAAAGAATCAGATGGAATACCAGCTTCTTTTTTAAAATATTTTAAAGAACAAAATCTGCCAGAAGAAATTAAAAACGAAGTTTTAATTCAAGTTTATGAGGCTTGCCCTCAGTTGAGAGGTTCAATTGGATAATATTAATAATTTAGAAGAACAATTAATGCTTTTAAAAATGATGACCATGAAAACAGGGGTTATTCATGAAGCCCAAGCTTTACAGTTAAAAGTTTGGCCTAAATTAATCCCAGGAGTTCTTTCGTCTGTAGCAAAAGTAAGTGCAGAAAATAAAACGGTTATTTTTGAATTAAAAGGAAATATTAAAAATACTAAAAAAACAAAACAAATGTTTTCTGCCATTAAAGAATGGACTAGGCTTATACTTTGGGATAATACTAAAATAGTTTTTAAATATGATAAAAAAGCTATTTACAGCTCAGAGGGTAAAAATGTCTAATATCATTAAAATAGATCAAATAAGAAATGAAAAGTATCTTGCCGAAATGAATTTATTTCTTTCCACCGAAGAAAGAGAAGAGCTTATTTCTTATTTAGAAAACGGAGGACATCCCCTTTCTCCAGATACTGCTGCTAAATTTTTTGAATTATTTCTCAATGGGACAAATTGTTACGATATATGGAAACTAAACAAAGCTTTTCCTTATGGCGCTATATTAGACGCTAGAATTAAATTTAAATGGGATGCTCAAAAAGACGAATATGCAATTCGCCTTCAAAATGATATCAAAAATAAGGTTACTCAAGCTCAATTAGAAACAGCAGACTTAATGTCTGATATGCTTTTGGCTGCAAAAAAGAAAAATAGTGCAAAGCTAAAAAGATATTTACAAACTGGTGATGAAAAAGAACTTGAAGAAGCCTTAAATATTGGTTCGCTAAAAACACTAAAAGACATTGTTGAAGGATTGATGAAAATTACTGGCCAAGATAAAAATATTACTGTAAAAAATATAAACGAATCAAAACAAAGTTTAGATGTTAATATTACCGGAAGTATAAATTCTGCTGCTGGGAATGGCATAGAGACTTTAGAAACTGAAGATGCAGCCACCATATTAAAAATATTAGCAGATGCCAAAAGAAAACAAACAAATGAAAAATAATACAAAAGCAATTGCCGTTTATTTAGATGATTATGATAAAATAGAGCAAGAGTTAACTTGGCTTTACAAGACTTGGCTTTTGCATTCATTAGAAGAAGAATACGATCTTGTAGTTTATTATAATCCTACGGCAGAAGAAAGAATTAAAAACTTCCCAGGAGTTATTCCTATAAAAATGCCTTACACAAGAATGGCAGAGCAGTATAAATTTTTAAATTCTCATTATTTTTGCTTAAAAGAATATAATGAACCTTTACAAAAATATGATTTTTTACTAAAAACAGATTGCGATGTTTTTTTGACCCATAATTTAAAAAACTATACTCCTAGTAAATTTATGGTAGGAGAAGGCGGGTACTACGATCAAAAAGACGATATTAAAATAAGTTTTATTAAAAAAGTTAGTAAAGAGTTAAATCTTCAGCATAATAATATGCCAAATGTAGGCGCGTCTTTTTTTTCAAAAACACAATATGTTTTAAATGTTGTTAGTTTGCAATCAGAAATAACAGAATTTTTATTAAATAAATATTTTAAAGAAAATAATATTGATAAAGAAAGCGGATTTCATTCTGGCGTAGTTTCTATGATTGCAGGCGAAATAGCAATTAACCATTGTTTTAACAATCAACATGTAAATTTATATTCTTTGGACAATAAATGTTGGGAAACTTCTTTAATTGGCAGCAATGTTTTACATATTCATGCTTGGCATTCTGATATTCCATGGTCAAAACATGCTTATTTTAAACAAACATATAAAGACTGGGCTGTTTCTTTTGATGAAGCTTTTTTAAACGCAGCATCTTATTGCCAATGGATTGCTACAGCTTCAATGGAAACAATTTATAAATATAAAAAAATTTTTCAATTAGTAAAATAAAACATTGAATATTAATGTTTTAAAAGGTTAGTTATGGCAAACATTGTAGACCCTTTATTAGCAAAGGTATTTTTAGCTAAATTTGAAACAAAAGATCATATTAAAAATTGGATTTCTACTTTTTTAGAATTAGATTTTCCAGACTCATGGGTAGACCCTGATTCAAATTCTAGCCCAATAGACTGGATGTATGAAACTTACATGAGTTATAAAAAAAATGAAGGGAATATAAACCCAGAAATTATAGTAATTTCATCAAGAGAAAGCTATAAAACTCTTTCTGAAGCAGTTTTTGGCGTTATAATGATGATACATTTTGGCGCTACTTTAGCTCATATGGCAGCAATTGTTCCTCAAGCTACTGCTGCACAAAAATATATTAATTCTTTTATGGAAAAAGTAGCACCATACCTTGAATATCACAATAGAGCTTTAAATTCCCAAAACGCAAAAGAAATTTCAATTAAAAATCCAGATGGCACAGTTTCTTTTATGAAAATTATTGTTTGCACTATTACAGGAGCAAACTCTTCTCACACCAATTTATTTACTATAGACGAAATTGATACTATTAGATCTCAAGAAGGCATACGAGCTTATAAAGAAGCTCAAATGATTCCAGGGGTATTCAATGGACAATACCCAATTACTATTAAAACTTCCACAATGAAATTCCCTGGAGGGCTTTTTTCCAAAGAAATGGAAAAGGCAGCTAAAAATGGATATAAAGTTCGAAGATGGAATATTATTGATATAACCGAAAAGTGTCCTACGGAAAGGCATAGGCCAGATTTACCTTTACAAACCTTATATTTATCGCAAAGCTTGCCTCTTAAAACAATAATTGAATCAGAATACATAAGCTTAACCAATAAAGAACAAGAAAAATTTGATAAATTTGAAGCTATGGGAGGATGCGCTACATGTTCTCTTTTGCCTGTTTGTCGCGGCAGACTTGCAGAAAGAAAAGATTCTGATAAGGGCGGATTATGGAAACCTATAGATTTTACCATATCTCAATTTAAAAAAACAGACCCAGATTTAGCTGAAGCACAGCTTATGTGCTGGAAACCGTCTTCAGCCGGTATGGTATATCCAAGGTTTTTAAATAAAGATATTGATGGCAATACATATACTTTAGCCCAAGCATGGGAAGCTTTTACTGGCGATAAAGCTCCAGCAGGCATAACATTACCTTTTTTAATAGAAAGTTTACATAAAAAAGATATTAAGTTTTATTGCGGAACAGATTGGGGCTTTAGACATGCATTTGCAATAACTGTGTCTGCAATAATGCCAAATGGAGAATGGTGGTTAGTTGACACTTATTCTGTTTCTGGGTTAGAATTTGAACAGATGATGGATTTGGCAAAAAGTATACGAGACATGTATAGGCCTAAAAAATGGTTTTGCGATACCGCTCAGCCAATGTTTATTAAGGCTTTTAAAAACAACAAAATGCCATGCGGAGAATTTAAAAAAGATATTATGGGCGGAATATCTGCCGTAAGGGGCCAAATTATCGACGCTACAGGGCGTAGAAGGCTTAAGGTAATTCGACATGATAGAAACGACTGGCTATTAAAAGTATTCGCCGAACACTGCTTTTTGCTTGACTCAAACGGCAATTTAACCCAAGAGCCAGATGATTCTGAAGTAGCAGACGTTGCAGATTCATTAAGATACATGGCTCAAAACCTTTTTCAACCAAAGAAAAAAGGACAAGTATATAATCCATTAAGCAATGTAAATAATACACAGATAGCAAATAATATAACAGAAAGAAAATACGAAGATTGGCTTACTCAAAAAGCAAGAGAACTTGCTACAGGCCCTTCTGGTAGTGAAAAAGGTAATAGCGGCTCTGTTTTTTGGGATTTTGGCGGTAACGACGAATAAGCCTAATCTTAAAATAATAATAGAGATTTTAATACTATAGAGGATAAAATGGCAGATTTTATATTAAATATAATTAACCAGCTACTTTGTTATGGAGACCCTACCGTTACCGATAATCCCCATATGAGGGCAATAGACCACCGCAGAAGAATGGAATCTTTGCCAGTTAAAAATCCTTACCAAAACAATTTGGTATTAAAACCAGGGCAATCTTTTAAAATTTTTGAAAATTCATTAACTGTTGGATTAGATTCCACATCTGTATTAGATTTAACTTTAGCTTCACCTTCTGATTCAATTTATAAACTAAAGATCGATTCAGGTTCTGGAACATTTAAAACACAAAAAAGTGTTACTGGCCTTAGTAGCTGCAATGTAACTATTAACAATAATGCTTTGGCAGTTTTTGATTATTCTGGAGCCGATCTTTCAAACGTCGAAGTTGGCGACATTATGAGAATTTCAGGATTAAAAACTTATTCAACCTTGCCTAGTTTTGCATTTAATCCTTTAAATTCTGGGAATTGGACTGTAATTGGAGTTTCTGGTACAAAAATTTCAGCAATTAGAAAAGTTACTTCTCAATTTGAAGGCGTAACTGAATTTGTAGCAGACAGTAGTTTAGATGTAATTTTTTATTCTGATGATTTATTGTCTGAAGGAAATAAACTAAGTATTTCAGGTTCTTTTTCTCCTGCATCTTTTTCTGTTTATGAGATTAAAGATGTGACTCCCACAGAATTATTTATAATGAGTTCTATGCCGATCCCAGAAGAAACATCTGTTTCTTATTTGTCAGATTCAATGGTTTTCTATACTGGAACTAAAAAATTAATTTATATTGAAGCTGACCAAGAATGCGTAATTAGATTTGACAATGGCATGGATAATTCCAATAAAGTATCTCCTGTAAAAGCCGGAGACAAAACTTTACCTGGGTATCTTCATAAATGGGGAAACACATACAGTTGTGAAATAATCAATAAATCTATTACGAATTGCAATATAAAATATTTTACTTGCGAGTAATAAAAAATGGACGATAAAAAACCAAAAAAGAAAACAGCAATAGCTATAGATCCAAATGCCGACGCTCTTCTTAAAAAAGAAGAGCAGGACTCTAATATTAAACCAGACTCTGTTCTTGGAATGATTTTAAAGTCTTTACAAACCCATTCTGCTCAAGAAATGGAAAGAATGGCATTTGAAGTAGATCCGCAAAAAAACTTTGCAGGAGTGCATGGTTTTTATCGGATGAAAACTGGATTAACTCCAGATCATATTATTAAAAGAGTTATAGGTCCACAAGGCGATGAATTAGTTTGCCAAATTTTACAAGCAAGATCAAATCACGCCTCTGCTTTTGGTCGCCCAAGACCACATCGATTTGCTGTTGGATTTGAGTTTCAAGACATGGACAAAAATGCTGTTCGTTCTGAAGAAGAACAGAGAGCATTGCAAGAAAAAATAGATAAAGTAAAAAAAGTTCTTTGGAATTGCGGGCATGGAACTTTAGAAGACGAAGAAACTGATAAAGTTAATCTTTCTCAATTATTTAAATTAATTACAAGAGATGGATTAGGATATGGCCGTTTTGCCGTAGAAAGAATTTGGGGTATAAATAAAAATACCGGCAAAAAATATATGTATGCGTTTAGAGCTGTAGACGCAGGTACTATATATAAAATTTTACCACAATCTGAAAAAGATCAATCTTTAAGAGCTGAAGCATTAAGAATGCTACAGCAAATGAAAAATAAAAGATTTGATGTTGAAAAATATAAAAAAGATGAATATCGCTGGGTTCAAACTATTGAAGGAAAGCCAGTTCAAGCTTTTACAGCGGAAGAATTAGTAGTTCATAATATGTATCCAACTACAAACGTTGAATACAATGGATATCCGCTTACTCCAATTGACCAAGCTTTAAACGCAATCACGACGCATATTAATATCACTGTACACAATAAGCTTTATTTTCAACATGGTCGTGCTGCTAGAGGAATGCTAGTATTTAAATCGGACGACATTGATGAAGGAACAGTTCAAAGAATTCGATTACAATTTCATCAATCTATAAATTCTGTTCAAAATTCATGGAGAATGCCAGTTTTTGGAGTCGGCACATCTGACGATTTAGCTTGGCAAGCAATTGATACTTCTGGACGCGATGCAGAATTTCAATATCTTTTGGATAATAACGCAAGAACAATTCTTTCTTCTTTCCAAATTTCTCCAGAAGAACTTCCAGGATATGCACATCTTGCTCGCGGAACAAATACGCAAGCGCTTTCTGAATCAGATAATGAATGGAAATTAACTGCAGCAAGAGACGTTGGATTAAGACCGCTTATATATGAATTGCAGGATTTTTTAAACACACATATTTTGCCTCATATTGATGAAGAATTAGCTAAAACTCATCAAATTATTTTGGCTGGATTAGAAAAAGATTCTCCAGAAAAAGAAGCAACTAGATTGCAACAAGATATGGCTGTTCATATGACCTACAATGAAGTCATGGAACAGGTAGAAAAAAATCCAATTCCAAAGGAAATTGGCGGCGATTTTCCAATGAATCCACAGTTCCAACAAATTTTGGGAACTTATTTAACTGTGGGCGAAATTTTAGAGAATTTCTTTGGAAGAAAAGGTGCTGCAAGTGACCCTAGATATCAATATGTTCGAGATCCATTTTGGTTTCAATATCAGCAAATTTTATTGCAAAAAGCTCAAATGGCAATGCAACAACAAATGATGGTAGAACAGCAAATGCAACAGCAAATGATGATGCAGCAGCAAGCGGCGGCTGGAATGGGACAAGAAGGTCAAATGCAAGAAGAATCGCAACAAGATCAATCAGAAATGCAAAAAAATGAAAAGCAACTTGCAGTAAATTATCAACTTTTAGAAAAAAATGTCCAAGACAATCATAATACTATTTCTAAACAATTATTAGAAAGACATAAGCAATTGGTAGACCGGCATATGGATACTTGGAAAAAAGAATCTAAAAAAGCAATTGTCAAGATTGCGGAATCTTTAAAAGATAAAAAAGAATAAAAATTGCTGGTAAAAAATGCGATTAAATCCATTTCAACGAAATTTTATTTTAAAACACATTGAAATGCTGTTTGAATCAGCTAAAGCAAGTCTTTTAGGTCGTTATTTTCAAGGTCCAAGAATATTTTTTCAAATTGCACAAAAAGCTGACCCATTTTATACAATTGAAGGTATATATAAATACACGCTTAACATGCTATATGGAGCAGGCGCTACCCCCGACCCTGAAACAGTAGAAAATTTAGCCGAAATTACAAATAATTATTTTGATGCTCAAAAGCTAAAAATTAAAAATCATATTATTGCCGACATTTTAAACGCAAAAACTAAAAAAGATGCTTTAGATTCAGTAAAAGATCATTTTGATAAAGCTGAAAAATACGTAAGCATGCTTGTTGCTAATGAAACTAGGATTACACAAGCGTATGCCAGCAGAGAAGGCATTTCTTTATTGGCATCTGATATAGGTGTTAAAGACCCTACTGTTGTTTTTCTTGGTGTTACAGATCATAAAATATGTAAATTTTGCAAAGCAATGTATCATGACGCAAACAACATAAGACTGCCTAAACCTTATAAATTATCTCAGGTAAAAGAAGGATATTTTAGGCCAAAAGAATGGGATTACAAAACCCCTAATCAGGCTCCATTACACCCTAATTGCCGACACTCTTTAAGTTTCGTTCCGCCAAATTTTGGTTTTACTGCAAATGGAATAATAGAATTTAAAGAATTCGGATATGATTATTATAAGGAATATTGGGCTTTAAATAAAACAGAGCAACTTAAAAGCGCTCCATTACCAAATTTTTCCGATTATGAAGATTATCTAACCTTAAATTTAAACCATACCCATCATTTAGAAAAATAAAAACATTACCCTAATCTTATAACTATACAAAAGTACAGCATTATCCATAAAAATAATGCAAAATAAAGCATTACGGGGATCAATCAGTGGGATTAAAAGTAGATGGGATTGCTACATCTGAACATATAGATAGTTCAGGAGAAATCTTAATTATCGAAAATCATGACATATCTGATTTAGTTGAAGGCAAAGGTGTCCTTAACTTTGAGCACTCCAATAAACATGAAGATATTGTTGGTGCCGTAATCTATGCTAAAAAAATCCTTAAAAAAGATGATTGCGAAAACGAAAGGCAAAGAAAATATTGGGATTTTGTTAAAAAACCTTACGTTTATATTATAGGCGAGCTATTTGATGATCAAGAGCATCCAGGCGCTATAGCAGTAGCTGCCATGGTAAGATACTATGCTTCTAAAAAAGAAAAAATGCTAGTTGGTTTTTCTATTGAAGGAGCAACCTTAGAAAGAGATGGCAACGTACTTAAGCAAACAGTAGGTCGTAGAGTTGCTATGACTTTAAGAAGTTGCAATAAAACAGCGATTGCAGATCTTTATGAAGATGCTAAATCAGAAGAAGTAAAAAAATCTATAGAATTTATGTCTAAAAATATAGACGAAGCTATTAATCTATTAGAGCTAGATTCATCTATATTGACCGAAGAAGAAAAAATAACTCCAGATACATTATTTAAACATTTAGAAGATCTAAATAAAACTTTAACTGCAGGAATGGGCAATATTGCTCCTTCTGCTTTAGTTGGTGGTGCAGCCCTTAGCCGTGAATATATTGACAATAGAAAAAATAGAGTAAAAGCAGCAGTTAGAGATTGGAATAGAAAAAGACCTTTAAAAGAAATAATAAAAGCTGCTTTACCTGAAGTATCAGATGAATATATTGACACTTTTGTAGATTTAGCCGAAGACCTTGCTTTAAAAAAAGGTTTGCCAAAACCTCAATTAAAAAGAATTGGAAAATCTCATGGACATATAGCTCACGATGACGACCAAAATGAGCTTATAGAAGGACTTTATATGCAGCATTCGTTTAAACCTGCAAAAGAATTTCATCCTTCCCATAAAGAATTCTCTAGATCATTATATGATTTACAAAACGATGCAGGTACACGAGTTTTAGTAAAAAAACCAGAATCAGGTGACGTAGGTTTTGGAGATTTTGGTGACACTGCCCATAATGCTTCTTCTTATTATAGATTAGCAAAAGACTATTTTGGGTTAGGAAAAAATGTTCCAACAACAGCAATGTTTGCTCATCCAGAGCTTCATACTGGCAATTTTTCGGCTATGGCTCATATTCCAGATGCAAAGACGCCGCTTGAAATGGACAATTCTCAAATAGAAAAACATTTAGATAAGCATTTTAAATCAGGCGATTTACATAAGCTTATGATGATGGATCATATTTTAGGCCATCTAGACAGACATTCTGGAAATATTATGCTAGACAAAAAAGGAAATTTATATCATATTGATAATGATTTAGCTATGAATCCTGAAACAGCAAATCCAGACCATGGTTTTTATTTTCAAGAAACTGCATATGCAGATCACCCTGCACATCCAGAAGCTCACAAATGGCTAAATTCTTTAGATCCAGCTAAACTTGCTGAACACATGTTAAAGCTTGGATTAGATAAAAACAAAGTAAAAGGTGCTGTTAAAAATTTAAAAAATTATCAAAATTACATTAATAAAAATTATTCTTTAAGAAAAGCCGGACAGCTTGTTTCCAGCGATGTAATGTTTGGAGGCAAAAATGTTTAAGGTTTACAAACTTATATCAATCAACAGCCCTTATCCTTTAGCCGAAATCAGAACTGACGGAAAGGCAGTGGATATTTTTGTTGATAATACAAATGGAAAAATTGCTAAAAAGTTTAAAACATTTGATCAAGTTTTAAAATATGTTAAAAATTCTTCAATACTAAAATTAACGCAAGATCATTCTCCTACAGTAAATCTTTTAAGATATATATTAGATAATGGAGATATAGTTGAAATTACAACTGATGGCCATACCGTTGTTTTAAATAACAATCTTCTTAGTCAAGAAGAAAAAGATGGTTTATTTGATGCTATAAAAATTGGGAAAATTAAAGTAGCAAGAAAGTCAGATCCATCAAATCCAATTCCTGTTTTTCCAACTAATTTTGAAAAACCTGTTATTGCAGATTCTACAGAGCGTAAAATATCTAAACAAATGCTTGAGGCAGTACAAAAAAGGCAATCAGAGCTGCAACAAATTAGATCTTTATCAACAAAATCATATGATTATGAAATAGAGAATAAAGATTATTCTGGCGCTGAAGATCCAGAATATTGCAAAAAAATGCTTTATGCATTAAAATATGGAGATTCAAATGAATAAACTGCATGATCAGTCTACGCCGGAAGAAATCAGCACATATTTAAATGATCTTATTCCTAAAGCTAAAGAAAAAAAAGATTCATATCTTAATGAAGATCAAGATAGTATTGAAAGTGCTATTTCTCATCCTAATTTAAATCAAGAAAATTTTAACAAAATTTATGAAAACTTTTCTTCTCCAGAAGATTTAATGCATCATTATAAAATCACAAGAGCTTTAACAGATCATCCTAGCTGGACGCTTAATCATGCAAATACTGTCATTAACAACTCTTCTCAATCTGAAGATATACCTTATAGTTTAATTCAACATTTAACTGAAAAACATTCAAATTTAGATCTATCTCCATTAGAACAACGTATTTTAAAAGATATTGATGATGACTCACATGAAGCTAGTTCTATTCCACATTATGAGTCAATGAATCTTAACCCTAATTTTTATTTAAATATATTAAAAACAAAACCACAGCATTCATATGGAGAAAATTTAAGCGAAGAGCAAAACAAAGTTAATAAAAAAGCGCTTAAACATAGCATAATTGGACTAGAAGGAGCTATTAAAACACAAAAACATACTCCAGAGTCCTTAAAAGAAACTTTAAATTTATTAATGGATAAAGAAATTAATAAAATTCCAACAAGTAAATATTACGGATTTTCTTATGAAACAGAAGACGATCAATTTGATTATTTAACAGATTTTGTTAATAATCAAAAAGGATTAACAAAAGATCAATTAAATTTGATATACCAAAAAGCCTTAGAAAGACCAACAACTGATATATCAAATTGGCGTAATAATGAATTACCTACTGCTATTTTAGAACATGAAAATGTAGACCCGATGTTGCTTGCTAAAACAGCTAGATCTTCTAAAGAGTCATATCATGATTCAAAAATATCTTCAGCATTACGTAATCCAAAACTTCCACATGAAGTTATTGATGCAATTTTACAAAACGATGAAGAATTAAGTGAAAAAAATTACGGTTTATCAAAAAACCCAGCTTTAACTAAAGAGCATTTAAATCATTTATTAGATAAAGGTTATGGCAGACAAGCTATAGTTCATGAAAATGCTGACGATGAATTGCATAAAAAATTTTGGGAAAACACAAATAAAACAACTGAAGATGCAAACGATATTTTAAGCTCTGATAAAGTACCTGCAGAAATTTTAAAAGAACTTGTTGGTCATAAAAATAAAAATGTAGCAATAAAAGCATTACATCATGAAAATGCTGATAAAGAAGTGGTTCAAGCTGGACTTAACAGAAAAATGAAAGATGTTCAAGATGCAGCGAGAAAACATCCTTTAGTAGCAAATCAAGAACTTAAAAAAGGATTTTTAGAGGGAAAGGTTAAATTATCTAGTATTTTAACTAAAAAACAAGAATCAGAACATTTTAATAAACTTACTCCAGAAGAAAAAGCACACGCTTATGAAAAAATTTCAGAAAAATTAAAAGGAACAAATATTGAAGAAATTAAAGACAAATCAAAAGAAGATATAGAACATATTTTCAAACTAAAATATCATTTAGCCTCATCTCCAGATGTTCCAGAACATATTAAAACTCAAAATGCCGAAGATATTGTAGAAGCTTTTAAAGTTCCACATAACTTTACAGATTTTTCTTTTAGAAGCTCCCAACCAGATTCTTATGATTCTTTTAATAATTTAATAAAAGATGGAAACAAAAAAGCAGAAGATTCTGCTTTAAATAAAATTGGATATCTTTTAAATTTAAATACCCATTTTAAAAATGAAAAAGATAAAAGTTCACTAAGTTCTCGTTTTTTAAATAAAGCATTTGAAAAAATACAAAATAGTAAAAACCAAACTGTTCTTAATAGATTTGGAATTCCTCAACCTATAGAAGAAAATCAAATACTTGAAAATCTTAAAAATATTTCACAATTTCCAAATTTATCAGAAGAAAATTTTGAAAAATATATAAACAAAGACTTTGGTCCAGCTTCAGCAAAATATTTAAAATCAGAATGGGATGCTAAAAATGGAACAATTTTAGATTCAAGATATGGAAATTTATCAGATGAAGAAAAGGCAGAAAAATTTTCAAAATATTTGACGCCAAAACACGCTTTTGCAGTTGCCGCATCAGGTACTGCCCCTCAAGATTTAAAAGACAAAGCATTTGAAATGTTAACTCCAGATGAAAAGCATGACTTAGTTGTTGACAGAAGCAATCATTTAGTAGGATTTTCATCAGAAATATTAAAAAACGCTTTATTTGGAAAATATAATTATCCAGATGAATCAATTACCTATACTGAAAAGTTAAAAAATAAAGATTTTACTTCTTATGAAAAAAATGCTTTAAAATTGTTAGATAATAACAATGAAGAAGATAAAAACACTTTAGATTCTTATTTGAATCATCTTAAAGATCAGCAAAGGCCATCAGATCACAATATTTCTCATTATTTAAATCTTAATTGGCTAAGAAATAATTCAGATATATTTAAAAAACATGCACATTCATATCCAAATTTATATTTAGATTCAATTAACGAAACAATATACAAAAAAGTTAATCATAAAAAAATCTCACAAGATGAAGCGTTAGATTTTTTAAAAAAAGAAGCTAATGATTTTGTTGCTGGAAGTAGTAACCCACAAGAGTCTGCTCATCAATTTTGGGAAAATGTTCTAGAAAATTATGATCAAACTAAAAATAATGCTATTGGAGAAATTTTAGGTCATAATTATAAAATGCAAAACACTAATGGAAAGTTAGATTTTTTGGTTGAATTAGGAAAAGAAAACAAACAAATAAAAAACCTTTTACTTTCTAAAAATATATTAAGCGAATCTAAAAAAGAAGAACTAAGAAATACTTTTTCAAATTTTGGCGAATACTTAGATTCTCTCGATACTTCTACCCGCGATAAAATTATGTCAACAACTTTAGATTCTTGGAAAAATGGCAAAATTTTTCCAAAAAAACAAGATGTTGAGCATTTCTTAGATAGAGCAACCCCTGAATCTTTAACTGGAGAAATTTTATATAGGAATATACGATTAAATACATCTCTTGCTGCATCATATGTTGAAAAAGTAAAATTTTTATCAAATTTAATAGATCAACATTCTTTATCTACTGAGCATCATAGTGATCTAATCATGAATTCTTTAAGACCTTTAAGCCAAAAAAATAAAGATCTTGTAGGCAACCTTTTAGTAGAAGATGTTTTAAACACTCCTAATTCACCAGATAAGATTAAAACTTTTTATAAAGAAACAAATCAAATAGCGACGTTATCTGCAAAAACTTTAGGAAAATTAGGTGATTTTGCAGCAAAAGCAAATGATATAAATTTTCTTGTAAAATTATATAAAAATGATAATGCCCCTAAATCTTTATCAACTAAAATTACAAAAATTATTGAAAATTCAAAAGAATTAGATCCGCAAAATATTATTAATATTTCTGACTTATATAGCCATCCTCAATTTACTTTAAGTAGCATAAAAAAAACAAATGCTGCTTTTGAAAATTCTATTCAATTACATTCTCAATCAGATGAAGAAACATCTGTTTTAAAAAATGAATATTTAGATAAAATTAGTCAATCTTTTTCAGATGCTGATCAAGGAAAAGCCGGGTTCTTTGCTTCTATTTTACAAAAATATGCTACTTTTCCAGAAACAAAAGAAAGAAGCAATAAAATATTAAGTCGTTCTTTAAAAATGGAATCTTTGTCAGAAAAAGATAAAAAATCTATATATTTAAATTTGCCAGAAGATCAATATATTTCAGCTCAATCTCTTCCTATTTTAAGTGAAAATTTAGTTAATGATGAAGAAATTTTAGAAAAATCTACATCTGGCTGGAGGTTTAATTCTTTAATTAATTCTATTGAAAACATGAATAGCAATACCGTTTCTGTTTTGGTTAATAGAATTGTTACATCTGATAATACAGAAAGCTTTAAAGATTTAGGGTCTAAACTTGAAACTATTTATGGAAAATTCAAAGGAAAAGATTTTGTTTTATCAAAATTAATGCAAAATTCTGCAACAAAACATCAAGATTTAACTAAACTAATAAGAGCCTTACCAGAAAAAGATATCAATAATTATATCAATTTAAATAAAGATAATTTTCTTGAAACACATGTTTCTCCGTTGCTTGATCATTTAAGTGAAAAACTTTCAGATGTATCTAAAAATCCTAATAAATATTCTGAGATTGTTGATTCTCAAAGTTTAATCGACAGCTTATCTTCTAAAATAGAAACAATGTCAACTATATTTTGGGGCTCGTCTTTAGAAGATGATATGGTTGGCCAAAAAGAAACTTTTAATTCATATTCAAATGCCATAAAATCAATTTGCGATGCTGGTCATAAAATTTTAGATCTTAATATTGGAGATTTAGAAAACGAACAAAATATAAATTCTGTATTTCGTGCAATTGATGGCATACAATCGGCAAAAATGCCAATTAATGGAGAAGATTTATCTAATACTTTTTCTGTAACGAAAAAACTCCAAGAAAAAATGCCTGGACAAGAAGACAAGCTATTGCCTACATATACAAGACTAATTGAAAAATCAGAAAATGTTAATCCTGAAGTTTGGCAAAAAATTTCAAATGAACACCCAGAATATCCATATATGCTATTTCAAACTTCTATTAGTTCAGAAATGTTGAATCCAATAAACATAAAGTCAGCCTTAGATGAAAATACACCCGATTTTTGTCGTCAGTTAACAAATTGGTTTGAAAAAATGGATAATGAAGCCTTAAAAGCCCATGGCCCTAAAATTATGGATGCTTTGATAACTAAATCAGATCCCAAAGAACAAATGCCAATGTATCTTTCCAACGCAATACATCAAGGACTAAGGTTAGGCTCAAGATTTATGAATGCAGAATCTGTAAAAAATATTTTAAAAAAACTACCTTCATTAGAAAAAAGAGTAGCTGAAGATATATGCATTGAAAATGGCACTGGCGGTCAAGATTTAATTAATGATCTTTTTGATAAATCTTTAAAAGAAGGTGGGCTATTTGACCTTGAATATTCAGGAAAATTCTTAGATTCTCCTTTTATCACAGACAAAATGGCAGAAAAAGCTTTAAATTCTTTTGAAGAAAATTCTTTTGAATTAAATAAAGTAATAGGCAGATTGATCGATAATAAGCATATATCTAATAAAACTGCTGATTATTTGGCAAATAAAATTACAGAAAATTTTAATAAATTAGAAAACAAAAAACTAGTAAATGACTTAGAAAACAAAAAACTAGTAAATGACATATCAAAAAACCCAAAAATTTCTTACCAAAGCATTAAAAACATTTTTTCGTTAACAGTTAAAGAAAATAGTTTTACTTTTTCATCTGGCAGTAGATTCCCTTCGGTATTTTTAAATCCTATTCATGGATCAAAACTATTAAGAGAAATGCCTCCTAGCATACCGCCAAAAATGGAATCATACGGAATATCTGCAAATAAAATGCAAAGAGATATTTTGGCTGAAAGTAAATCTAAAGAAAAAATTTACGAAGTAATCAAAAACATTCCTTTGGATGGAATTACTTGGCCTGAATTTAAAAGAAAATTTCCTAAATATGAAAATTTGCAAGAAGTTAAAAGTGTATTTATGAGCAAAAACAACAAACCTGCTATTCCAGAAGATTTTACTCATCTTTTAGCTCAAGCTGATGAAAAAGACAAATTTAATTCTTTTCATGTTACTTTTTCAGATTGGGATGGGATGCAAAGGCACAACAATAAAAATCCAAATTTAGTTGTACAAATAAATACATCACAAAAAGCCGATAATGAACTTTCAAAAGACCCCAAAACTTGGGCGCTGTATCAATTTATTTTAAAACATTCAAACGGAATTGAAGGACAAGACGTAGGCTTACATCCAACAACTCCACATTTAATTGCTTGGTCAAGAGTTGATGTATCTAATAAAGATGCTTGGATTATAGAAGAAATTCAATCTGATGTAGCTCAAAAATTTAGAAAAAATATTAAATACTTGCTTCAAAATTCCCCTTCTGGGCTTAAATTAGACGATGTTATCGTAACCTCAGAAGAAATTAAAAAACATATGTCTAAAATAGATGAGGCGTTTGCTAATTGGCAAAAAGCTTCAATTGAAGCAGTTTTACAAAATGCCAAAGCACATGGAATTAAAAAAGTATATATTCATGGCCATGGAATTAGATCTGAAATGTCTGGCGGAGGCCGAGTTAATGGTATTTATGCAAGCTACAGCAAAAAACATATTAACCCAAGAATAGTAGAAATTTACGATGGAATGCCAGAAAAATATGGTTTTAAAAAATGCGATTATACAGATTATCCTAATTATAACCCAAAATTACTTTCTAAGGTTAAAAAATTAGGACTTCCATCGCATTGCTGGTATTTAGATTTACCCTAATCTTTTATTACGGAGTTTTTATGAATAAAGATATAGATTCATTGTCGGCTGATTTAACACAAGAAATGCAAATGTCTAGCTTAGAAAAAGCTTTACCGCCAAAATTGCGCTATCGCTATTATAGATGGATTAAAAAATTACGTCAACAAACTCCTAAAGTAACAGATCAGCAGCTTTTATCAACCGTAGAAAAAGCGGTTAAAGATATTGAAACTATAAAATCACTTAAAAAACATCAAATTGCAGCTTCTTTTTTTGACGATGGCACAATTAAAATGGATTTTGGAGCTAAAGTTAATGAAAAAGTAAAAAAAGCTGCTTTAGATTGGGCTAGAAAACGCGGTTTAAAGACCTTAGAAGAAAGCGTTAATAAATCTACAGACAGCAATTCTTATAAAATTTTTGGAAAAGATAAAATATCTAATGAAGCCGTAGTGGTTAAAGTAGTTATTTTGAATCCTTAATAGTTTTAAGATATTTTTCTGTATTCAAAATAACAGATTCAATACTTTTAGCAAGTTTTTTATTGTTTACTGCAAGTAAAAGCTTTTTTAATCTAGTTCTTAACCTAGATAAGCTTGCTTTTTCGGCAGCAGATTGTTTTTGACTCCAATTATTGCCATTTTTAGTAAGATAATTATACCCAAAATTTCTATCATAAGTCTGATTAACATTAACTAAATTATTGTACACGCCATTTGCTTCTACGCTCGACCAGTAACTTCCTATTTCTATCCACTTAACATCTCCTTTAGCTTTATTTAAAGCCCATAAAAATATGGTATTTGGCTTATTATTAGCCCTTAAGGTAGTTTGATGTATAAATTTTTTTAATGGCAATTTTGTTTTACCTATAAACTGTTTGTTGTCAGGAAAAATACATTGAAAAACCGTAATCATAACCACCTCTTTCTATTGTTTTAACATAAAATTTATTAAAATCAACTAATTGAAAGATTAGGATATGACAAAAAGTAAATATTATAGTAAAGCCTAATACTTATATATGGGTTTTGCAAACCAAAAAACTATTTACCTAAATTTAGGAGGATTAAAATGAGCGCATTTAAAGCACAAGCTCACATGAGAGAACTTGTTCAACGCCTAAAACTCTCTCTTGCTGGAGCTACAATCGATCAAGCACAAGATGCTAATGGACTTCCATCTATTCGTGTAGAAAAAGGAACCGCTAAGGCTTGCCTACGCATTAAAATGGATGGCAACGCAGGCCGAGTTGATGGACTTGGACTTCCACAACGAGTTTATTCACCTCACGTTGCAGAAATGCTTCAAGATTCTGATCTTACAGATACAGATTCTAAACAACTTAAACTAAGAATGGCTGCTGCTGTAGCTAAACTAGGAATGAAAGTTGTAGTGTGGGAAATTGCAGACGCTTCTATTCCAGTAAACGCACAAGATTATGCAGATGTTGCAGATCTTTCTGCGGTTTGCGATCTCGTAGACGTTCTACCATCTGACGAAATCAATCCTTTGATTCAGTCTCAATAATTTTTTAAAGGTTAAAGAACTGAATTTTAAAAGGAGGAGACTATGAACAAATGGACTGAACAGGATATCGACAATTTGATTTCTTCTGTTGAAAACACTTTGGCGAAAGCTGAAAGTCTTGCTAAATCTTCTCTTAAAAAAGATGAAGATGAAGGCGAGGAACAAGGAGAACAAGATGCTGCGCCTGCTCTAGAAGACGCTCCTGCCGAGCAACAAGCTCCTGAAATGGAAGGTCAACCAGAAATGGAACAACCTGAAATGGAAGGTCAACCAGAAATGGAAGGTCAACCAGAAATGGAAGATCAGCCAGAAATGGAAGGCGAAGAAGCCCTTCAAGATGAAGGCGAAGATCAACCTCTTTCTGATGAAGAATTAGGTCAGATCTACAGCAGCATGCCTCCAGAAGAATTGGAAAGACATTTTTCAGTAATTCGAGAGGTACTAGGACAAGCGTATGCTCAAGACGAGCAACAAGCTCCTGAAATGGAAGGTCAACCAGAAATGGAACAACCTGAAATGGAAGGTCAACCAGAAATGGAACAACCTGAAATGCAAAAATCAGAATCTTTAAAGATTACTGCTCTTGAAAAGAAAATTCAAGAACAAGACCAAGCTTTAAAGGTTATCACTCAAGCGTTTGAAACCCTTGCAAGACCTCAACGCAAAAGTGTGACTGATATGCAATTCATTGCAAAAGGCGAAGAAACTTTTGCAAAAAAACCGCTAACTTCTGAAGAAATTCAGAAAAAAGCAAATGAACTTGCTAAAACAGGCTCATTGTCTAAATCAGAACGTGAAACAATTAATCGCTTTTTCTTGTATAAAGAAGGCGTAGATGAAGTTGCTAAATTGATTAACTCTAAGGGAGGAAAATAAAATGAATGACCTTATTAAAACATTAGAAGGTCTGGTTAAAACATTGGAGGCAGGTAACTATAATACCGCTCCCTCACAATTGGTGCAAGGTTCTGCACTCCAGATCGAAAACCTAGAAGCAGTTATGCATAATGTGACTTTTGATGATAGCCACATCAAATTGCAAAAACTCTTCTCAACCAAGAAAGCAAAATCGCTTCTTGTTCAATTCAACCGTCAATTGTCTTATGGACGATTTGGTGGTTCAGCTCAGCGCGAAGGTGCAGTCGGTAACGTAAATGTTGGCGATTACATTCGAGCGACAGTTCCAATGTGTTTCTACAGCGCAGTTACTCGTGTAACAGTTGCAGCAAACATGATGGAAACTATCGACGGTGTTAAGGCTGAAGATCGTGAAGCAGAAAATATCACAATGAAAATTGCCGGTGACATCGAGTTTGATTCTTTCAAAGGTAAATCAGACTTCTCAAACAACGGTGTTTTCGACGGAAACCCTCTTGCAATGCCTGAACTTCCAAGCATGCTTGGCGTAGATTCACAAATCCGCATGTCGGATATTCTTGTTTCTACTCAAGATCTTATGTTTGCTTCTTACGGTTCAAATCAATCAGTTGTTCTTTCTAAGAATGGCGCACTTGATCAACCTATCGTAGAAGACGCTGCCCTTCGTTCACGCATGAACATGGGTAAAGCCGAGACTCTCTTTGTTGACCCAGTTGTTCTTTCTGGCTACAACAAAGCAATTGCTCTTGGTTCTGGCGCAAACAGCATTCAACGTATCGTATTGAGCGGTTCTGCTCAAGACGCTTCAGGTGCTGATCTTCGTCGTCAGTGGGTATCAAACGGTACTGTAGCTATTGAGGATTCTCGTTTCCTTTCTGGTAAAACAGCTCCTCTTCGTCCACAGATCGGCTCACCTGCTGCTCCAGCTACCCTTACTGCATCTGTAACTGGCTCTGGCGCAATGGTTCCTCCATCTGCATCAGGACACGTTTATATTGTAACGGCTGAAAACGAAATCGGTGAAGGTCTTTACAAAGCAGTTACTACTGCTGCAGTTTCTGCTGGAAACCGCGTAGAGCTTACAATCGCTAACGTAGCAGGCGCGACTCACTTTAACGTGTATCGCGGCTCTTCTGAAGGCGCTGCTAAATACATCGGTCGAGTTAAAAATTCAGGACTTTCTACTACTCTATTCGTAGATCTTGGTAACAAAGCTCCTGCTTTCGTAACAGGCTACCTTGTACAAAAAGATACTTGGGGATTCCATGAACTTGCTCCATACAGCCGTATGAAGCTTGCTATCAGCGATCTAAGCGTTCCTGAAGCGCACTTCCGCTTCTTGACACTTGCTGGCTATCAGCCTCGCAAGAACGTAATCGTAGACAACTTGTACTAAGATTTAGTATAAGTAATGGAACTTTAAGGCGGTCGAAAGGCCGCCTTTTTTATTTTAAATATTACAAAAGATCTGTTTTTTTAATTTTAGGCATCATAGATGCTTCATCAAAAATAATGATTTCAACTTGTGCTCCAAATTTATCCATAGTGCTAATGTTAAGTTTATTGTCGCCTATGTAAACTTGAACTTTATCTGCATTTGTATTGCTTTCAATCCATTGAACAGCTTTTTTTAAATCTTTTAAATCAATTTTCATTTCTACTCCTAGAAAAGTATTTTAATATCTTAACAGTATTAAGACACTCTTTTCAAGACTTTTTTAGCTTTAAAATCAACAAAAATTACTTCACCTGTTGTTTGTACTGCGACTGGATTAATATCAGCAAAAAGAATGTATTTTTCGTTGCCGCATCCCCAAGGTACAGCGCGAATAACACTACTACCAACACAATCTTCTGCCAATTGACGTACCATTTTTTGATTTTTAGGATTAAGCTTAACAAGGCAACGACCATTTTCCAAAACTTGATCGATAATTTGGCTTACTGCTTTTTGCTTTTTCATATTTACTCCTTTTGTTAAGGTACAAAATTAGTATATTTGTATTTTTTACAAAAAGCAATTAATTATTGCAAATATATCGTTTTGAGATATTCTTAATTTATACCAACAGGAGGCTTAAATGAATAACGGATTGTCTAAAAAAGATAAAAAAACTTTGTCTAAACTTCTCGCTAACAAATTAAAAGCTATGGGAGTTGAAGATGAGATTAAATATACTCCTTCTGGTAAAAAAATTAAAAGACCTGTTTTTGAAAATGATCAAGTTAAAGTAGAAGACGGACAAGTTGTTTTTGAAGAAATAGATATTCCAGTAGCAATGAATCCATTACGAAGAACTGTTAGACGCTTAAGAAATGCACCTTTGGACCAAATTGAGGCATTTTTAAATATGGAAGTTTCAACTGAGCCAGTTACAGAAAATGTAATGGAACCTACAGAAAATCCAGTTGTATCTTAACTAATAGGTATAAAATGGCTAAACTGAAAGAAATAGAAATTAAATGGGATGCAAGCAGTCTTTCTAGGGCTGCTTATAATAAAAAAGTAACAGAATTTCTTTCAAAACATAGCTATAAGGCTGAAGGAAAACATGCTTATGGCTTTGATTACTATTATGAATCTGACTCTGGCAGAGTGGCAAGACATAGGCAAGGCTCTGATTTAAACGAAATCACAATAAAAGCAAGGCTATCTAATAAATCTACTACCGTTCGGCATGAAGCAAACATTAAAATTACAGAAGATATGCCAGTAACAGAAGTAGAACGTGCCTTAAATTTAATGGGGTTTAATCATTCTTTTTCTATATACAAAGACTGCGATATATATTTTATTCAAGACGGTAAAGCTGAGATTTCTATCGTGTGGTATGTAATAACTGTACCCAAATCTCAATATAAAGTTGCTGCAAAAACTTTCTTTGAAATAGAAGTCCATAATGTACCAGAAAAAGAAAGTTTAAAAATTCTTAATAAATGGAAAAAAATGCTTGCAGAAAACGTACTTGAATTAAGCAAAAAAGATATAATTTCTGAAAGCTTATATGAAATATATACTGGTAAAAAATATAGGCTAGAACAAAATTCTGCTTTAAATAAACGCAAAAAATTGCCTTAACATTATTTTCATGATTTACTTTAATAAAGGGTTTTATGAAAATTAATGTAAAAATTAAAAAAACATCTGTAAACGCTAAAACTCCTTTATATGCAACTTCTGGTGCTGCTGGATTTGATTTTCAAGCTCTTGATCAAATAATTATTTTACCTCAACAAACAGTTATTATTAAAACAGGTCTTTGTATGGAAATCCCAGAAGGATATGAATTACAAATCAGACCACGTTCTGGGACTTCATATAAAACTTCTTTAAGAATTGCCAATTCTCCTGGAACAATTGATTCAGATTTTAGGGGCGAAATTGGAATTATTGTAACAAATATTGATACGCAAAATTCATTTACTATTAATGAAGGCGACAGAATTGCTCAAGGTGTTTTGTCAGAAGTAATTCAAGCAAATTTTGAAGAAGTTGAATTTTTATCTGAAACACAAAGGGGCCAAAATGGGTTTGGTTCAACAGGAAAATAATAGCCAACTTCCTTCTTGGTATGAAACTTTTTTAATAGTAGCAAATACTACTAAAAATTTTCATTTAAAAAAAGTTTTAGATAAAGAAAAATTTAAATACACTGAATTAGCTTATTCTGAAATTTTAAAAACCCTTAAAATCGTTCTTCCTTACAAAATGACAGTTAAAAGTTTAAAAGATGCAATTGATACTGCCGTTCTTGTAGTTAAAGATCATAACAATACTTCTTTTACAGTTAAACAATCTAAATTAAATAGATTATTTTTTGGAAATAAAACAGAACAAAATAAAAAAATTATTGAATTAGTTGGCAAAAATCTTGTTGAAGCAGCTCAATCAATGAAGCGGTTTGAAGGCATAGATGAAGCCTACTTTTCTGATACAAAGGAGGCTTTATGAAAAAAGTGAAAGAAAAAATGAAAACAGGTAATTGGGTACGTAAAGTTGTTGTAGTTGGTTTGTTGGTTTTACTTATGGTGGTTGGAAATACTTTACTAAAAAAGCTGTCTCCTTCTCCTGTTGCATCTGCAATTGAAGAAAGTGAAAACGCTAAAAAAGTTATGAAAAATCTTGTTAGTGGATGTATTATGAGAGGATTAGAAAATCCAGAATTAGTCCCAATTATTATGTTTACTCAAGGAAATGTTTGTTTGCAAATTTTAGGAGATACCATTGCGAGCCACATGCAAGGTAATGGAGTTTGTTCATCTTCAGATGAGGCATGCTTATTTAAAGTAGGCTATGTAAGCACAGCCGTACTTACTGTTTCAGATGAGCTTTCTTCTGAAGAAAAAAATGTTTTAGAAGAACAGGCAGATGTTGCTTTGACAAAATTTTTAGAAGAATCTGGCCAATGATTGGCTTACCTTATTTAGCCCAAGGATGGGCTTTTTTAAAGGTTAAGTATAAATGAAGAAAAAAGTTTTAAAAACACTGGGAGTTGCTTTTGCAGTTTTTGTACCTTTTGGGATACCTATTTTAGCTGCTTATTTTTATTTAAAAGCTAAAAAAGACAAAAAAGACAAAAAAGCAGAAGATTAAATATTTAAATGGAAATCTATCTTGCCTTTGATACCGAAACTGGCGGATTAAGCCCAGTAAATAATTCTTTGCTGACAGCTTATTTTGCTTTTTGTGTTAAAGTAAGCGAAGATAAATTTAAAATAATAGATGAATTAGATCTTGCTTTAACTGATCCAGTAGGATATAGAGTAACGCAAGAGGCATTAAATATTAACAAAATAAACCTAAAAGAACTTCAAAAAACAGCTATTACTCCTGCTGAAGCAGCAAAACTTTTATTTCAAAAATTAGAAAAACATACCCAAAATGGAAATAAAAAACTAACCTTAATTGGTCAAAATATTCCTTTTGATGAAGAATTTATTACATTAAATTTAATTCCAAAAACAGTTTGGAATAAATACGTATTTCAATCTGATAGATTAGATACCAGAGAAATATTGAAAAAGGCAAAAAATCAAGGTAAAATACCAAGAGAGCAGAGTTTAAGTCTTGGAGCAATAGCAAATTGGCTTGGGGTTAACGTAGACCAAACCAAGCTTCATGGCGCAAAATATGACACTCTTGTATGCATTCAGGTTTTAGAAAAGGCAATAAGGATTTAATTATGTCAAAAACCAAAGAAAAACCAAGTGTTATTTCTACGGTAGAAACAAAACCTTTAAGCCCTAAAGAATGTATTTCTTGTAAAACAATAAAAAATGTTAAATATCAAGGGCCAAAATGCGTAAATTGCTATAAAAAAGAAACTAATCCTCAAACTTTAGAGACTATAAAGCTTTATCAAAAAAATAGAATTTATACAGTTAATGATAGATATAATAAAGGTAAAACTGAATCAAAACTAAGAAAAATAAGATGGAATCTTTCTAAAGAAGATTATATCAAATTAAACAGTAAACCATGTTTTTATTGTGGTGGGAACTTACCTTTGTCTGGCGTAGGATTAGACAGACTTTCATTAGATAAAAAAATAGGGTATAGTATAGATAATGTGGTTCCATGTTGTTCAACTTGTAGCTCTATAAGAGGAGACAAATTGTCTGTAATAGAAACAATTAACGCTTTGTCTTCTATTAAAGAGTCTAGGAACTTAAGGATTGAACAAATTTTTCATAATGGATATGACGTTGAAGGTAGAACCATATTTATGTTTAATGAAATTACTGAGGAATCAGCGTCTAATTATTTAAAAGGGCTAGAGCTAATGGAGAAAATTAACCCATTTGCTCCTGTAACAGTTAAAATAATGTCAAACGGCGGAGACTTTTACAGCGGATTGGCTTTTTATGATGCTTTAGTTAATAGTCATTGTCCTAAAATTATGATTGGAACAGGAATGGTAGCTTCAACGGCAACTATTATTTTTCAAGCTGGAGATCAACGACAGTTGACTGCTAATTGCAGGTTTTTAATTCACGATGGAACGCAAGAATTTGATGGACAACCAAAATCTTTAGAATCTTGGAGTAAAGAATCTAAAAGAGCAAGGCAAATGATGTACGATATTTATTCTAAAAAATCTAAAAAAGATTCTTCTTTTTGGGAAAAAGAATGCTCTAAAGATACGGTTTATACAGCTCAAGAAGCCGTTAAATTAGGGCTAGCAGATAAAGTCTTAGGCGAAGAAGATGACATGGTTATTACAAAAGTTCTTTAATAAAGAGAAAGTAAATGCAACAAATTGATCCTTTAAGTCAAATTAAAAGAAAAATTAAGCTTTACGGTTTTTTTGCAAACGTAAATTTTTATCTTATGATGTGGCAAACTATTATAATGCTTTTTCAGGCAATTTTAAATGAGCCTGTTTTGGCTTTTTCTGTATTTGTGTTTTTTCTTTCTTTTGTAGCCTTTTGGATTAATAAAGAAAAACAAAATAAGCTTGAAAATGTTTTAAAATTTTTAGAGGAAACAAATGGGAAGGGTCTATAGGTTTTCTTTAAAATTAGGATGGGCAGAAGCAAACAAATCTTGGCCTATTTATGATGAATATTTTCAGCTAATAGGCGGATTTACAGTGTCAACTAATGGTAATATTGAATGTTTTGTTAGTGGAGTAGGCCATCCAGCTTCATTATCGATTTCATCAAAAACGCCGTTTTATGCTACTCCCCTTTGCGGAAAGCATGGCGGATATGAAAAAATTATTGTTTCAGAGCATAAGTTAAATAATCAATCAGTTGAAGTAATAGCGGAGGAATCATGAATCAAGAAAATAAACTAGCAAAACCAGGAGCCTACTCTTATTTACCACCTTTGGTAGGTCAAGATTATATTTGGGTATCTGAATTTACAGATACTACTACCGCTTCATTTTTGTCGCAATTTAAATATATGGAAGCAAATCCTGCAATTCCAGTAATTCCTATTTATATTCATAGCTATGGTGGAGATGCTCATTCTTTACTCGCCATGAGAGATATTATTAAATCTTCCCATAAGCCTGTAGCCACGATAGCTTTAGGTATGGCTATGTCATGTGGCGTTCTTTTGCTTGCAGCAGGAACAAAAGGCATGCGTTTTGCGGCACCAAGCACACAAATGATGGTCCACGAAGCTTCTTGGGTCTCTTATGGAAAAGCTGCAGATATTTCAGAAAATGCTAAATCTTTCGAAAGATTAAATGAAATGGTATATGTAAATTTTGCAAAAGATACAAATATTCCATTAGCTAAAATTAAAAATAAAATGAAAGATATGCGAAATGCAGATTGGTATTTAGAACCAAATGAGGCTATTAAATGGGGTATAATTGATCATATCGCGGTTCCAAGAATTGCGGAATCTATGCCGACTACTATGCTTATTAAGCCTAATCCATATGATGAAAAAGCAAAAAAGTCAAAACCTCAAAAACCAAAGCCTCAAAAACCAAAGCCCCAAAAACAAAAAAATACAAAAGCACCTATGTCTAATAGGTTAAAATAACTTATAAAAAATCTAATGGCGCAAAAGTAAAGTAATCCTAATCTTTTTGCAAAGATAGGAGACTTTATGAGAATTCTCATGCGCCTTTTAGAAAGCGTTTCTAGCGTTAATAATTACTGTTCAGTAGACCAGCTTGAGTACACTCAAGACTCCGGCGATTCTATATACATACAACTTATTCAAGAAAAATCAAATAGTTGTACAGAATGCAAAGGAATGAGATGGATTCCTTCCAATTCTGCGACAATGCAATTTACTTTTGATAATATTGATTCAAGCGGAAAAATTACAAGAACTGGCGTAATGGCCTATCCTACCGATGATAAGTCAATTTGGCGAATTGATATGATGCCAACCGATAAAATTTCTGGCAATCTTACTGCTACATTAACCGATGGAGGCAAAACTATTCCTATTTTGCTAGATGGAAGATTAAATGTCATTGTTAACGACAGTGAACGTTTTTACTGCTAAATCTTAGGAGCTAAAATGAGCACTAATTTTACTAAAGCAAAAAAAGGAACTGGTGGAATTTATCCAGAACGGGCAATAGATTCTGTTGGCCCGATAGATAGATACGAGCCTTTAATTGATGCAAAAACGCTAAAAGAAAGATACTTTTTTGGCGTTCCAATGACAAGCCCTATTACTGGTGAAAAAATAACAAATAAAATGCTTTCTGATGTAATCAAACGTGGAATGAACATGTTTGAGCTTGAATCTCAATTAGATGTTTTACCTACTGTACGTAGGCATAGGCTGTCATTTGACCCAAATTTGTACTATCAAAATATCTTCTTAGAAGTTCCAAATAAGCCCATTAAAAAAGTAATTAGATTGGCTATTTGTTCTTCTAATTATACTGATATCTTAGATGACGAAGGAAATCCTGAAGCAAATAAACAATTCCCATCTGGTGGAAGAATTTATGAAATCCCCAAAGAATGGATTGAAATGGGAAATGCAGCTAGAGGATATATTAACGTAAATCCTATTTCTCCGGCATTTACCGCAATCGGTACAGCTACAGCCGTACCTGCAGCCGGTGCTACAATATTGCAATTTATAGGTCAACAAGGATGGGTTCCTGCATATTGGACAGTAGAAGTGCTACATGGCATGATGGGCGATCAAGGCGACGTACCTGTTATAATTAATGAAGCTATTGGGGCTAAAGCTGCAATGCTTTTAATAGACAATTTATTGCCATTATTTAGAAACGTAAGCCAGTCTATGGGAGCTGACGGATTATCTCAATCTATTAGCGATAACATGCTACAGCTTTTGCAGACTAAAAGAGATTTGGCTGAAAAAGAATACATTAAAATTATTCAAAGATTGAAATCTTTATACGGCAATAAGCTATTTAGTTCTAACGTCTAATAAGGTATAATAACTAAATGGACTTAAAATCTTGGATAAAAAAAAGATCATTACAAAAAAAAGAAGAGGTTTTGGAAATACCAAAATCATTAAATGATTTTTTCTTGTCTTTAGATAAAGAAACTCATATTCTTTTAAAAAAATATTTATCAGAAAAAATAGAAGTTAATTTAGAAGATTTAGAAAAATTTATTAAAAACCCTTTAAACCTTAATACTTTATTAAAAAATCAACCATCTAATTTTCATAAACTTTTAGTTGAAGAAAAATACCTTAAATCCGCTAAAAATTTATGCGAAACACTATATTATCTTTCTGCATTTGATCTAAAAAAAGCTTTTGATGATGAAGATTTTAACGAATCAATAAAACAAAACACTCATCCTGAAGGAAAGAACATTG